ATTGATTAATTTTTTTTAGTTTATATATTAGTCTTATGGGTAGAAAAAAGAAATTGTCCTTCAAATTAAATCCTGAGTGGATGTTGAAGGAACCATTAGATTTTGAATATAACAAATATACTTTGTTAGATTATATTCAAAAATGTGAAAAAGGATTTGACAAGTTGGAGATTTATCCTGACTTTGTTGAAATTTCATTGCACTTAGCAAATTTACAATCATTAGTTAAAGAAAATACATTATTATTAACAAATAAGAAATTTGAATCTTGTGATGATGAAATTTTAGTTAAGGAACTTACACCGAAAAAACCAAGGGATTTAACGAAAGAAGAAGAAGAGGAACTAGTAAAAACTTTAAAGTTCTCGAATTCAAGATTATTTGATGCATTTAATATTGCAAAATCAATATGGAATTTGGCTTACGACAATATTGACTTGTATATCAAGAAGAATAGAAAATCAATTGCAACTGGACATGGTTATGTTTTTTATCATAATAAATTAGATACAAAAATATTCGTATGGGAATATGAAATTAAAAAATCTAAAGAAGACAGACATAGCCATAAAACATATGTTACTTCGATTTATAGTGGTTCTTCAGAAGATTTACTAGTCCCTGAAATAATCGAAGCCTTTTCAACTTGGAATCAAACGGATTATTTTAAAGACCTCCCAATATTTGAAATACAATCTTCACAAAATTTTCCAATGGAACAAACTTTAGTTCCTATCATGAAGAGAAAACTTACTTCATATATTTATCAAATTGTTAATTCAGAAAAGTTAAATAACTTTGACTTTGAAAAATAATTTGATTATTATTCCCTTGTGGGATTTAACAAAAGATATATAACAAAACAATCATCTTTAGAGGCTCTCAACTGTAATGGATTAAAACTCTATTATGGTCGGGCCGATACGATGATATTTGAAGATGACCTTAGTGAAATCATTTATGACTTATACTTGTCCGGGAAACCCGAACAGGAAATACTAAACATTATTAATTTAAACACGGAAAAAGATGAAGTGCATTAAAACAATTAAAAAAACCAACTCAAGAGAGATTGGAGAAGTAATCAGAACTGAAGAAAAAGATGCTGACATAAGAGTGAGTACAGGTGTTTGGGCGTATTGTCCAAAGAGTGAATGGAAAGCGTTAACAAGGAGAGTTAAACCTGTTATTAAGAAAGAAACTGAAGAAGGTTCTGAGGATAAACCTATTACCAAAAGAGGTAAGAATAATATTCAGTAATTATTATGACTAAAGAAATGGTGAACAACCCTGACCATTATGGGGGCGTAGATAACCCATATGAGGCTATTAAGGTGATAGAAAATTGGTCTTTAGATTTTCATTTGGGTAATACTGTAAAGTATATCTCAAGGGCCGGTAAAAAAAATCCTGATAAAGAAATTGAAGATTTGAAAAAAGCGATGTTTTATTTGGATAGAAAGATAAAAAATTTAGAAAAATGATATATTATTTAGTCGGACAACCTCACGCTGGTAAGACCACATTGTCCAAATTATTAAAAGACCATTTATCCTCGCAAAACATTATTCAAATAGATGGGGATGATATCAGAGACATCTTTCAAAATAAAGATTACTCTGAAGAAGGTAGAAGAAAAAATATTCAAAGAGCTCAAGACATTGCAACGTTTTTAAATGTTAAGGGGTTTAATGTCATAATATCATTAGTTTCACCTTATAAAGATTTGAGGGATGAATTAAAAGAAAAAAGTGAAGTAGTTGAAATTTATATTCATACAACGGATATCCGAGGTAGAGAAAATTTTCATGTTGAGAATTATGAAAAACCAACTGAAAATTATATAGACATTGACACCACAGGTATTTCTGAATTCGATTCAATTGGTGAATTAATAGATAAAATTGACGAACATATTAGTAAGTAATGGAAAATTGGGAAAGAAAAAAACACGTACAAGCTGCGTTTGCTTCATCATCAACAAATAAAAAATATTCAATGTTTGTTGGAAGATGGCAACCATGGCACCATGGACACAGAGCCTTGATTGACCAACAACTTAATTTAGACAAAAATGTATTACTTTGTGTAAGAGATGTTGAGATTGACGATAAAAACCCATTTTCGACTGAATGGGTTGTGAATAATTTAAACAATGAATTAAAAGAATTAATTGAAGAAGGTCGATTGGTAATTCAAGTCATTCCGGACATTGATAGTATTAATATTGGTCGAGGTGTTGGATATGATGTAATTGAACATTTCCCACCGGATGAGATTAAGAATATTTCTGCAACCAAAATTAGGGAACAGATGAAAAAGGATGGTAAGTTATGACAGTAGATATTGACCAATACGCGGAAGGTGCGGTTTTATTAGATGGGTTAGAGGACGCAATTATTGGGATTGTTGAGGATTTTGGTTCTCCGGGAAGAAAAATGTTATATTCTAAACCAAGAATATTACACATCCTACAAGAAAGAGATTTAATGACTTATGGTGAAGCTGAAGAGTTTTATGATTATAATATATTAGGTTTATATGCGGGCGAATTAACACCAGTATTTTTAGATTTAGAGATTACACCAATAAAAAAAGAAGATGGTTGGGAATACCAATTAATAGAATAGTATGATAGAAACAGGAAAGATTATAAATGGTGAGTGTGTTGAGGTTATGGGAACATTTCCTGAAGGTTGTGTGGATTTAGTGGTGACTAGTCCTCCATATTCAGTTAACATCAAATACGATGTCTATAACGATAGTATTCCAATGGATGAATATTGGGATTTTACAACAAAATGGTTAACTGAAGCGTATAGAGTATTAAAGGATGACGGAAGAATTGCTATCAATGTTCCAATAGAAGTGAATGTTCAAGAAAGAGGTGGGAGAATACTATTCAACGCTGAATTTTGGATGAAGATGAAGGAAGTCGGGTTTAAGTTCTACGGGATGGTTGATTTAACTGAAGATTCACCACATAGAGTGAGACAAACCGCTTGGGGTTCGTGGATGTCAGCATCCAGTCCCTATATCTATAACCCAAAAGAATGTATTATATTGGCTTATAAGAAGACAAGTAAAAAATTAACCAAAGGTGAATCTCAATGGACGGGAAACCCAACTAAAGTAATTCAAGAAGACGGAACCATTAAAAATAAAATGGTTTATAAAGATGAGGATAAGAAAGAGTTTATGAACTTGGTTTTTGGAAGGTGGGAATACTTTGCAGATACTAAATCATTAACCAAGGCAACATTTAGTTTAGACATTCCGAGCAAAGCGATTAAGATATTATCTTATAAGAACGATATTGTTCTTGACCCCTTCATGGGTAGCGGGACTTCGGCGGTCAGTGCTGAAACGTTGGGCCGCAGATGGATTGGAATTGAAGTATCTCCGGGTTATTGTGAGGTCGCAAGAAATAGAATTAAAAATTTTATTAGAGAACGAGAACAAATTGAATTAGAATTAAAATAGAAAAGGGTCGTAAGACCCTTTTTTTGTTTGTATTGATATTTATAATTAAAATAAAAAATGAAGAATATCATTATAACAGAATCTCATTTGAAATCCATCCAAGAAAGATATATCGGTGGGGAATCATTATATGATGAAAACACCCAAATGTTAAACGAAGAATGGTGGAACACTCTTGGAGATGTTGTGGGTATTTTCGACCCAACAGGAGTTGTTGATTTGGTTAATGGTCTTGATTATATTCGTCAAGGGGAATATTTATTTGGGTTTTTGTCTATGATAGCAATTGTTCCTTATGTTGGAGATGTAATTGCCAAACCACTTATGGGGGTATCGAAAGGTAGTAAAGCTATGAGAGGTGTAAATGAGGCGATGGGTATTGTAAAAAATGGGGGTAATGTTGCAGACGCTAGTAAAATATTATCTGATGCAGGAAAGGCTTCACCACTATTTAGTAAATTGTTAAACACTTCAATTAGTTGGGGAGGTAAATTAAGACAAATTATTGATAGAATCCCTGGCGGAAAATTAACTGCGGGGTTAAGAAAAACATTAATAGATTGGATTGACCTTTTTACTGGTGTAGCTAGACAAAGAAAAAATGTTACTAAAGTAACTGCAAATTTTGCTAAAAGAATTAAAGCGGCTGACCCGGCAACTGCAACTGCATTGGTAAAACAATTAAAAACACAGTTAGGTAAAAGTAGTAGGACATTAAGAGATTATAAAATGACTGACCCTTCATTTATGGCTAAATATGTTTGGCCTGGAGTTTCACTTAGAAATAGAGAATTAACCGGATTAATGAGAAAAACTAAATTCTATGCGGGATTGCTTGATTATTTGGGTGTTGGAAACTTTGTTGGACCTGAAGAATTATCTGAAAAGATGGGAGAAGAGAATGTAAAACAAAAAATGATTGAATATTCAAAAACTCAGGAAGGTCAGAAAAATTGGGGTGAAGATATGAGTGGAGTGTCACAAGAAACAACTACACCAACACCTCCTGCACCTCCCACACAACCAAGTTCGGATAATGGTATTAAAGACGACCCATTTAATCAAATGTTGAAAGGGATTCTTATGGGTAAATTAAACCCAATACCGGGAATGTAATATATAAATAATAATAAAAAAAATACACATGACAAAGATTATAAGATTAACTGAATCAGATTTAACAAATATTGTTAGAAGAGTTATTGAAGAACAAATGAATACTCAATCACCGATTGATATTCAAATGACTAAAATTAAACCTGAAATGGGTGGAAAATATTGTTTTGGGAACCCACAACGAATGAAATCAACTTACGGAAATAATGTTGTATTACATAAAGTTAGAACTGGTGATACATTAAGTGGTATTGCATCGAAATATCCTGGTGTTAGTAGTGTTGACGAAATAATTGCAACTAATAAAAGTTGTCAATTATCAAAAGGGTTAAAAGGTGGGGATGTGATTGCTATTATAATGACACCTTCAGTGTGATATGAAAAAAAGTGAATAACGTTAAATCAGAACGATTAAAGAAAAATGTTTAAGATTATAAAGTATCGATGTAGGGGTTTCCATATATCGGCAACAACATTATCTTTCAATACAATTGAGGTAGTATGTTCAAACATAGGTCTTATGGTAGATATACCCCATTTAGAAATAATCCTGATGAGGGTTTTTTTATTATGTCGTAGCCATTGGGTTTTGTTCAAGTATCTTGTAATCTTTTCAAGAAGGGGAAGAAATACAAGAACACCTGAGGGGCAAAAATTAGAGTAAGTATTCTATAACATCACCCGCTTCGATATTTAAATATTCACAGGTTCCACCTTCAAGTTCTAGTACGATATTACCGTTACCACAATAACTTGAACATTCTTCACCTTCACATGGAGGACAGTTGTGGTGGATATTTACAATAACATTATTACGGATGATTATGATATCCAAATTGGTTATACAATTCTTCATCCAAAAACATTGTTTGTTACCTCCCATTAGGAATAACAAACCTTCAAAAGATTTGTCAAATGTTTTTCCCATCATGCCAATCGCTTGAGATTTCTTATCAATTAGGGTTTTGACTTTGAAGATATTTTGATTAATTTTTACATTCATAACAATAAATATATGGAAATTACAAGGTATGCTGGTGTTTTAGTAAAATGTGGTGATAAAGTTTTACTATGTAAGAGAAACGCCAAAGGATTATATCCCGGAATGTGGTCATTACCCGGAGGTCATCTTGAAGATGGGGAGACAACAATGGATTGTGCAAAAAGAGAACATTTCGAAGAAACGGATATTGATATTGACGATTACGATTTAACCTTTATCGGTGTTGTACCAAGGACAAATCGTGACGGTACGAAAATCAGGGGTATAATGTATGTTTATCAATTGGATACTGATAAAGAATTAAAGCCTGATTTTGATAATGCTATGTCAGGTGATGAACATAGCAATTGGGAATACTTCACACTCAATCAAATCAAACCGGAACAGACCGGAGTGAACTTACACAAACTTATTTCGATAGTAATGAAAAAATAATTCATTTTTTATTTGGAGGTACCAAAATTAATAGTATCTTTGTACTCACAAAACGATAAAGATATGGCTAAAGAGAAATTGTATAGAAGTGTTAACGGAGAGTATTTGTACTTATTCAATTGGATAGGTGGAGGATTTAATGATGTGTGGGCTTCAAGTAAAAGGGAGGCTTATGCTAAGGTGATGAGAGAAAGAAGAGAAAGTGCGAAGAAATATCCAACACATGTTAAGTTGACTCCGGACTACAATTCAATGAGGAAATGTACCTACACTGAGTATCAAGCGCAAAACCGAATGGGATGGATGATGTCAATGTAAATGAGTTAAGTGGGCAAGGTCCTATAACGGCTTACAATAAATTCTTTAATGGTAAGATATACGACGGATACAAAAATGTAAATGGACTTCCCTTTATAGTTTCTTTCCGGGTGAGAACAATAACATTAGATTATGGCGGTGGATATCGAATTCGGTGTGATATATTATCTTTACAGTATGATGGTGAGAATAAGATTAACACTTCTAAAATGAATCTTTTACAGTCCTACATTAAGAGAGAACTGAAGAGTGATTTGAATTTGTGTTCGATAGATAATGAAGATATTGTTATATCAAACCGAAATAAGTTTGAATATGAACTTCCTAACAAAAATATTTTACTTGGAGGTGATTATAGTCTTTATGAGAAAAGTATTAGTAAGTATTCTTATACTTCACCTAAAGATGAGATTAGTAGACTAACAGGTTACAAATTAAAAATTTATTAAGATATGACGGAATTAGGGGACGCATTCTTTACGGGAGTTATTGTGGGAATTGTTTTAGGAGTTGTGTTAATGGTTGGATTAGTGTCCAATAATAAAGAGAAATAAAAACTACTTGAGTAAGTGGGAGTGGTCAATCAACAACCCAAAGAAGTTTCAGGTAAAACTATATATAAACGGGATGGCTGCGCCCATATAGGTAATAAGGAAGTTAATGGTTTTTAGGGGGATTGGACTAGTTTTTAACATTAACGAAAATAGTCAGGTTGGATACAAGGTCGGTTCGAGTCCGATGGAAGGTTATGGATGACGGGTAGCTCCCTGTAGAGAGGTTCGATTCCTCTCCTGACTACAAAGATTAAATTAAATGGAATTACCAACGGATTACACAAAACTAGCGCCTAAACAAAGAAGAGAGGTTAGGATACAATACATAAAGGAACAGAACAATCTGTGTATGTATTGCGGGGAGACTTTAGATGAGGTTGCACCCAATAGAATAACAGGTAAACCGATTAATTGGAAGTTGTTCCCGGAGGGATTTTTACAACATCCGATACATCTTCAACATTGTCATAAAACAAATATGACCGAAGGTGCGGTACACGCTTATTGTAATGCTGTTTTATGGCAATATGAGGGAAGATAAAAAAAAACAAGAATTTAGTTGTTATATTAAAAAAAGTATTATCTTTGTGCCATAAAAATAAATAAAAAATTATGATTTCAGAAGAACAATTTTTGTTAGGTTTGATGATTACATTATCAATTGGTTTAGTGGTTTTATTCAAAAAGTTAGATACAGATGATGAATTTCCATCATTCTTACGTTGGTCTTGTGCGATTGTTAGTTCATTGTTATTAATAATTGCCATCTTCCCGATTGTTAGATGGATTGATTCTGATAGTACTGAGTATTACTCACGTAGAGTTAACATCCAATCAATTAAGAATAGTGATGAGGTTGGAGGACATTTTATGTTGGGTTGTGGTAATATAGAACAGACAGAGTATTACTACTACTATTACAAATCAGTGGAAGGTTATGTTAGAGGTAAGAAACCGGTTGATGAGACTTTTATTGTTGAAACAACAAATGATAAACCACACGTTGAGGTTAAGATAACTCATTATGAATCAAAGTCGGGGTTATTTAGATATTTGGATGTGGAAAATAGTAAATATAAAATAATTGTACCCAAAGGTACTGTTGTTAATAGATTTGAGGTATACTAAACTCAGATAGTCATGATTATAAGGTCGAGCTCTTTTAGAGTGGATGGGACTTATGTCTGTGGGTTCGAGTCCCACCATGACTACAAGGGGTGTTGGTAGCTCCTGACGGGTTTAGACGTGTAACTTTCCCTCCAACAACCAACCTTGTAATTATTTACACGCAATTGGATTAATATAGAAACAACTCTTCGTAAGGTTATCAGATTAAACGTTACAAACAGTCAGGTGGCGGAAAGCTTATAATGTGAGAAATCCTGTTATAACGAGGTAGACGCTCACAGGTTGGTATTGTAAAAGAGGGTTTAACCTCCATCTCCACGTTTTAGTGGTTATACCTTACAGGTTCGAGTCCTGTCCTGACTACTAAACAAAACAATATGCCACACACAGAAACATTTTTTGTATCGACAAAGAGTAATAAAGTTAAACCTGTTAATGAAAACCCAACTTCATACTTTAATCCCGATTCGAAAAGTAAAAATTTAGGAAAAGCGAAGTATATTATTGAGGTATTTGGTTATAATCATCAAAAAGTTGCTGAGGAAATCCGTGATGTTATTGATGAAAAACGATTAAGTGATAAATTATTTCGTATAAGAGTAGAAACAAGATAAACAATAGTCAGGTGGCGGAATTGGAGAGACGCAACTCTATTAAGGAGTGGAGATGAAATAAACTCATACAGGTTCGAATCCTGTCCTGACTACGAATTAAAAAAAAAAATAACAAAGGTATTGACTTTTGGTGATGTTATGAGATATTTATTATCTCACGGTTCGAGAGAACCAAAACACCCCAACAAAAGTTTCATAAAAAATTTGATAGTAACAAAACTATTACTTACCTTTGTGAAACATATATCCCACAGATGTATGTTCGAGAGAATTTATGTATGTGGGTTTTTTTTTTGAAAAAAGTTTGATTGGTGTTTGGATATTAAAAATAAAGTATTATCTTTGTACTCGAATTAAAACAAAAAACATGAAAGACATATTATTGGTAATTGTATTGAGATTATTCTTTTTCACTGTAATAGTATCTTTAGTAAGTTGTAGTCCTGACTATATTCCATCATCTGATGAGGTACAACACACCATTCATATATCAAATGAAGGTAAACCTTTTGAGTATTGGTTGAATAAAGTTCACTACGATAGTGAGGGACAAGAGATAAAAGTAATAGTGGATTCAGGTACTCAAATTACTCTCAGTGCTATAGTTCCGGTTATTAACGGAGTTTCAATTAGTCCTAACTTTCAAGTATACCAAGATAGTAGGATTGTGGAGTTAAAAAAAGTTACAATAGGGTTCTTTTGGTATAAAGTAAAATAATTAAAAAAAAAAAGTGTTAAAGTTTTTGACAAATCAAAATAAAAGTTTTACCTTTGTCGAAGAAATAAAGTTCTTAAAAATATTGAAAGATTAGTGTGGGTGTTGTGTCGAGGTTTCAAGTCCCTCCGGATTCATCCGTAGCTCAGATGGTAGAGCATACACCCACATTATAATATATTCTAATTACAAGTTTAGGTCCGTAGGGCTGTAATGGTATGTGAGGAAAATGACTACGGGACAAACATACAACTGTACGAAATAAAGCAGAAGTCCTTCGCATTCAAAGTATTACTGTAAAATGTAATCGCCATTACAAGTTAGAATTAAATTGGTATTGTAGCTCAGTGGGGGATTTATCTTCCTTGGTAGAGCAGGAGTCTCGAAAGTCTCTGTGTCGCAGGTTCGAACCCCGCCGATACCACAAATAGTTTACTCTGTGATAAGATAGCAGATAGACCTATTACAGCAGACTATCCCATTAGGGAGTGCGAGTTTTAGGTAGTACAGAATGGGTGACCTACGAATGAGTAAATCTTAAGGTCTTATCACAGATTAAAAAAAAAAAGTTTTAGAAAGTACTTGACAAGCGAAAAAAGTATGTTATACTTATAAAACATTTAAGGGAAACCTTAAAGACGTTCTTAGAAATTTTAGATTATCCTTTACCCACTTCGGTGGAGTAAAAAACGATAATGGGTGGTATATCATCCTTAAATAAATTGATGAAAATCAATATAAACCGAACTTAGTTGTGTTATTAAGTTTGGGGCTTCTGAAAGGGAGCTCGAGTATACAAGTGAGATATCAGTGAGCCTGTAGTACCGAGGATAACTTCGTAGGGAAATGGATTACTGACCGGGAGATGTGGGTCTTTCGGTTGAGGGGGGAACCCCAAATTAAGAATAACTCATAGGAATTATGTGAGAAGTAAGGTCATCCAACCTTATAATTGCGAGTTCCAAAATTAAAGGAATCTTAACGCCGAAAGGCAAGATTAAGTAACAGGTGGTGCTGACTTTGTCCTTATCAAACATCTACCAAGATGTTGATTTGAAGAATTCTTGAAATTTGGAGATAGGGATATCTCATCGAGAAGTTTAGTATTTTGTGTCTCAAAAGGATACGAAGCTTATGGTAGACTACTTCTTGAATACATCCACAACACAATTACTATTTTCAATATGGTGAAAAACTAAAAGAAACATAGCAAAAATGTCTACCCGATGTCATTGACAAGTTGCCTACTTAGTTATGGGATGTCCATAGCACACAAAGACCGCAAGTCTGAATGTATTCTTACCAAAAACCTCTACGGAGTCGAATCCGGAGTCAGGTCGCAAGCTTGAAGAGAGTTGAATAATGAGAGAGTAGATGATATCGTAAGAAGTGATTGGTCTAACCAATCGGCAATGAGGATTACATCCCAAAAGGGTGTGGAAAAGAAGTCAAACAATAAAACTTCCAAAGATTCTCAATAAGACGAGTATTCTCATCGTATTAAGCCAAAAAGGTGTTACAGAAATGTGACACCTTTTTTTGTTTATATCAATTTTTATATTATCTTTGCCTTATGAAGAAGTCGATAAACATAATTAATAAGAAAGCCAGGTTTGAATATGAATTCCTCCAAACAGATATTGTGGGAATTTCACTATTTGGTAGCGAGGTCAAATCCATCCGTCAGGGAAAAGTTTCTATCTCCGAAGGGTACTGTTACTTCAAGGACGGTGAGTTATTTGTTAAGGGGATGAATATCTCCGACTATGGGTTTGGTTCATTCCATGAGACTGTCAGGGACCGTAAACTACTATTGAAAAGAAAAGAGTTGAATAGTTTGGAGTCAAAACTTATGAATGGTTTAACCATCGTTCCTTACCGGGTCTTCATCAATGAGAAGGGATTGATTAAAATGGAGATTGCTCTTGCCAAAGGTAAAAAGATTCATGATAAGAAAAATTCAATAAAAGAGAGAGATATTGACCGGGATATAAAAAGAGAAATAAATCGATAAAATGTTTGGTAGAATGAAAATAATAACTATCTTTGTACTCACAAAACGAAAGATATGAACCTACCTCAACACAATATTAAGATTCAACACGAAAAATTTGGTGTATTAGTAAATGAAACATTCATGAACGCCACTCAATTCAAGATATTTTTGAGTATGATTCAAGGATGTATTGAACTTAAGAATGATTTAACATTCTTTAATGGTTCCGACTTTTTAGTTCATATTCCTCACAAACATCTGGTTGAGTCGATTATTACAACTAATGTGGATGCGTCATTAACATTGGCAGAACATTTAATACAAAAATCAAAATTAGAAACAGCGTAATATATGGGAAATTTTTTAAGCAATTTACTTAAGGTTGCAATTGTGGGTGGTGTCGCTTACGGAGCGTACAAGTTTGGAGAACACGAGGGTGAAGATAAAGGTCGAAGAAGCGTGATGAGTGATGCTGATAAAGAAGAAATTGACCATCTAAAAGACCTGATTGATGAGTTAAAACAAAAGAAAAACAAAACAAAAAAAGATGAATATAACTTAATGTTATTGGAATCAAAACTTGTGGATTTGGAATACTAAGGATTTCCAAGTTAGATTAAACTTGGTGGTGGAGTCGGTACAAACTAGTACAGACCTAAAAGAGGGACATCGTGTCCCTCTTTTTTTATTGTTCATAGTCAAACCAAATACCAAAACCACAATTATCTCTAATGTGTTCATATGCAGAATCTTTAAAAGAATCAATCATCTCATCCCACTCACCCCATTCTCCCATTCCAACATCATCATATATTTGAGACAGTGTTTTATAATTGTCATCACCATTTTCATCTTGAGATAATAACTTACTTTCCCCCCAACCCCAATTAATAAGAACTTGAGTATCTGTTTCATATAAATCAATTCTTGATTCATAGATTTCGAGGTATATGTATTCAGAGCCATCCTCTTGTAATAATATTTTAATACCTTTACCTCCTTCACTTAACTTTTCTAATGCTTTTTCAGTAAATTCTTCTGCTCTTTCTTCGCCTACCTCATCAACTAAATCAGGTAAAAATTCATCTAAATTATACTCCATTGACCGGGCAATTGATTTAGTGTTTGGGTTTGGGTAACCCATCTTATTCATTACTTTTAAAAATTTGTTTAGCTCGCTCATATTATTCATAATGTTTTAAATTTCTCCAAGGTGTGTCAACATCTATCGACTTTCTCTGAGTTGATAGTAATACCGTAGGATTATCATCATGTCCAAAACAATAAGTTTCATCTGCCCTAAACCCTTTTTTAAATTCCATATAAGCATCACCATAAAAATTAAGTAGAATGTAGTTTTTATAAAAATTATTAAAATCAGACGTTTCCATTATTGGGACCAAAGTATTTTCATGTTCTATTGAAGTTGAGATTAGTTTTGGGTCCCAAGTTAGAATTGTCTCAATGTTGTAATCCCAGTCATCAGTTTCGACTTCACCGGTGTCGTGACAAGCTGGACATGTTTCTAATTTACTCCCATAACATTCGGGACAAGTTTCAACAGTACTACCATCACATTGGGGGCAAGTTAGATTACCGGCACCATTGCAATCCCAACAGGATTCTTCTTCGTTGTAAGGGTCAACTCCACTTCCATTACAAGTATCGCAAGTAATCTCTCCAGATTCATAACATTCACTACAAGGGACTTCACCTTCTCCATCACATTCTTGACAATCAATTTGACCTTCACCACCACATTCTTGACAAATTTTACGATGATTATTACCTTTACTGGAGAGTGTGAATAAAAACATTGAATCATTCAACATTTGTTCACCTAATTCAAAACTACTAGTTCGTTTATATGAATAAATTAAAAATGTTAATTTTATTATATTTTCAGCACCAATCATTTCGAAATAATCTTTTTGTTTTGTTGCCAACTCAAGTAATTCATCATATACTTGTTGAGGAATATCGTAATACTCTACGTAGTCCTCTAATTTTAATGCAAGTCTTTTTAATTTTTCGTTCATACTTTATATAAAATAATACCAAGGGTATTGTTATAAATAGATTTATTTACTAAATTTGCCTAATAAATTAATCACTATGGGAATTAAAATTAAAATAACTGAAGAAGAAATTTTATCGATGACAAACGATATTCAATTAGGTTCGTATATTAGAAAAAAATATATGATTCAAAAAGAAACAATGAATAGAGATATTGATATGTTATCTCTGGGTCAAATCCCGGACGATGAACCTGAGGTGTGCTTGGTTTGTGGTAAATTAACCCCTTATAGTAAGTCGACTCATATTGATTTAAGAGTTGGGTATGTTCGTGGTGCGGGTCAAGGATGTTTCTCTCCTGAAAAATGTTTGAAAAAAAATAAATAAAATAGTTGTAGGAATGAAATAATGTATTATCTTTGTACCCAACAAAAACCCATACCTTATGTCACAAAGTACAATCTTTAAAGTTCGTAATTACCAAGGAACAAATTCATTCGTAAACAAAATGAAATCAGTTGTAAATCAATATGGTTCATTAACAATCAAACAAGTGGAAGCGGTCGAAAAATGTTTAAAATCATCAACAGTTGTTGTGTCTAAAGAATTACCTGAAGACGTTAAAAGAATTGTTGATTACACCGGAGAGAACTCTTTTGTTAAAGAGATAGGTTCTAAGTTCAAACAATACGGTACATTAAGTGAAAAACAAGTTAGTGCTGCTATTAACCAAATCCAAAAGGAAGAGGATAAAGAAAAAACAATTCGTATGAATTGGCCAACCGAAGGGGAGACGATTAAAATCACTCGTAAAGTTGGTGAGGAATTGAAAAAGACTTATGGTCTTCAATTCAACCCTATCTTACTTGACATTACAAGATTGAAAGCGGTTAGTCCAAAGGCTGTTCAATTCGCAGGGAAGATGACAATCAAACGAGGAAAAGTTTGTACTTGTTGTGGAAGAACATTAACTGATGAGTTCTCAATGTTGACCGGAATTGGTAAGTTATGTGCTAAACACATCAGAGTTCCTTACATCACCGACAAGAGTCAAGCAGAGAGATTCCGTAACGAATACCTTGAAAGAGTTGAGGAGATTGGAGAAATGGTGTTTTGGATACCAAAGTCACAAATTGTGAAATGGGATGGGATGACAGAGACGATATTAAGAACAATGTAAATTATAAATTATGAGTGGAGGAGCATTTGATTACAACCAATATAAGATTGGTTACATCGCAGACCAAATAGAAGAAACAGTTATCAAGAACGGGGTCGAGAAGACCCCGGAAGAGATAAAAGATGACTGGCATAATGATGATTGGTATAAAAAATACCCTGAGGATAAATTTCATTACAAATATCCGGATGAGGTTATTGAGAAGATGAAAGAAGCAATTAAGGCTCTTAAGATTGCTCAGGTATATGCTCAAAGGGTTGATTGGTTATTATCAGGTGATGATGGTGAGGAATCATTTTTGAGTAGATTAGATGATGAATTAAAAAAACTTGAATAGATATGGGGAATAATTCAACAGTAAGTGGGTCAACAACTACAACTAATTCAGGGTCAACTTTTTTAGTTGGAGTGATGTTAGGGTTTATTCTATGTGCGATTTTTACACTTGCAACACTTTTTGATAGAATAATGATTATTGAATCTTATAAAAGAATTGAACCGGAGAAACGATTAACAACAGATGGAAAGGTAGTAGATACTTTATTCATTTATAAACAAGAAAGATAAGTTATGGGAAAAATGGATAAAGTAGAATTAGAATTTTATTTCTTTATGAAAGGTCAAGCAGGTTCGTTTACTACAAACCTCTTCAAGACAATTATGTCTGCTGACTTTGGTAATCAATATAAGTTGTCATTTGGATTCCCGGATGAGGTGAGTGTTGTTCAAAAGTATAAAAATGAAGACGGGTATTGGGAAAATTTATTAAATAAATTTGACAATCCCGAATCAGTTTAGTATAATTAAATAAAAACATAAGAAATGACTATAAAACAAGCGTTAAAGAAGAAGAACCAATTGGTTAAAGAGATTCAGGATTTACACGGTAGAGTGGCAACATATAACTCAGTTGAAGTTGGAAATGTTAGACCATACTCGGCTAAGGAATCGATGGAGAAAATCAATCAGTTGAGTAATGAGTTGGTGGAACTTAAAACAAACATCCACAAAGCAAACGCTCCAATCTATCATCACATTTTTAGATTGTCTGAGTTGAAATCTACAATTGCAAGAATCAAAAACTTGGATTGTAATGAAGGTATTGTTCAGGATTACTATTCAAGAAATCGTGAGACACCTGCAGTGAAAGTGACGGAAATCTCAATTATTGAAAGAGATGAGATGGTTAAACACATGGAAGGTCAAATTGAAGAAATTCAGGATATTTTGGACAACCATAATCAAATCACTCAAATATAATATGAGTGGTGATGTTGAGTTTGATAAATGTGATTTTTGCCATGTCGAAAAACCGGTTGGGAGAACTTATTTAAGACCAACCAAATATGTTAAGCCGGAAAACCCTGAGGAATATTTAAAGTTATATAATGAAGGTGGATACTTTATTATTGTGAAGACTTGTAATGAATGTGGGGAACCAAAAATATAGTTCAGTGTCCGGGAGGGATTTAATGTAATGTAATATTGGCTATCAATATTCTACATACAAACTATTAACAGAGTCCTCGATGTTTTGATGATGATTAAGTATTCAAATCTCAACACACAGCAGTTCAAAATTAATTTGTCAAAACTTAAAACTCTTTTTAACTTACTTATTGAACTTCCAACCTGACTATAACCTAACCCTCTAAGAAATTAGAGGGTTTTTGACTATTTATATGTTATGAGAGTATGTTTAAAAGGTATGAAAAACTTTCCTATTGAGGGAGGAAAAGAATTAGTTAAAAGTTTTTGTGAATTTTTACAATCACAATCACCTTTAAACAATGATATTACCGTGGAATTTTTAGATACGAGACAAGGTAATATGACTACCGGTGTTAGATATCCGGGTAATAAAATTCAGGTCTTATCTGCCGGTAGATTACCAATAGATATTTTGAGAACTTTATCTCATGAATGGATACATGAATTCCAAACTCAAAAACTTGGAGTTGATGATTCAAAACCAATTCAAAACATTGGTGGTCCTGAAGAGAATATGTGCAATGTATTGTCCGGGATATTCGTCAAACAATTTGAGAAAGACCATCCTGAGTTTGACGATTTACTTTACGGGAAAAATTAATTTTTACACTTTGGTAAACTGATTTATAAATATAACTCAATGGAGTATTGGTAAATCAAAATTTTATTCATATCTTTGCTTTCATTAATAACTCAAATATGTCAAGATTAGATAGATTAAAAGAACAACACCCGGAACTTAATACGTCCGTAATGGACGTTATCGCCAAATTAGACCCAACAAATACTTACAAATACACGGAATTCTTGGTTAAAAAATTCAAGGAATTTTATGGAGACTATGATGATTGGACGATTGGGTTAGGTATGGAAATGATGGGTAGTGAAAATATGGAAATACTCAACGAGTTTGAAATTCATACAAAAGCAAATAGAATTGTCAATCCGGATATTAGTCAATATGATGATTTTAACCAACTTGAAAATTCTGTTAAAGAAGCGAAAGAGAAAGTTAAAATGAAAGAACTCGAGAAACAAGTCATTAAACTTTATGATAATGATGAGTGGTCTGTTGTAATTCCATTGAGTTATGAGGCATCTAAAACATATGGTACCAATACCAAATGGTGTACAACTCAAGAAAGATATTGGGAGGATTATTATAAGACATATAAGTTAATCTATATTCAAAATAAAAAGACGAATGAGAAATATGCGGTTTCAAGACATCGGGAAGACAATAAAAAAGTTCAAGCTTGGATGTCGAATGATGATGAATCGAGTCCAATGTTACTCCCACTACCAATTGAGGTTATGAGTGTTATTCTTTGTGAGGTTAATAAAACAGATACTATATTTGAACTTCAATCTAAACATGGAATTAATGTTCCGGTGGTTAACAAAAAAGAAAAAATATTATCAAGTTTACCATCATATGGAGGATTTCAAGGGTCAAGTAATCCTTACGGTAGAGAATGGGTTATAGATACTGACTCTCAGTCGCATATTACAGATATAATGAGAAGATTGGGAATGTGATAATTAATGAAAAAAAAAAGAAAATTATGGGGGCGGACATCCATTTATTTAGTGAAAAGAAAAAAACTATAAACGATAAAGAAATATGGGTAAATGCGGATTATTGGACAATAAATCCTTATTTTGGGACTGATGAAGATGAACGAGAATTAGAAATTGTTTCAATATATGACGACAGGAATTATGACCTATTCAATGTTCTTGCCGAAGTAAGAGGTAGTGGTCCTTCTATATCCCCACCAAGAGGATTACCGGAGGATGTTTCATCTATTGTAAAAAAAGAATCGGACCGATGGGATGGTGATGGACATAGTCATAGTTATTTTACACTCGACGAGTTGAAAAATTATTTTAAAAATAATTCACACACATCTCACAATGGATTTTTAAGTAAACAACAAATCAAAGAATTAGACGAAGATAACCATACACCATATATTTGGAGTGAATGGTCTCATCCTGATTTAGAATACCGAGAATGGAAAAAGGTATCATCATTAAAAAAAATAGTTGATAAAGTAGACACCAGAATGAGGAAAGAATTTTGGGTTAGGGAAGATGATGAAGATACTTCAAAGTTTGATAAAAAGTTTAGAATCGTATTTTGGTTTGACAATTAAGATGAATAAAGGAATACCAACATTGGAGGGTGAAGAAGCGGAGAAGTTTGAAAAGAAAGCTCAGGAGAATTTAGATAAAAAACATACAGTGGATTTCGTGAAAGAGAGTGAGATGGCCCGTAAAATATTAAGGAAAGGAAAATTATAAAAATATAATAAAAAGTTTGGTGTAAGTCAAACTTTTTTTATATCTTTGTAAAAAATTAATAGAGATGGAAAAAGAATTTATACCTTACGAACAAGCATTAGCTTTAAAAGAATTAGGATTTGATGAACATTGTTTAAAGATTTGGGAAAAAACAATGCTTTTTACAACATTAGTAAATCCTGAAGAATTTAAAAGAGTTGTCTCCGAAAGATATACTAAGGCACCAACATTCTCACAAGCATTTAGATTTTTTAGAGAGAAGTATGGAATATATGGTTATCCTTTTTCTCAAAGCAGCCAAACAAATTATTGGTTTAAGTATTTTATTCAACAAGATTGGAAAGAACAAATTACATCAGACAGTTTTAGTACTTCCGAAGAAGCAGAACTTGAATGTTTGATTAAATTAATAGAAATAGTTAAAGAAAAGAAATAATGAACAAAGAATTTATAAATTACACAGAAGCATTAGCTTTAAAAGAATTAGGATTTGATGAGTCTTGTTTTGGTTATTATGTTGGTCTTGGTGATAGTAAAGACGACCCATTTAAACTTGTACAAATACAATCAGAAAAAGAACAATTTCAATGGACAGACAATGTTTATCATGCACCACTTTACCAACAATGCTTCCGATGGTTTAGAGAGAAGTATCAAATTGATAGTTGGATATATCCAAATTTGAATGGTTTATATTCGGTATCTAATATAAGGAGAGGTGTAGGTTTAGGTAAAGTTTCTGAATATCAAACCTACGAAGAAGCAGAACTTGAATGTCTAAAAAAATTAATAGAAATTGTTAAAAGAAAAGTAGTATGATAATTTTATTGGGGGTTATTTTAGTGATACTGATGATAATTGGTATTTGTGGTTCTGTCAAAGATAAGAATAGAAAGAAAACTTGTAAAAATTGGAAAGTTGGAGATAAACTATCTTTAATTAGAGGTGATTATCACAGAATTTTGGAACAAAATAGTAAAGAGTTTGCAACCCTTGAAGGTTGGGATTTGAATAATCTTTATATTAGTTGTGGTAATAATATGACATATCAAGTAAATTGGAATGTTATGAATTTCAATAAGTCTGCGACTTGGAGACAGAACTATGATGATGCTAAAAAAGTAATGGGTTGTGAACCCGGATTCACAGGTGGTGTAGGAGAAAGTAGTAAATCTACTGGTAAAAAAGTTGATGGTAAACCCGTGGACTTAATGAATGAAATTGAATGTGAAGTTTATTTGAAACGTGCAATTGAGAATGAGGATTTTGATACCGCGGAGTTAATTAAAAAAAGAATGGAAAAATTTAGATAAGATGGAAGAACAATTGATAATATTTGATACAGCTAAAATAGCTAAAGAAAAAGGTTTTGATTTAGAACTTTGTAATGTAGGTTGGCACGGTGATTTTGGTGATTTGAAGGGTGATAGTTATCCATTTTTAGGGACTTACTCATTTTACAAAAGTATATACTGTAACAACAAAGATGAGCATCAAATACAAAGACCGACACAATCACTTCTTCAAAAATGGTTAAGAGACGTTCATAATATATTTGTTGAGGTAAACACTGATTGTACATCGGCACCTAAATTTAGTTTTGATATAAAACAATTTGTAGGTAACCCAAAAGATTTAAGTGATAAGGAATGGGATTGGGTTTTTCCGATACAAAATGAAAATTGGGGTTTAGATAGAACCTATGAAATTTCATTAGAAGCAGGATTACAAGAAGGATTAAAATTAGTTAAATATGAAATGGTTAAATAAATTATTGGGAATCAAACCTAAAGGTGAGTTTGAGGTTGTTTATAGTAAATCCGGAACTTGGAATATTAGCTATGGGAGTGGTGATAAAACATATAATGAATATTGTCATTTTGATATTCTTTATAATGATGCGACCAAAAAATATAAATTAAATCATCGTGGATATAAACCTGATAGTCACACATTATATCCGGAACTCTTCAAATATATGAGAATGTTAAATGAAGGTTTAGCTTATCATAAAGGAGGTGAATTATTTACATATAGTGAGACTGACAATGGTAAAACAAATGGTAAAGATATTAGTTCAATGAATGAAACGGAATGTCAGGCTTATTTGAATAAGGCAATCGAAGATGAGGATTATGAATTGGCGGATAAGATTAGAAAACAATTAGAAAAATTTAGAGAGTAATGAGAAGAAATGGTATAATAGGTTTTATGGTGATAATTTTATTACTTATCGTAACCTCTGTTGGTTATAAAGTATATTTGATTAGTGGGATTAAAAAGGGGAGTCATTTATATGAAATCTCCATCCCGGGTAATAAACGACAAGAGACAAGTTTCTATACTGAAAAATATGTGGAGAAAGATGGATGTATAACATTCAAAGATGAGTTTAGTAGGTCACATAGAATATGTGGTATGTATAACATTACAGAGTATTAAGATGGAGAAAACATTCGGAGAACAAATTAATGAGACTGTTGATAGAATATGTGAGAAACATAATTTGAAACAACCAATTACGGTTCCTTCCGCTGGTAAGATGATTATGGAGTATGAAGGGTTGGATAGAGCAATTGAATTATTTGAGGGTGCGGTTGAAGAAACTACTGATATTTTTAAAAAATCAGCATATCGAGCGACATTGGAGATTATTTTACTACCAATGAAGTAGATGACAAAAAAAACCTTCGGTGATAAAGGTTTTTTTTTTTGTTTGAATATTGAGGTTTAATTAAAAATTACCTCCTGGAACATTAATTGTCTCAAGTATTGAAACATTTAATTTAGTGGCAATTAACTCTAATAAATCCTCATCGTTGGCCCCCCAATCACTTAATTCTTCACTTGTCATGGTTATTTGACTACTTGTTTCGTTATTAAACCTCACGATTACCTCGTTTTCATTTAATACTATTGAACCAAATTGAATTTGGAAGTTTGTTGATGGAGAGTTTAAGATATATGGTCTTGCAATTGCAGTCATATAATCTAAATTTTTAGTTGTTGAACTAAAAGGAGTTGTCTCAACAATTTTAATTGCCGGTGGATTGATTTTTGCTATTAACATAATATTTGTGTTTTTTGTTTAAATATCGTTATTATCGATATAATATAAATACTTCGTCTTAACTTAATTTGTAATTTAAATTAATTTTTTATACTTTTGTAAAAAAAAATATTATGGAAGAAATGTCAAAAAATATGATGAAATATGCGGAGATTGTTTCAGTTTTAGAACAGAACAATATTTCGTGGAATGGATTGGTTGATGGTTTGGTAGAAACTTATCACAATGATAATCCAGAGTATAAACTGAAACAAAATCCAGATTGGTGGAATATTGGAAGTAAAGAAGAAGTTATTGATAGTGTTATATCAACATTCTCAAAACAAAAATAATATTACTTATAACGGTTGCAAATAAAACATCGTTTTAATGTGTTTTATTTGTTGTTATAAGTATGTATTATTTTTTAAAAAAATTTAATGAAGTAAAAAATGGAAACAATAATAGAAGAAGGTATTTGGGACATTAAACAAAAACTACCATTAAGAAGGGTTGTATTTACTTGTGATGGAAAAAAAATCACACGAAATTTGTTTATTTTAGGTGATTCAGAGAATCGAAACTCTAAAGTAGATATTATTGATTTAGAGAAAGTGGAAATTGAAATTAGTTTAACTAAAATAAATAAATTATCAACAACTGAAATAGGTGAATATTTAAAAAAGAAAGCGGAGGTTTTTGAACCAATTACTTGTTTTGAACGGAATATCAGTAATGAAATTCCATTTTTTACTTCACCTATAATAACAAAAAATAATATTACTTATAACGACTGAGAATATGTGTTCGTTTTAATGACACATATTCTTTGTTATATTTAGTATCAAAAATTTTATACAAATGAAAAAATGTAAATGTATTAAAGAATCTTCTTGGTTTTTAATTGATGATTCCTTTGACGAAAATTCTAAATTAAATGGTGGTAGATTTTCTTTTCAAATGGGTAGTGAATATGATTATTTTGAAGAGGTAACTCCATTTGGAAATGGTATGTCAGTTATACATCCTAAACACGGAAAAGAAAATCCTACTGGTTTTGATGAAAGAAGATTCTACGAACACTTTGAAATAATAAACTCATAAAATTTTTGATATTGAATATAACGTCCGATGATAAACAATCGTTTTAATGTTGTTTATCATTTGTTAGGTTTTGTCATTAATTTGTTTTACCTTATAAAAAAAAATATTATGGAAGAATGGTGTATTGAACAACATAGAAGTACGAATCACATGTATTCGGAGTGTCGGGTTGTTAAAATATTCAACGAATTAATTCGACATAAATTATCACCGGTTTTTGGTGATAATTTATTAGATTGTAAATTAATTGAGCGTGGATATGAATATCGATATGATTTACTATTCATTTTCCGAGGAGTCTATAATAATCCGACAATACAATTGGAAAGTGTTTTAGAAACCTGTGATATGTTGTTTGATTGGGTTGACTTAAGAGACATGGTTAATCTTAGTATTGTTATTATAACTAATGGAAGAAATCAACATTTTAGTTATTTTGAGATAATGGATGGAATAGGTGAGAGTGGTAGGGGTTATCAGCATCATATGATAATTAGACATCCAAAATACCGTCAGTATCGGGAATGGAAAACTAATAGAGAAATAGAGGAAGGAATGAAACGAGCTTGGGAGATGGAGATAGATAGAGTTACAAGAAATGTTAATATACAACAATCAAGAATTACGGAATCAAGAAAGAAGAAGTTTTTATTTTGGTAAATCAAAATAAAAGATTATCTTTGCTCAAAATAAATTGATATGAGGACATATAAAGAATATTTAGTTGGAGGTGCGGTTAGAGATGAGATTTTAGGGATAAGTAGTAAAGATTTAGATTATGTTTTTGTTTTTGATAACCTAAATGATGACCAAACTGCCGCGGAATGTTTTGATGATATGACTAAGGTTATTCAAGAAAGAGGTGAAATATTCCTATCAACACCAAGCTGTTATACTATCAGATATAAAGATAGAGAAACCAAAGAGGTTAAAGACGTGGTAATGGCCCGTAAAGAGATTGGTTACATTCCGGGAACAAGAACTCCAATCGTTAAGCCAGGGACTCTATACGATGATTTGGAAAGACGTGACTTTACCTTGAATGCTCTTGCTAAAGATGAGGATGGAACAATCATTGACTATTTCAATGGACTTAATGATTTGAGTGATAAAATTTTGAGAACACCATTACCGACGGAGACAACATTTAATGATGACCCACTTAGAATTTTGAGATGTTTGCGTTTTTCTATTACAAAAGGATTTACCATTCCGGGAACAATGGCAATCACAATGATGGTTTACAATTACGATGAGAAGATGAGTGTGGTGTCAACTGAAAGAATTAGAGAGGAATTATTCAAATGTTTTAAACACGATACTTTGAAAACATTAAGAGTTCTTGATGAATTCCCATTACTCAAAAATTACATCTTCAAGGATAGTGGATTATGGTTAAAACCAACTATGGAACAATAAACTAATTAAATATGAAAAAGTTACTATTAAATATTAAAGAGAATTGGAGAAAAACTCCAAACAGTGTAAAATTTTGGAACGGATTACTTTTACTTGGGTTAATTGTTGTCAGCATTATGAGTTTGGAACTACTGACGACTATGTCGGTGATAATGTCAATTTTCTCTATAGTTGTGTTACTTAATGGCTCGGGTGATGATGGTAAGAGTTTAGATAAACACATATGGATGTGGTTCACACCGTTAGTTTGGTTTATGGTGATTATTTATGGAATCATCTACGGATGTATGAAATTTTATGAAAATACTATTAGTGGATTTAATAATTGGTTAGATAAAGAAAAATGATGGAAAAGAAATTAGGAAAAATTGAGGAAGTTCGTTTTGGTCTTGGTGGATATCAAGGGGCAATGTTAGGTCTTCACGTTACATTAGGTGATGGAGGTTGGGGTGTCGGTGATTCAAGGGCCAATTGGGATGCCGAGATGATTGATAGTAATGGGCGCTCTACTTGGTCTGAGTCAGACAGAGATGGTTGGTATGCAGAAATTATGAGATATGTTTCAAAATTATTGAAAGAGGCAAAAGTTGACTCAGTTGACAAATTAAAAGGAAAACCCGTTGAGGTGACCTTTGAAGGGAATACACTGAAGAGTTGGAGAATTTTAACTGAGGTGTTGTAATATGAAAAGAATTTTTATAGATATGGATGGTGTCTTGGTCGATTTAGGGGCGGAGTTTGACAAATGGTTTGAAGAACATCCAAATTTAATTCACAAATACAAACATTGTCCTGACCATATACCGGGAATTTTTAGAGACCCTAAACCATACGATGGGGCAATTGATGCAATTAACAAATTGGTTGAGAGTGGGGAATATGAATTATTGATTGCTACGGCAGCGCCTTGGGGAAACCCTTACGCTTCTACGGATAAAAGATATTGGATTGAGAAGTATTTTGGTAAGTTATTTCATAAGAAAATGGTTATTACTCACCGAAAAGATTTATTACTTGGTGATTATTTGATTGATGATAGAACGGCAAATGGTGCTGGAGATTTCACCGGAGAATTAATTCATTTTGGGTGGAATTATGAGAAAAAAGTTTGGAATGAATATCCTGATTGGGATAGTGTATTAAAAAAATTATTATAAAATGGGAAATAACATTAAACCACCTTATCGCATCTATCTTGATGACATTCGGACTCCAATCGATAAAGATTGGATTGTTGTTAGGGATTACGATGAGTTCGTAAAGAAAGTGAATGAAATTGGATTAGTTAATATCGAGACTATTTCATTGGACCATGACTTGGGCGACACTGCTATGAAAGAGTATTTCGATAATGTGTCTCCGAACTACACATTGGATTACAATAACATCCACGAGAAGACCGGATATGATGCAATCAAATTCTTGGTGTCATTATTCTACAACACTAATGAAGAAAGATTCAACATGAGTAGAAGTGAAAGAAAGAAACATCAATTTGTGTTCCCAAAGGTGTATTCACATTCAGCAAATCCTGTGGGTGCTCACAATATCTGTGGTTACGGCAACAATTTCTTAATGAACGAAGGTCAAGACCAAACCTGTGTAAGAGTAAGAATAGAACACACATAATATGAAAGGAAGATTAAATAAATTATCGAGAGGGTGGGTCGTGGAATATGTTTTCCCGGGTCCACCATTTGTTGGGGAATTACCCCTATTAATGGATGAAACGACATTTCCAAAGGACAGAGAGTTATTTGTTGTTGGTAGTGAGGTTAGTTTTAAAATCGTTGAACAGTGGGAGGTTGGTGACTTCGATATGGAAGGTATGGTTGAATATGCCAAGATTGTAACGGAAGTTAAGGAAGAAGAACCTTATAACTATTGGAAAGAAAGATGTTTAGCTGCTGAAAAGTTCATCGACCTTTCACCTTGTGACCCGGACATTCAAGGGGGCCAATTAGAAGCACATAGTGAATGGATATCGTTTATACTTAAAGAAAATTAAATATGAAAAAAGAATACATTTTAATAAGCGCTGTTTGGTACAAAGACATGCCACTAAAGAAAGAAATTCCAGAAGTCTTACCAAAAAATTGTGATAGAGGATTGGTTGTGTTGGGTCATAGACACGGACAAGCTTTATGGACGATGAGTTCATTAACGGGATTACGGACATGTACATTTGGTGAAGACTGTTCGGGTGAACACGAACAAGGGTTTTTAACCAACACTAACAGATTTGTCGATAGAGAAGAGGCGGCTCAAATCGCCTTTGATGCGGGACAAATAGAACAACATGTAATTACTCTTTATTCTGAGGATTTATATTGAAACACCACTTCACAATTAATATCATATCCAAATGTATTAAATATTGTTTGTAGTCTTTTAGATATGAAGTATCTTTCACTGAACTTGAGGTCGTCATCAGTAATAACACGGAATCTTATTGTGTAATCAGAGATTAATGGTTCATAATTTACTATTGTAATTTCATTAATATTTGGATACTCTTGTTTTGTATAAGAGTTAATCAATTTTAATGATGTCCTCATTTCATTCTTTGTCATAAATGTTTGTTATTTAAGATACTATATCGTTTTCGTGCTCGAATTAACGACCATTATGTTGTTCTTCCGCCGCGTTATACATTTCACTTGGTTTTTTATATCCGGTTTTTGAGACCATCCATTCGGTGTAAAACTTATTGGAGTCCATGGATGAAATTCCAAACCATTTTTTAATTGTTACTATTGTTTTATTCGTGAATAAAATTGATAATGTTCCACCTTCATTTGGGAATATGACAAGCATCGGAGAACCCAACGAATCGTTCAATTCGTACTCATTACCAAATCCTCCTCGACCACGATAGGTAAGTTTCAAATTATCTCCGTGTCTATTATCTAAAAATTTAAATACCAACTCTTTCATAACGCAAAGATATAAAGAATATGTTGATTATACAATTAATTCACTATCTTTGTATCTTCAAGGTATTTATTATTATGAAGATAAAAATAACTGAATCTCAGTATGTGAGATTACAAGAACAAAGGGTTAAGGGTGAAGAAGTTACTCCCGGAAAATATGTTGTTCATGCTTCAAATAGAAGAAATCGAGATAGTATAATGGACTATGGTATTAGAACAGGTTTGGGTGATTGTTATTTATCTCATGCTGCTAGTGAATATAGTGATGAAGAAGAATGTGTGCCGGCAGTATTTGCCACAAATAGTCTAAAAAAGAAAGATATGTTTGACTCAACAATTGGTGATGATATATGGGTTATTGATACTGAAAGAGCCAATGTTCAATGGTATAAAGATGCACATTTTGATGATGAGTATAAACATATTGTTACTTTTGATGATATTCCTAAAGACTCTGTTAAATTAATTCATAAAGGTGATGGACAGTACACACCATATGATAATGATGAAACTGAATTAACATTGAGTGAGATGATTAAATTGGACATCAATGTTGGTGATACAATAATGGGTGGGAAGTTTAAGAATAAAAAAATTGTTGTTAAGACGATTGATAAGAATGAAAAGGGTGATATAACAATCAATGGTAAACCACTCTTAAGATTTAGAATACTAAAAGAAGATAAGTATCGATTAGTTAGGAGAGAATCAGATATGAAACACAGAATTGATAATCAACTTATGATGGCCAAACTTCAAAATGATTTACATTATGTCCCATTAGACCATTTGATATTACATATCGCAGATAATGTAGCTGTTGAAATGGCAAATGAATTGAATTTGGATGATGATGAATACATTACCTTTAGAAATCAGATAAAACAATATATTCGTAGTAACTTTTATGAACATATTAGAGACTATTGGCAATCAAATCAATTATGAAAATAATAATAACCGAAAGTAAATTAGAGAAACTCGCTATCAATTTGATAAATGATAAATTTAAAGATGTAGAACCATATAATGCGAAAGGGTTTCCTACTTATATCTTTTTCCAAAAAGATGGGAAAATAGAATTTGAATATAGAAAAGATATAGAACAAATTAGGTTCAAAATGGATGTTTGTGACTCATTAGAATCATATTTTGGTGTTGACTACGGTCAAGCTAAAAATTGGTTAAAACTGTGGGCTGAGAAAAACTTAAAATTAAAAATATATGATGTGAGGTTTATGTCAGACTCAACTCGTAATACTTGGGATATTATAGAAACTAAAATAAGATATGAAAGATTTAATTAGAAAAGTGTTAAGGGAAGAAGTTAGTAAAAGATTTACTAAAGGAAATGTTGAGAAAGAAAACTTTATCAAAAAACATATGGAGAAGATTATTTCTAACACAACACGAGTCACTCCACCTACTGAAGAGAATTATGGAAACCATAATGAAGAATGGTGTGATGGGGATAAGATTGTTATTGAGGCGAGGTACCATTTTGGTAATGATGAGGAATTTGAAAATATTGGACCCGATTATGTTGAGGAGAATAAGTTTTTTGCTGGTGATTTATATGTTGATAAAGAAATAATTGAATTTTTAACTAAAATGTTATTAGTTAGGAAATCCTTTATATTGAATGTTATTACTGAATGGTATGATGATAAATACACTACCAAGTTTGCTCAAGAGATAGGTCATCCGGAAATAGAGATTGACGAGACCCATGAAACTGATTCTACTCGTAAATGTTATCAGAATATCGATACTGATAATTTGAGTAGAGAAGAAATGATTGATTATCTTGACGATAATACCGCTTATACGCGTAGTGAGATTGAAAAATTTAGTGATGATGGTTTAAAACATAGATACAGAAGTGTTTATAATATACAATTAAATAATTAATCATGACGGATTATTTAAAATACGAAGAATTACCGAAGAATTACCGATATTATTTGGACCAAATTAAAGAACTTGGTGTTGATGATATTCGCATTGTCAGTATTTTTAATCATAACACCAAAAGTTCTATCTTTTATTCTATTTGGATAGACATTGAAGATGTTGTGGATGGTAAAGTCCCTAATGCGGATATTCTTAGAAGTAATATAAATAAAATGAGTCCTAAGATGTTTGGAATTGATAATATTAACTATTTTGTTAAATATAAGAATAAAGAATTATTCGCTAAAAAGTTATTACCTGATTTAAAAAAATACTTTAAAAAAAGTGAATATTTCCCAATGATTACTTCAATTAAATTTGATACAAGTGATGTTGTAACACCAAAGGTTATAGTTCGTCTTAGAAGTAATCCTAATTTAAATTCAACCTATGAGGAAGTGTTAAACAAGTATAATAACATTAGAAAATTCTTGGAAGATTATAAAAAAGAAAATGGACTGACTCATTTAGAAATAGATGTAAAGTAAAAACAAACCCTCACCAAATTGATGAGGGTTTTTTATTACAAGTTCTTTAACATTACCTTAATCATTCGGATAGATTCTTTATCATCTTTTGTTTGGTATGATTTGTTTTGAAAGTATGATAATGACTCCAATAACTCTTCCTTTTTACCAATTGGTTTGTGTAGTTCTCTTGCGGGTAGAATGGGTTTGGGTACATTAACAACTTTAATAGGTGTCGGTTTACTTACCGGAAGAGTGGGTTTAGGAGGTCTAACAACCTTCACAACTTTTGACGGTGTTGTTTTAGGTGATTGTCTCTTATCCAAAGAATTAATTGATTTAAAAATTCTAATGGCGTCGTTGTTACTTTTTGTGAATAATCTGATAAGGGTAAAGGTGATTAGTTTTTCCATAGGACAAAGGTATAAAATTATTTAAGAATATACAAAAAAAAAACGAAGGTAAAATGGTGGTTATATTACCTTCGTTGTGATAACGGGAGTAATTTTTACCTTCGTTATATTACCATTGAAAATCTGACTTTAGATTACGGGATTCATATTCAAGTTTGATAGGTAATCCGGTGGACTTCTTAATTGAATATTCTAATTCATAAATAACTGAGTCATAGTCTTTGTATTTGAAAAAATCATATATAATAACAACTTTAATAGTTATTGATGTAACTTTATGTGCTGAAAAAGTTTCAACATCTTTAACAATTATGTGTTCAATACTTGAGACTTCGTCACAAAGTTTAAAGTCTTCAGTATTATCATCATAATCTCCTGTCTCAGGATTAAATCCGCACTCTTCTTTAATTGAATTAATCTCTCGATTGATAAATTCTTGAAACGCATCAATTCGTTTATTACCTTCAACAATGGTATTGTATTGAGTTTCTGTTATAATATATTTCATGTTAATTGATTTCTTTAACTCTTACAGGTGTGGAATGAACCGAAACACCAAACATATTCTCAAGTCGTTCTAACAACCTATGTTTATAGATATAATGTGGGAAATTTTTTTTATTTTTTACATAAAAAATGGGGTATAAAATATACAAATCTTTTTCCGGAGAATATTCAATTTCAACATCTGTTTGAATTACTCGTTCTTCCGAGTATTGATTAGCAAATTTCTTCATTAATTCAATCAAATTTTTATTTTGTTGTTCTGTTATAATATATTTCATATTAGCGTACCATTTTCCATTCAATGTCCCAATCAGAACCGTATTCTCCAACTCCTAAACTAAACATAAGATTAATATCATTTATAATATATTTAGATGTCCAAGTTGGGCTATGTGTCATCTTACCATCAATGAAGTCAATGTTTATTGTATTTCTATTTATTATCTTCTCACCTCTACTATTTGGTTCACCAGCTAATTGGACTAACTTTGTTGTAAAAAAAACATTTTTGACCATAGGATATCTCTCAAGAATATATTTTTCAAGTAAGTTATTAATTCTGCTTTCAGTTATAATGTATTTCATATTTTATAAATAGTCCGGAGGTTACATTTTACCAATCGTGGATATATAAACCCTAAGGGGCGGGGTTTATCTTAACACAAAAAGTAATCACATTACGGTGATATTTAAAACTTCATCTATTTTCCTTTTATCTTTCAATCGCGTCCCTATCGTCGTTGTAACACCACAATTCAATATTGACTCCACTAAGTGGTCTTTCAAGCCGTAATCGGAAATAGTTGTTGTTACCCCACAATTTAATACTGACACCACCCATTCTTTTATAAGTGGTTCATATTCACTTCTCACCATACAAAATAATTGGAAATAATCGTAAAAAAAATCCCATCTCCAACATAATGTACCATTTTTATGAAATTCCAAATACCAACATTTTTTTTCTCTGTCAATAAACCAAAGGGAATCTGCATATAAAATCAATTCCACATGAGATAGGCATCGGTTAATTTATTAAAAATTAGTTGTTTTAGTTTATCTGTAATCATCTGTATCTAAATTGTTCAAACCATTTATTGAATGGTAAAGGTCTTGTTAACTCTACTTCTATACAATCCATAGTGTATTGATTGTACTCGTCAAATAATTTTTTATCTTGTTCTTGTTGCCATTTAGTACCTAATTCAAATTGTCTTTTAAGTAATTCCATTTGAGGTTCTTTATCAAATGTTTTAGCTTTTTCTAATGGATATACATAAGTTAATTCAGCATATCTTTGTTTCGCTTCTTCAATCGTTTCTTTTTCCACACTATTTATTTTTAAATTGTTCATTTTTCCCAAACTAATGTGCTTTCCTTATTATAAAGAGAAAAAGTCCAAAAAATATCTTTAGTGGAACAAGATAATAATTTATAACCTTGTCGAATTTTAGATTTGATATGTTCTTCTAAATCATAATTACCATCGTGTTTATAAACTTCCGTTTTAATCATACTATTTCTTTTTAAATTTTTCAAACCATTCTTTTACATCAAAGCTATTACCTAATTTTAAAGATTGTAATTTCAACGTATGTTTATTGAAAGCGTTTAATAAAACAAAAACTTCTCCCTCACTATAACTATTTTGTTGTTGCCATTTAGCACCAAATTCTACTGCTAACTTGTATGAATGAGGTAATGGAGAATCTAAATATCTTTCCTTTGCTTCTTCAAGTGTTTCTTTCATCTTATTTCTTTTTAAATTGTTAATATTCCAAATAATAAAAAAACAAAAAAAACAATTAATCCACCATATACAACAATAGATAACCCCCATTCTTTTATAAATTTTTCCATCTTATTTCTTTTTTATTTTTTCAAACCAAAAATCCACGCCATAGTTTATCAATAGTCCAGCAATTGTTAAAAACCCAATCATAAAAAAGAATATTACTATAACTTCTAATATTTTTCCCATCTTATTTCTTTTTAAATTGTTCAAGCACTCTTTCTTTTATAAATTCTAGGTAGTCCCAATTATCATCTTTAAATTCAGACTTTATTTCAGCAATAAATAAATCTATTCCATCAGTATAACTTCTTTCTTGTTGTATCAATCCTAAATCACAATAAGTTGAATCCTCCCCTTCTTTTGGATATTCTCTTTCAGCAGCTTCTTCAAGTGTTTCTTGTTTTGGTTCTTCTTTCAAATCCATAAGGTTAAAAAACTCTTGGCTTACAATTTTTGAAAAATCCGTAGGTTCTTCTTTTGGAATGTAGTATTGACGACTTTCAAATGTTTCTTTATAATGTAATTTATCAAAATCAAAATCTTCTTTTGGAATGATGATTTTGTATATCCAAGTGTGATATATGGTTTTATATCTTTCAGTTTTAACAAACTCACAACTTGGATTTTTTACAAACCACTCTAAAAATTCATCGTCAATAGCTTGTACACTATCTTTGATTAATTCTTGGTCTGTTGTTAGAATGATTTTTTTACAATCATTTCCAATAGGTCTATTATCGGCAATAATTATTTGCTTAATAAAATCATCATAATACCAATCTCCTTCTTTAATTTCTTCATCATTAGTGATGTAGATGTTTCTTCCCTCAACAATTGAATTTATACTTTTACTCAATTGTATTTTTGGACTGATAAATAATTCTGAATCAAAATGTAACCTACTTGGGTTATCTGTTGGTATTACGTGTATGTTTTTCATAATCCTATTTGTTTATTCCTATTGAAATTAATGTAATAATCGCTACTATATAAGCCAAGATGAAGGCTAAACATTCTTGATATTCCATAACTTATTTGTTTTTAAAGGTTGTTAATTTTTTTAATTTTATTGTATAATTTCAAGTGTAACCCTTTAGGTTTAAATTCACTTAATTCAGCAAACCTAATGTGAGATTCATCTACTTTATTCCAACGACGTAGTATTACAAATCTTATAAAATCTTTTATCATATCTTATTTGTTTTTAAATTGTTTGCATTTAACACCAATCATCCATCCAAATACTATTGGAGCAAATCTTCCTAATGGTATATATAAATATTCACTTGTATTCCAAATACAACTACCTATAAATTGCAATGGTGTTTCTTCTTTCCAAAAAATCATATTAATAAAAATAAATTTTAATATTTTCTTTTCCTACCATATTTACTAAATCTATTACTTTATTATAATTGCATCCTCTAATAAGGTCTTTACCATCTGATATCCTTACTACAACATATAAGTTACCTAACTTATTACGTTGTTCCATAAATTCTTCATACGTCATAATCTTATTTCTTTTTAAATTGTTCAAACCATTCTTTAAATAATTCATCTTTTCTATCAATAGAATCTATATCATTTATACCATAGCTTATTACAAATCCATTTTTAAATGCTATTTCTAAATCATCTTCACTATAACTTCTTTCTTGTTCCCATTTAGCACCTGCTGTAAACCCGCAAACAAAATCAAATCTATTAGGTTCTAAAATACCTTTTCTAAATTCTTTAAAAGATTCTTCTCCTGCTATAAAAGCAGCTTCTTCAAGTGTTTCTTTCATCTTATTTCTTTTTATTTCGTTCAAACCATTCTTTAATTTGCAAAGGAACTATTCCTTGCTTGTTTTGTCTTTGAATTTCAACTGCAAAATGTGTTAATTTATTCAATACTTCTTCCTCACTATAACTTCTTTCTTGTTGCCATTCAGCACCATTTATAAATGAATGATAATCAAAAAAAGCATTAGTAGTACTTAAATTATATCTTTCAGCAGCTTCTTTAAGTGTTTCTATTCCTTTACAAGTTTTTGTCAAATAACAAAGACATTCATCTGTACAAGTGCAATTTTCTTCAAGTGTTTCTTTTTTAGGTTCTCCCCAAATAACTTCTCCATCAATACTACTTTGAAGTAATACTTGTTCTTTAAATGGCTCTATACTCCTTATAATTTCTTTAATTTTAACCCAATCTTTTTGAGCTAATTCAGTTCCTTTCCAATCTTCAAGGATAGCTATTACTTCTTCAGTAACATAAATAGCGTGATTTAAACCTAAATCCTGCACTAATTCTGCCGCTTTTTGACTTGTTGTCATTTTTTTTGTGTCCATTTTTTTTATTTTTAACGTTGTTTTAAAAATTCTTCTATTGCCTCTTCGGTATTGTCAAAAACATACCATACTTCTTGCCCGCAATCTCTCGCCCAGTCAATAAATTCCTCTAATAATTCTTTTGTTTCCATTTTTTTTATTTTAGTTTACTAATTACTCTTGTTTTATATACGAAGTCGTTTTTTGCCCTCGTTAATTATAATTGCCGTACTTCTGGCAACAATCGTTTGTACTAATCGGCAGAATATACGCAACCGCATAGCCGATTAGTACAAGCGACAAACGTTACCAGGAATACTACGATAGCATATCTCTAACAGCAATCATTCCTCTATAGTGATGGTCTTGAGCTTCATTCATTGCAATTTTCATCTTCTGGTTTATCGCCCCAAATAACTTCTCCATCAATACTGCTTTGTAAAAGCACTTCTTCTTTTGGAATGATTATTTTGTAAAATATCTTATTAGATAATTTGTAATATACATCGTCTTTGTATATTCCGTGTTCAGCTTTATCAACCTTTACCTCCTCACAACTTGCGTTCTTAACAAACCATTCTAAAAACTCATCATCAATAGCTTGTACACCATCTAAGTCTTGGTCTGTTGTTAGGATTATTTTTTTAGCTTTTTGAATGTTATCTGCTAATATATAAGATACTTGCCAAATATCTTTCCCATCAGTAACCCAATCATTAATGTCTAAATCTGAATCAGAAGTGATGTAGATGTTTTGATTTATACACCATCTTCCAAACTTTCTATCTTCAATGGGGTTGTATGTTATTACAAGAGGATTATCTATATGTTTATATAACCTACTTGGTTTTGGTGTTGGTATTACGTGTATGTTTTTCATCTTGTATCTCTTTGTATTTCTGAATAATTAATAAACAACTATCTCCAACCTTCCATCTTCCTTCGTATTCAAATGGAATTTCAATCTCTTTCGTAACCTTGTCAGTTTGCACCCAAAGTTTAGGAAGTTCTGCAATTCTACCGCTATATCCTCTTTTAGTAGCTGAAACTTTACCATCAATTATTTCTTGACCTATATGTGTATACTTTTGTTCGGTACAAGAAGTAAGTAGTAGTAGTAATGATAATATTAATATGTGTACGTTTTTCATAATGATTTTTTTAAAGGTTTAGGTTCTTCTTTTGGAATGTAGTATTGACGACTTTCAAATGTTTCTTTATAATGTAATTCATCAAAATCAAAATCTTCTTGTGGAGTGATGATTTTGTAAAAATTAGTTCCTTGAAGTAATTTACGTTTTTCAACCTCAACCTCCTCACAACTTGGATTCTTAACAAACCATTCTAAAAACTCATCAGGTATAGCTTGTACACCATCAGAAATTAGAGCAGTATCTGTTGTTAGGATGATTTTTTTACACCAACCACCATTAGGGTAAGTGATAAGAGGTTCTTTTCTAACAATTTCTTCTGTAACTTTTATGGGTTTAAAAACATTTCTTCTACCCATTTCCCCAACCGCATTGATTACATAACAATTACAATCTGTAATTTCTTCATCAGAAGTGATGTAGATGTTTTGTTTTTCCTTTTGATGTATTACGTCTTTAATATATAAACATAATTCTCCTGTTTCTTGTCCAATAAATAACCTACTTGGTTTATCTGTTCCTATAATGTGTATGTTTTTCATAATGATTTTTTTAAAGGTTTAGGTTCTTCTTTTGGAATGATGATTTTGTATTTGTAAGTTAAAATCATATCATTCAAAGATTTGGTTGAAATAAAACTTGGTGGGTCTTGTAAAGCATTAAATCTTATTTTTGGGTTTTTTGAAGAAATAAGCTCGTCTTCTATTTTTCTTACTTCAACCTCCTCACAGCTTGGATTCTTAACAAACCATTCTAAAAACTCATCATCAATATCTTGTACACCATCTTTGATTAAGTCTTGGTCTGTTGTTAGTGTGATTTTGAAAACCCCAGAATTTTCAATATTAGCTAATTCAATATCTCCTTTATTTTGAATTTTAACACAATGAATTATAGCACCTTGTGTATAAATCACCCAATCCCCTTCTTTAATTTCTACATCAGAAGTGATGTAGATGTTTTGATTCTGCCAAGTTTTATTATTTAACATCAAATCAGGGAGCCAAAGCAAAGTACCCTCTTTAAAATTATTTGGAGCATTTTCTTCACTTCCATTTTCATCTATAAAAATATTAGATGTTCTTTTTAATAACCTACTTGGTTTATCTGTTCCTATAATGTGTATGTTTTTCATAATGATTTTTTTTAAAGGTTTAGGTTTTTCTTTTGGAATGATGATTTTATATACATAGGAATCAGTTTTTGAATGAAAACAATCATCAATATAATTACCAAATTCATCGATATGTTGTGATTTTACTTCAACCTCCTCACAACTTGGATTCTTAACAAACCATTCTAAAAACTCATTTGGAATAGGTTGTACACCATCTTTGATTAGGTCTACATCTGTTGTTAAGATGATTTTTTTACAGTTTTCATTCCAAACTTTGATATGATTGTTTATATTTTTAGCAATTTTATTTGTTCTTAAATCTATAATCCAACTACCATCTGCTTCTTTAATTTCTTCATCATTAGTGATTGAGATGTTTTGGTTTTTAAAATCATCGTTTCTACTTTGAATTGAAGTTTGTAACATTCCAAATACAAAGTTTCCATTATCTCCTGAATATAACCTACTTATTTTATCTGTTGGTATTACGTGTATGTTTTTCATAACTATATGTTTCTTTTTAGGTTCACTTAGAATGATGATTTTGTAATTAATTCTATGTGGAACAACTATTGGTTTATTGCCTTGATGTTGTACTAAAGGTTTATCTTGTATAATTATCAATTTTTCATTGACCTCAACCTCCTCACAACTTGGATTATTAACAAACCATTCTAAGAACTCATCATCAATAGCTTGTACACCGATTAAGTCTTGGTCCGTGGTTAGGATGATTTTCTTTAACCAACTACTTAAATTAACATTCTTTTGTGAAATTATATCTTCACATTTATCAATGGTATTTTTTAAGGTGTTTAAATACCAATCATCTTCTTTAATTTCTTCATCAGAAGTGATGTAGATGTGTTGAAACTTAACATCATTACCTTTAATATTTGGTAATAAAAAATAAAATCCTTCTTTTGTTAGATATAACCTACTTGGTTTATCTGTTCCTATAATGTGTATGTTTTTCATAGTGTCTTTATTTAATGTGCAAAGATAAGTATAAATTATTAAACCACAAAGAAAAAGAATGATATATTTATTAATATGAACTTACAAGAGAATATACGTAGAATAAAATCAATGATGGGAGTTGTTATTGTTGAATCTGAGATTGAGATGCCGGATTATGCTGTATTTGAAATAATGATACCGATGGCTTATTTACCACTTAAATATTATTTTCAGGCAACACCAATACATCATTTGGAATCGGATAGGATATATGTAAATAAAGGTGCTGGTGGAAAATCAATCTCAACTAAAAACATTAAAGTATTAAAAACCTTTAAATACGATGAAAAAGATGAGATGGAATCTTATCTTAATAATTTAAGGGATAATCAATATAGAAAAGAAAATTAATATGAACTTACAAGAAAACATACATAGAATACAGGAAGTGATGGGGATTATCTCTGAGGTTAAATCGTCATATACTGTAAAACAAATAGAGAAGGGTTTAAACAAGTCTGCAAAGGACAATGATATAACAATAAACACAAGTGTTGATAATGTTATAAATAACATAGATAAATTTGAATTTCAGATTGGTTCGGTAGAGGCGTTTTTAGATGATGAAAATAGTTTTGCAGCGGACTCACTAGTTGAAAAACTAATATCTTATGTCAAAGATAAGAATTTAAATATTGATATATCCAAATTGATTGAGTATAACAATTATAGAAGAGAGTACGACAAAAATGATGATAGAGTGTTTGAACTTTTATATAACACACATCCTGATGATGACTATACAGAGGAGATAGAAAGATTATATAAAAGGAATGATGAGTTATATCCTTATTTTGATTTACTAAAACAGGAAACCTTAAAGGTTAAACAAGAAATACTTAATTTAGAATGAACCTACAAGAAAATATACAAAGAATAAGAGAGATGATGATTGCCGAAGAAATGGTTCAATCGGACGCTTGGAAATCAATTAAAAAAACATTGGACATCCTCAAAGATAAGAAAAAAGTTTTATTCTTAAGTTGTTCCAATAGATATAATTGGGATGATAAAAACATAGACATTCCAAAATCAAAAATGATTGCAATGTATCTTAACGATGAATTAAAAGATAATTCAGTGTTGATTGATGTCTCTGAACTTAATATTGTTCCTTGTGAAGGAAATGTATCAAGGAAAGATGGAAATAGTTGTGGAGTGTTAAAGGCAATGCTCAAAGATAAGAAAAAAAATCCATCAGGAGACCATAGATGTTGGGCGAGTATCAATAATCCAAAGGATGAACTATGGAAGATAAGTAAAGAATTATTTGAATCTGATGCGGTTATATTCTTTAGTTCGGTAAGGTGGGGACAAACAAATATGTTTTATCAAAACTTAATTGAGAGATTAACTTGGATTGAGAATAGACATTATACATTAGGGGAATCAAATCTTGTTAAAGATATTGAGAGCGGATTTATCTGTGTTGGACAGAATTGGAATGGTGAGAATGTTACAGAAACACAAATGAAAGTTCATGAGTTCTATGGGTTCAAACCAAATGATGATTTATATTGGAATTGGCAATACACCAAAGATATAAATGATGAGACTCAAAAATCATATAAGGATTCACACAAGAAGTTTATCAAAGATACAAAATTACCGGAATTTAAATAATATGAACTTACAAGAAAACATAGATAGAATACATCAGATGATGAGCGGGGGTTTTTAATTATTAAAATAATTATTATTTAGAAATGAATAATCCTCAACCTGAATGTCAAAGTGTTTATTAAACCAATTCATCACCAATGTATTTGGTTTATCATCGAGTCCTTCACCCACGGTAGATTCACCAAACATATCTTCAAGTTTATTTTGAAATGAGACCAAGATTAATAAAACATTAGTTACACCATATTTGTGAGTATTAGCTCTAACAACAAAAGTGGGTCCTTTATCATTAGAGTGTTCATAAACTTCAAAAGGATATAATTCATCACTTGATTCCAAAACCCTCCAATCGATACTATCCAAGTATTTGGAAACCACATCTTTTAATCTGTTTTCTGTTATAATATACTTCATTTACTTAACCTTTTTTACCTCGACACCGAATTTATATTCAAACCATCCTTTAACCAAGTGATTAATTTCTTTATCGGTTTTATTGGATATGTCCATAAGACTCTTTCTAAATGTATTATCAAACCATAATCTACCATCTTCTCCGTCATACTCCATTTCAATTTCAGCGCTTTCACCATCGTAATCAATCAATTCTTCAATGATAATGAATTGGTCACAACCATATGTGTTTTTTGTAGATAACCAATTTTCCAAATAATTGACCATAAATTCATTTAATCTATTTTCTGTGATAATATACTTCATAGTTTATAAATAGTCCATGAGGGAAAAAAAGGGGTTGGGGGTTTAACTACTCGGACTTAATGAGGAATTATTTAAGACTGACCCTACTGTATGAGCATACGCTCCATCTCCTGATTCTATTGTTATTACCTCACCATTTAGGACTGACTCCACCAAGCGGGTGTTCGGCATGGAACTAAAATAAGTTGTTACCCCACCATTTAGGACTGACTCCACCGCTTGATTTTGCATCCAAACTTCTCCTACGGTTGTTGTTACCCCACCATTTAGGACTGACTCCACCCATGACAATAGTTCATGACACATAAGGGATGTTGTTGTTACCCCACCATTTAGGACTGACTCCACCCGTTTGATACAACCATTTTCGTTCCTCCATGTTGTTGTTACCCCACCATTTAGGACTGACTCCACCCCAACCCTTTTTTGCAAATTCAATAACGGTGTTGTTGTTACCCCACCATTTAGGACTGACTCCACCCATTCGGTGATAAGTGGTTCATATTCATCTCTTTCCATACAAAATAATTGGAAAAAATTGGAAAAAAATCCCCATCTCCAATATAATCTGCCGGACTTTTGAAATTCCAAATACCAATATTTGTTTTCTCTATCTATGAACCAAAAGGAATCTTCATATGAAATCAATTCCACATGAGATAGGTCATCGGTTAATTTATTAAAAATAAATTGTTTTAGTTTATCTGTAATCATATTGTTGTTCCATTATTTAATATTTCCTCCACACATTTGAGACCACGTATATGATTACTAATGGTTGCCGTGACACCTTTCTTTAATATATAACTCACCAAAAATCCGTCTTTATTTGCTCTATACGATGTTTTCACTCCGCCATTTAGGACTTCTTCGATACCTACATGATTACCAATATTGATTTCAGTTGTTATTAACTCATGGTTTAATACTTTCTCTACCCATTCTAATATGATTGGCTCGAATTGGTTTCTCTCCATCGTGAATAATTCAAAAAATTCAATAAAGAATTGCCATCTCCAATATAGTTCGCCTGAAGATTTAAATTCCAAATACCAATATTTTTTCTCTCGGTTAATAAACCAAAAGGAATCACGGTATGATATTATCTCAACATGGGATAAATCTTCACTCAATTTATCAAAAATTGTTCTTTTAAATTTATCTGTAATCATCTGTATCTAAATTTTCATTCGGTTTATAAGGGGTGGGGATATAACTCCTCGGGATAAATAAGAGATTATAATCCATTTAATACTGACTCCACCTTTATTGCAACGGATAACTTAGATGGTACTGTTGTTGTCACCCCACAATTTAATGCTGACTCTACCAATAGTTTTTGGTGGAATTTCATCAACAACGTTGTTGTCACCCCACAATTTAATGCTGACTCTACCCATTTCAGTTTTTTGATGGTGCCTATTTGAGTTGTTGTGACCCCGCAATTTAATGCTGACTCTACCGTCCATCCGGCGATTGAATCCTTGTTTACTGTTGTTGTAACCCCGCAATTTAATGCTGACTCTACCCATTCTTTTATAAGTGGTTCATATTCATTTCGTTCCATTGTGAATGGAGAGAAAAAATTAGTAAAGAATTGCCATCTCCAATATAATTTACCTGATTTTTCTAATTCCAAATACCAATACTTCTTTTCTCGGTTAATAAACCAAAGGGAGTCATTGTAGAAAATCAATTCCACATGAGATAGGTCATCGGTTAATTTATCAAAAATTGTTCTTTTAAATTTATCTGTAATCATCTGTGTCTAAATTTTCATTCGGTTTATAAGGGGTGGGAGCAACAAAAGACATATCATAGTGAGCAAGTTTTTCCACCATATTATTTAACTCTTCTCTACTATACATCGGAGCAAACGATGGTCGAGAGTGAAAAGGAATATTATCTCTATTCTCCCATTCATCCAATCGTTTAGAAATGGTGGGGATAAAACCTTTAAGATATTCATAATCTTTCCACTTAGTATAGTCGGACTCGGAGACGATATACATAAGGTCACCATAGTTCTCAATCATAGAAAGGTCGGGGTTATTAGAATAGACATCAACAATACCATCCTCACCACCATACTTATGACAAAGTCGCTGAAGAGTATGAATGTTATGAATACAATTGTCTCTCCAATTGTGACCATATGAACGAACATTACAGATATACAAATAACCATCCTTGTAGTTATGTATTGTATTATCAATCTTGTCCTGTAATTCAATAAGTTCCCCAATACTATATTTTGATAAATCTATTTCCATGAGGCAAAGATATAAAGAATAATTTATAATACAAAGAAATACTATTAGATTAATTTCCATTCATTGTCCTTAGTAAGAACAAGAGCGGAGAAGTTCTCAACCCAATCACCGGAGTTATAATATTTGATTCCGTTTATTTCTTTAATGCCCGGGATATGAATATGACCACAGATGACACCATCACAATTAAGAGTACTTGCATAATCACAGGCATTAATCTCAAAGTCATTTATAAATGACAGAGCTTTCTTAAAGTTTTCTTTAATTACTTTAGAGATACTATAGTATGGTTTTCCGGTGAGTTCTCTATACTTGTTGTACCAAGTATTAAGACGAAGAGCGAAGTCATATCCAATGGAACCAATCTGTGTAAGAAATTTATATTTGGTTGTGATATCAATTTTATCACCGTGAAAGACAAGATACTTTTTATCTTCAACACTATAGATATATTCATCCATAAACTTAATGTTCCCAAGTCCGGAAGAATATAGGTCTTTTACATCATTATCGTGGTTCCCTCTAATATAGATAATCTCGGTATTGCGGGACATATCCAATAGTTTAATGATTACCTTCATATGTTTATTCTTCCATTTACTCCCACGATTAATGGCATCAATATCAACAATATCTCCGTTAAGGATAAGAAGGTCAGTTTCAATAGACTCAAGGAACTCAAGAATCTTTTTAGGTTTACTATCGACCATACCTAAATGTAAGTCGGATAGTACAACGCATTTATATCCAATAGTTGTGGTCATCTTTAAAGAAGTCGGGGTTATGTTTATTTTTATTAGAGAGATACGCCATTTTAATCATATACCATAATCCTTTCTTTTTAAATCGTCTATCGGTTGTATATACTTTCTCATTAGACACGCCAAACCGGAGGGGATTAACTTTCATACTAAGATGAAAATCTTCAGCAAACTTATCATCATTATTAAAACCACCAAGAAGATTAAATTCAGACATTTTAAATAACATAAATCCACCAATAGCGCAAGGGGATGTCTTAATTGTTAAATCCCTAAAGAACTCAAACACCGGGAAGACAAATGAATAAACTCCTTCAACTCTAAACTTAGTGGTAAGAAGATATAGGTCTTTACTTTTAATGGTGTTAAATGTGTTAGATATTATGAATGGGGACATTAAAAAGATATCAGCATCCAAGAATAAAACATAAGGAGTTTTAACTAATTCAGCTCCGTTATTCCTTGCAACACTCGGTAGTCCACCATCAATGATTTCAATCCTTAATCTTGGGTATTTACCTGATAGTATAATGTCCCGGGTATTATCATCAGAACAATCAGCAATAATCACACGAGTTTTATAAATACCAAATTGTTTATTAATTAATGTAAGTGTTTTGTCTATAATCTCACTCTCATTCTTAGAGGGGATTACAATAGTTAATTTGTTTTTTATCATATCCATAAATACAAAGAAATCATTAAGAGTAAATTTATGCTCAAAGTACCATTAAAAGGTACTAATGGCAAAGATTTACTCACTTAATAATCATATTTCACCGTTAGCGGGGTAGTTTAATTTGTAATGGTTTTCTACCAAAGGTAAATCAACGATAAAACAACCGAAGGTTGTTGTTGACTTTAATTTGTGAAGTTCCTCCGGTGTAACATTTCCATAACGGTCATGTCTTGTTGTTGTTACGTTTAATCTGTGATGTTCCTCCACCTTGTCCCAGTGAACAAAGCAATTCGGCACGATTGTTGTTACGTTTAATCTGTGATGTTCCTCCACCAAGTCAATCAATTCTCCTCTTTCTTCGACCGTTGTTGTTACCTTAAATCTGTGATGCCCCTCCACCCATATTTTTGTTAGGTCTTGTACTTCCTGATAATTTAATCCAAAAAAGGTTTCTAATAATGACCAAATTTTAGAATAAGAGATATAAACAACCCCATTTATTTTACTGTAATAATTAAGAACTTTCCCGTCTTTCATAAAGAATATATGCTCTTTCCAATCATCCGTTTCATAATCAACAATCCCGGAATATTCTTTATTTAGGTAGTTAATGATTCTATGCTTTAGTTTATCTGTCATAAGTGGGTGAGATTAAATAATGGATTCAATCTCAAGATGATATGTTTTAATCAAATATCGTTTCATGGAATGATTAAATTCCGAAAGAGTAACATTAAAGTAACTAAAATGATTATCAAACACTTCACCATCATAATACCAATCATATCTATCATTATCAGTATGGCCAATGACTATATCTTTATTACCATTACCGTAATCCATCATAAGACCACTCCAAGGAATATCGCCTAATATCTTACTACCGATATATGTATCATTAAACTTACTATCCCAATAAGGTTTCATCATTTTATCAATAGAGACGTCATCCATAGTATTATATTTGTCGGCAAAGATATAAAAAAGAAATGAATAAACAAAAAAAGGGGTAGGGGATTGACGCCCCGGACCATATGATAGATTATAATAAGTGTTCTTCATAATATTACCAAAATGTGTAATATATGATAAAAGACATATATTCCTCATTATATGATAAAAACCATATAAGTCCTGAGACTTATAAACCCACAATATAAGTCCGGAACCTTATTATCGACGAGGAGGTTTTCTATTGACCATATATTTATCAATAATGATAAGATTAGCAGAACAATCCAATGAGCCATCACTAAGAGTAATTTCCAAATTATTCAAGTTGTTAGATGTGGAGAAGAAAAAGAATAGAACAAGAGCATCTTTATTAGAAGCCATCAAGAATTTTGCGCCATATATGGGAATACCTAAAGGATTCGAGCAATATATTTTGGAGTTGTATGTATTAAACTTTAGAAAAGATGGGGACTACTCAAACTTAACGAAGGAAAACTTTGTTGACCCAAGAAAACAAAGTGGGAAGGTTATATCAAATCCAAAGGCGAAACTATACACAATAGCTCAATTACCATTCAGAGGTTCAAATTTAGAGGGATATTGGTCCGAAGACCCAAAAGGAACTCCATACTATAAAGTTGTATCATACGGGTGGTACCCTATTTACATATTCAAAGATGATAAATGGTATGAGGTAACAAAAAATTATTCTTCATCCACAAGTAGACAAATAAGTAATGCCAATCCTGTGGGATGGGGTGATGATACATTCGATAGTGTATATACATTAACTCCTGATGAGATGAAACTATTGGAGCGGGGATATAGTCATGATGATATAATGAAGAATAAGGTAAAGAAATTAAAAACAATCGAACCTGATTTAACAAAGAGAAAGAAGACAGCCAAGACATACAATTATTGGAATCAAGACCCGGAACAAATGGTTCCAAACACAAACATAAAGTTCAAAGTAAGGAATATAGAGGTGGGTGATGATAACGCCATTGTTAATATAGATGTGTATGATGTATTTAAAAGAGAAAACAACACACAGGTATATACACCACAGAACTACTTAAAGGGGGAAATCCCTAATCTTAATCCAACCAAGGTGGAAGACGCAATCAAAATCAAAATGAGGGGTGAATTAAAAGATTATATCGGTAAGAGATTTAGATGGACACCACAAGACCCAAAAGGGGCGAAGATAGAGTTTAAATTCAATCATTTAAAACAACCGGGTTTACAAGAGAATATACATAGAATCCAATCGATGATGGGGGTTATTAACGAAAGTAAATTAAATAACATTGCCAAGAAATGGTTAAACGATAAGTATGGTGATTTAATACCATTTGAAACTAAAAAACATCGCAATTTTATTTATTATAGAAAAGGTGATGAAGTAGTTTTTGACTACAATAAAAAAAATGGGGAGGTTTATGTTAGTTATGATGAGATTTGGTCATATTTACAATCAATGTTTGGTATGGAATGGAAACAAATTCGGGACCTAACAAAGGAATGGATAGAGGAACATTATAATTTAAGGGTAACGGAAACAAACTATGGATTTTATACCGTTTTAATTAGGTGGAGGAACATTACAAATTAAGATAATATGAACTTACAAGAGAACATACATAGGATACACGAGATAATGGGCGGGGTTATTAACGAACAGTCCGAATTAAAAAAAGATGCGCTAAAATCCATGTTAAAACAATCAGGGATGGCGGTTACATCCAAACTAATGGGCGGGATTGATAATTTAATAAAGGTTCTTTATGATGGTGATATTATGGGGTTTAGTGAGGATACTCACACACCACTTGTTTATATGTCGACAGACAAAATGGCGTTATATATACATGACGCGTTGGTTGAAAAACTTGGACTAAACAATAATTCACGACCACTACATCGTGATGAAAAAGAATTAGGGGATTTTAGATTCGGGTCAAAAGACAATATGATTTACAAGTTTACAGCAAGATTATATCCGACAAACCTTCATGACCAAACATATTATAAAGTTGTGGGGTTAAGTGGTGATTCAGGATTCGGTTATGGATTTATTAGTAAAAAAAACATATTGGGTTTAAGAAACAGACAACAAATCTTCAAGCAGATTATAGACAAATATAATTTGGAACCATACATGAAATTAAAAACATTCTATTAATATAACAACCCTCACTTAACGGTGGGGGTTTTTAATTATAAAAAAGTTATTAATTGTTTGGTGGGGTGAAAAATAATTGTATCTTTGTAAAAAAAATAAGGTTATGAAAAACATACACTTAATACCAACAGATAAACCAAGTAGGTTTTGGATGACTAAATTAGGTAATCTAACAAGATGTCACGATATAAAACCTATCAAAGAAGCATTAGGAAATAATGTAAACATCTACATCACTTCTGATGAAGAAATTAAAGAAGAAGGTTATGTTTTTTGGGAAGGTAAAGTTTACAAATACAGAGAATTTATGAAAATGAGAACTCCTGTATATACTAATTATTTTTCAATCATTCTTACAACAGACCAAGACCTTATTAAAGATGGTGTACAACCTATTCCAAATGATTTTTTAGAATGGTTTGTTAAGAATCCAAATTGTGAGGAGGTTGAAATTGAAAAAGAATACAAACATTTTACTTCAGAATTATATGATTACAAAATCATCATTCCAAAAGAAGAATGGAAATGTTGTGGTGCCTTCTATGGTTGTGATAAATGCGAACATAAAAAGGAATTAAGAGGAATACCTAAAGGTAAAATAGATATGGTAGTTGGTAAACCTAAACAATCAACTAAAGATAGAATCCTTTATGAAACACCTGAATCTATTAAACAAAAAGTAAGAGAAACTGCAAACAAGTTAGTGAAACCTAAACAAGAACCTAAACCTTTTAAGGATATGCAACAATTAACAGAAGTTGATTTCTTAAATAAATCTTTAAAAAAAGGTATTGGAGTTAAAAGAGAATTTGTAATTAACACTTCTAAATGGAATTTGGAAGATTTTGAAGAAACTAAAGATTTAACATATTACAGAGCTAATGCCGAAGAAGATTATATGAAAGTTCCAATCAGTGTATTGAGATATATTTCTGAACTTGAAAAAAGAAGTTATAGTGAGGAAGAAGTATTAGAATTACTACAAAATTTCAATCAAAATGCAATGGAATATATCAAAGAAGATGAAAAAAGTATTATGACATTTGTAACTTTGAAAAAATGGTTTGAACAATTTAAAAAGAAAATAAAGTTATGAAAAACATACACGTAATACCAACAGATAAACCAAGTAGGTTATCAAAATCTACATCAAAAGAAGAACTAACATTTTGTTCTGATATTTATAATTTATCTAATAGACAACACATCTACATCACTTCTGATGAAGATATTAAATATGGAGATTGGTGTATTGATAAACATAATGTTGTTTATAAACAAGAAACTGATAAAATTTTTACAAAATTTAATGGTGCCAAAAAAATCATCCTAACAACAGACCAAGAATTAATCAATGATGGTGTACAAGCTATTGATAATGAGTTTTTAGAATGGTTTGTTAAAAATCCAAGTTGTGAGATGGTTAAGATTGATAGTTATAAAACCATATATCACACTTGGATATACAAAATCATCATTCCAAAAGAAGAACCTAAACAAGAGCTTGAAAGAGGTATTACAATTACTCACGTTGGGAAACAAGAAACACCTACTGAATTAGATTCTGTTTTGGCTAAAATAACTCATATAAATGATTTAGGTGTTTCTGAATGGTATGAGGTTGTTTATTATGCTGACGACAAATGGTGTTCATATAATGGTAGTAAAACTTTTGAGGATGGTGAGAGAGTTATAGAATGGAAATATTGTAAAGATTGTTTGTAACAAAAAGAAAATCCTCACTTAACGGTGGGGGTTTTTAATTTAAGATAATCGTTTTTTTGTTTCCCATCTAACAATTTTTTTCCAATCCGCATCAAAAAAATCCCAAGATAAAACCTTATAAGAATTCAAACCGGTGTACTTTTCAAACCATTCTCTAAGTATGTCCTTAGTCTGTTCGACATCAATGGAAAACATATCGATTAAAAATTTCATAACATCCTTTGAGACATACAACTCATTGTCTTTGGTATGATAAAGAAATATTACCTCACCATCTTTATCAACATATAAACACCAAAGTTGATTATCGTGGTCATAAATTTCCAAATCTGCATATTCCTTGGATAACCATTTACTAATGAATCTATCTAATTGGTTTTCTGTTATAATGTATTTCATACTAAATAAATATAAGGGGTTGGGGATTAACGCCTCGGACCATATAATAGATTAATGAACCACAGTTCCATCAACATCCCATAAAGAATAGGGGCCGTCACCAATACCAAGATTAAACATGGAATTAATATCGTTTTGAATTGTTCTTAAAGTTCGGGATGGTGATGCACTTAAATAACCGTGAACCATCTCACCGGAATTAAACTCAATATTAATAATTGTTAAAGTAATGTTTCGAACGGGATTACCTTCAAAAAAACTCGGTGTATGAACATTTCTTTTTGTAAAGTAAACCTTACTAACTGAATTGTAACGAGACATAATGTATGACTTAATTAGTTTCTTAAGTTTTTCTTCGGGTATAATATATTTCATACTAAATAAATATAAGGGGTTGGGGATTAACGCCCCGGACCATATAATAGATTACTCAGATATAGTATAAAATCCCACGACTTTAATAATATCCGGATGAGGTAAAATGTATTTACCTAAGTTATTAACATATGGTATAAACTCAGAGTAATTATTTCTAATAACATCCGTATAACTCACCCCAACATAAACATGATATTTACTGTAGCCCTTACCAAATATATGAACAATCCTTGTTCCCTCCACGGAAGGATACTCCGTTCTAATAAGACGAAGCAATACTTTCTCAATAATTTCAGGATGGGTGGGTTTATTCATAATCACAAAGATAATAATAAAGATTTACATAACAAAGAAATACTAAAGACTAAAACCATTCGTTCATACCTATGTTCCGTTCCACTTCCCTGTCGGTCAGTTCTCTCTCCACTCCGGATTCACTCATAGTTTCATTCTTCACTATTTCTTATAATCATTATCGGTCCATAACCTTATTACTACCAATAACCCGATAATAATTGTTTTACTCACAATATATACAATTCCCCGCCTGAATGTATTGTCCCCACCTAACGACAAGACAATGATGAGGTGGTATTAGTAGTTAATGAGGGGATTATACCTATTAGGGTATAAGACAATACCTTCGGTAAACAATTACACCCCTTAAGGTATAATCCATCCATAACCGTATAATAAGTTATGTTTTGTATCAGTGTAGTCAGTTTAAAACTCACATGAGTGATATGAATAGTAACTTTTAACGACTTACCACCTCCCGATGGTCGGGGTTATTACATAACCACCTACGACTTGTCTTCCTTCGAACTCCCTTTGGTCGGTCTACCGACAGGGGCGTAGAATGGTTCACTAAGGGGTATCGGTTCCCTCGTTGAGGTTATAAATGTCCTATTATAGGTTCCCTAAAGGGAACTCCCCGCCTCTTGTACTACTCACTACTGTTTTTGCCAGGTTTTATATATAGTAAAAAACTGGTCCTGTAGGGGTCGTGAGAGGGGAAAAAGTGGTCTTTACACTATAACCACACAGGATATGGTGGTAAAATGTGGGAGGACTACCCACTTGTTAACACCTCAAAGGCGGGGAAAGGGATTATCCCTTATCGAAACCTCGACTGACATTTTGACAAATCCTAATAATTTACCCCCAAACTTATCAACAACTACACTTTTTTTTATCAACTGACATAGCGTCAGGACCATTCCCCGCCTGTTAATAACTTTATTTTTATATGTTCCATAACTATATTTAACTGTATACGGTATTATCCGGACAAGAAAACAATGGAAGATTTAATATTCAACATAGATTATATAGATGAGAAGGTGATTCGAGTGGTCATCTCAGACAACAATGTGAATCAGAAAGGGGTTCTATACTTCGAGAAGGTAAAGGCGGGGTTTAATAGGAAACCAATAAGCATGAACTCTTGGGCGTGTGTGGACGCCAAGATAGAAGGACTATATGAGATGGGAGGGGATTATTCCTCACTCGACATCTTAAACAAGTGTCAGGAACTAATATCTTCGTTTGTCCCCACCGGTAAATAGGTTATATATTATGGTGACTAACCACCCAAGGAATAAGAATTTTAGTAATGTTCTCATATGATTATTTAATTAACCACAAAGATAATGATTAATATTTGATTTTACATATAATCAACTATATTTATAATGGAATATGATTGTCCCCCACAGTAGGGGATTAACCACTCAGTACCTTAGGGACGTAAAGTTTGGAATTATAGACAACCACATATAACTATTCATTATCCTACTCCACTAGCGTGTCGGTCTACGACACCCGGACCAAATGGAAGATTAAAAATCTTCTCTGTCGTGTCCATTACGTGTGGGAATTTTTTGTTTCCGGTCATCACCAAATGGGCGGGGTTTATATAAAAATATAACTTAACCTAAAGGTCAAGTATGAGCGCTGCTCCGTCCACTCTCCCCAACCCTTGTTGCGCCCCCTGTCGGGTTGATTACCGATTCAGTGGTACAAAGATACAACATTATAATAACCCCGCCAAACGGAATATTAAAAATATTCTCTGACGTATTTAACATAAGATTATATATTTATTATCATGACACAGGAAGAAGTAGAAAACAATTATACCTACAAGATAGTTAGGAAGGTACTAATGAGAGAGTACCCATGGATAAAGGATGTCCAATTAGATGTCCCAAGATTAGAGAACTTTACTTATGTTATCTTCTTGGACATATTCATTGACCCATATGAGTTGGGGAAAGAACAGGAGTGGGATGTGGCCCGGTGGATTGATAGGTCAGTAGAACAAGGGGAACAATATGAGTCCACGTCCTTATCATTATTCTTTGTGGGGTCAACTGAAGATATGAGGGAACTAAAGAATGATGTTAACACAACCATTGAAGATGTACAACAGTCCCCCGCCATTCCACCCGAGATGAGAATGCCTGAAGCAAGATTCACGGTAGGAAGTTTTTTTACTGTAAAAGGTTTGACTGTCCCGGAACCTGAACCGGATGAAGACATTGAAGAAGATACTTACTAACATATAACCCTCACATCACCATAACATACTGTTATGAATGGTGGGGGTTTTTTATTAACAAGGAGGGGAGGTGTCATGTTAATAACTTATGGGTGGGGTCCATACTCCCTCGTGGGGCGGGGTACACCCCCCCTCCCTGCGGTATCCCCCCTTACTATACTGTCAGAATGTCATATAGGGGGGATAATCCCCTAAATCAAATAAAATAATTTTTGGGGAAAAATTTACCCCTCCGGTTAGATGGTCGGGGGAATAAATCCCCCACCCTTTAATGGGGGAATAACTCTGTCCGGAAATTAGAACTTATCTTAACCCTACCTAATGGGTGGGGTATTGACGGGGGAACACGTACTACACTATCGTTCCGTAAACACGACCCCTTCTTTTTTAAATGTCCCTTCAACGATAAAAAAAATTTTTGGAAAATTTGTGAGGAATTAGGAAATGTTATATCTTTGTAGAAAAATAACTTATGGAGTATTGTGAATTACCGAAAGATTCTTTATTAACTAAATTACCTAATTTCAATTTTATTAGGGATGATGAGAAAAAGGACAGGATGAATGTTGTAATTGCCGGTGGAGCCGTCCGGGATAGTTTATTTGGGGATGAGTATAGTGATATAGACATCTTTGGATTAACTAAAGAGGATTTGGATTTATTTGTTAAGTTGAATCTATCTAAGGGTAATGGTTATAAATTGGTTTATTTCAATGAGAACTTGAGGACTTATAGAAAGGGTAAGATTAAGGTTCAGATTATATATAGGGAATATGATAAATTAACGGATATTATTGATTCATTTGATTTTACGGTATGTCAGTTTATGTTTGATGGGGAGAAGGTTATATGTAACCCCTCCGGTTTATTGGATGTTTACCATAAGAGGATTATTATAAATCATCTTGAACCATTATTTGTCTTTGATTCTTTGAGAAGAGTTCAGAAATATATACAGAAAGGATATACCATCTGTAATGGTGGGATAAAGGACATATTGGATAAGTGTCGGGAATTGACTCAGGAACAATATGATGAGAATGTGGAATTCTATCCTAACACTAATGAATATCGAATAATTCGATTTGATTAATATTATAATGGGCGGGGTTATTCATATACCTTCCAGTCCGGACTCACTTCGTTCGATGGAATCCCAGCCCTTTTTTGATAGTCAAGTATTTATCAATATGAGATATGTTATAAGTGAAAGTAGATTAGAAAGAATGTTTAATAATTATATGGACTCCCAATATGATTTAACATATGATAGTTCACCTCGGGAGTTTGTGGATAAGAACGGGGATATATTTGGGTTTATGATATTATATTATCAATTTGACTATGTTGATTATTCAACGGAGTATACTTTGAATCAAATGTTTGGGGAACTTACTGATGAATTATTACTTTCTTATTTAAGGGAGAAATTTCCTGATATAAGAATTGACGGAATAGAATAAGACCCCCACCCTTAAGGTGGGGTTTTTTGTTTTCTTCTTTTTAATCTATAACCCACTTTCCTATCATATATGTTCCCAATATCATCATAGAATAATGGTTTAACATAATCAAAAAAATTGTCGATACCATAATAATCAATTTCGTCGTATAGTTGATGAAGAACCTCATCAATAAAATCCTCTCTATTGTATTCATCAACATCATAATACTTAATAACTTTTGGTATTGTTGATTTTATTAAATCAAATCTTCGTAATAAATCTATTGGAGGTTTATTTGATAGTAATTTTTTATATTGAATCTCTGTTAATATTATTTCCATATTAATAAATACCCTAATTGTTGAGTATTTATAATAAATAAATTTAATATGGGGAATATTGTTAGACTTACTGAAGGTGATTTGATTAATATTTTAATTGGAGGGGATATTCGTATACCTTCCAGTCCGGACTCACTTCGTTCGATGGAATCCCATCCCCTTTTTTTTTAGAATCTAATTAGGTGATTTAAGACCTATGATGTTTTGATATTTTGGGAATAAGGTATCGTATTGGATTAGTATCTCATTAAGATTCTTGATATTCATAAATTCATTTTTTCCCGGGAGTTTTAGGTTGGACTCTATTGTAAAGATTGAACATACTGATTTAAGTTGTTTTTCGAAATCCACCGCTCCTTTTGCTTGTAATGTGTTTCCTCTTAGAACTTCGATTATTTCTATCTTATGGTGGTCGGTCCATCTTTTTTCTGAGAATCTTCCGGTTACTGAGTTTTTGGTATAACCAATTTTAATCATGTCTATACCATCCACTTTCATATGAACAACATATACGATGTGTTTCCCGAAACAAGTGTCAATTCTATTATAAAGGTAATCCGTGATTTTTGGATATTCGGTTATAAGGTTAGTGATAGTTTTAATTTTATCATCTATCCCCTCCGTTTTCGAGTTCTCGTATTGTTCATATAAATTCATGGGTTAAATATATGGAATAATTTTGGGATTAACAAATTATGGTCTCTCCCAGTTCGGACTCACTTCGTTCGATGGAATCCCAACCCTTTTTTTTATTATATATTTGGTGGAATAAAAAATTTATTATATCTTTGCTTTCTAAATAAAAAATTATGGAAAAAGAATTTATACCTTACGAACAAGCATTAGCTTTAAAAGAATTAGGATTTGATGAACCTTGTTTAGGATATTATGTAGGTAAAGATAGAGAGGTTTATATATCAAATGAAACTATATCTGCTCCTTTTCAATTTAGATTAGAATCTAAAACAACATTTGTAGCACCACTTTACCAACAAGCATTTAGATGGTTTAGAGAGAAGTATAATTTAGATAGTTGGATTACTAAAGAAAACAAATATCAACAACCTTATTGTTGGTATATCCAAGATAATATCACTGAATATAATAGTGATTTTAGAATAGGCGGATTAATATGGGATACTTTTTTTCAAACTTACGAAGAAGCAGAACTTGAATGTTTGGTCAAGTTGATAGAAATTGTTAAGAAGCAAAACTTAAAAAATTAATAGAAATATGCAAAAAATAAAAGATTATTGGGGGTTAGTAATTTCATTATTACTCTTATCATTACCATTGTTAGCTTTAATATGTAATGTCTTAAAAAATTAATAGAAATAGTAAAAAATGATGTGGAACTCCAAACCAAAAACAACTGAACCCTTATCTCGAATTGATATATTGAACGAGTATAAGAAAAACCGAAATCAATATTATTATGAACTAATTAAATCCATTATGGACGGTGCCATTAGTCAATGTACTGATGTTGTTCTATTGGAACCAATCAAAAATCATTACCCACATTACTCATACAATGATGTGGTGATTTATTATGATGATAATATCCATAAAATGTTATTGGATGATGACATTGCTTCGTATGCGGATTCAAGTAATAACATTGTGATAACAATAGACCCTCAAAGGGTTTCACTATTCAAAAAATAAGTAAGGTGAAAAAGAAAATGACCATTACGGGAATCTTTAATGATTTCTTCACAAATTACGAAGATAAGGTGAGCAGTGCTTCATTTGAGATTGATGATGAATTGGATTGTACTTGTTATAAAGAGAGTGGAAGATGTTTGGTTCATTTTCCACCTGAAGGTTATGTGATGTCCGATATTAATGAAACAACATAATGGAAAAATTGGTTCATGAATATCTTAATTCTATTGTTGGTGATAACCCCACCTTATCGGTATCGAAAGAGAGTAACCATTTTGAGAGGGCGTTTAAGATGTTTAGTTATTATTATATTGTGAATGGAGTTAAGGTTGGTTCGAGACCACATAGTGTTAGTAAAATATCTATGAAGTCTGAGTTATACAATAGTATAAGAAAACTATTTGGATTAAATCATGTGGATACTTCACAATATTTTAATAATTGGTTAAATAATATCCCTGCTGATGAGTAATTCGTATAGTGCTCTTCGTCCGGTTTCTCACTTCGTTCGAGGGAATCCCATTCCTTTTTTTCATTATATATTTGGTGATTTGAATTCTTTGTTTTATATTTGCTTTCTAAATAAATTATATATGAATCATTTTTTGGTTGAAAGAAAAAAGGGTCCATCTTATGTTGGAGTATCAGTTGAGTATAGGATATACCCGGATGATAAACAAAAGAGATGGTTATTTGATATTGGTAATAAATTAAGAGGGGGATATAATCTTTTGGTTAGTGAATTTATTGATGGGAAAGATTTTAAGGACTTTCCTGCTCCGAACTTAAAGAGTAAATCTCTTTTCTCTAATTATCTTTCAACGATTAATTGGTTTGATAATGTTCCATCAATATTTAGGGAATATGTTTCTGAATCTTTGGTCACATCAATTAAAAATTTCAGAAAAAAACCAAAATCAAGAAAACCTTCGTATAAGAAAAAAACGAATATATTGAAATTAACGACTAATTCAAATAGTATTAGTCGTGGAAGTTTAAGTTTGGATTGGGATAATAATGAAATTAGGTTTGCTCCTACTTTACTTAAAAAAGTTGGGATAAATCCAATTATAAAATGTAAGTTTCATAAACAATTCAAAGGGTCTACACCAAAGTTAATGTCAATCCATAGGAAGTCTGATGGTAATTGGTATTTATCTTTAACATTGGATTTAAAGGATACTGAAATTGTTAAGATTAATAGTTCGGGTAAATCATTGGGAATTGATGTAGGTATTAAAGATATGGCAATTACATCCGAAGGACTTAAATATCAGGTACCAATTGAGAGGATTAAAAAATTGGAAGATAAGATTTCAATTATTCAAAAGAGTATATCTCGTAAGAACAGATTAAACAAGGGTAAACCTAAATCCAAAAATTATTGGAGAGTAATTGAGAAGAAGGGTAGATTACAGAATGAATTAAATAATATTAGAAAAGAATATCACAGATATGTTGTTGGTGTTTTAACTAAAGGTAAGTTTTCTAAAATACAAGTTGAGGATATTCGTTTGTCATTTATGTTACAGAATAAACATATGGCTAAATCCACTGCAAGAATCGGGATTCGTTCATTTGTCGATTATTTGGGAAGTGTTTGTAATTCAAAAGGAATTGAATTTAATAGGATTGACCCCCGTAATACAAGTAAGACTTGTTCTAACTGTGGGGATATAAATACTGAGTTAAAGTTATCCCAAAGGGAATGGACCTGTAAGTCTTGTGAGGAACACCACGATAGAGATATAAACGCAGCAAAAAATATCAGAGAAAGTTTGTTAGTTAGAGAATAATTACTTATCTTTGTATCATAATAAAAAAGTTCTTAAACATATTGGTAACTCGCGTGTGTGTAACACGTTAAAAGGTTAAAACACTGTATGCAGATATAACCCGGGTAAAAGAACACGGTCAACGTGTGATTGCCGGAACGGTTAGGCGGCTAGGGGTCTCAAAACCTCATTATCCGAGAACGGATAGACTATCACAATTTCATTTGAAAAGCCATTATTGGGATGTGTCTCGATTTTAAAGGTAGTCACAACGAGGACACCGATATAAACCTCGTTAATAGGGTTGGGAATCATCACAATTTGAAAGGTAGTTACAACATAAAATCCCCAATTGAATAACATTTTGAGTTGGGAATCATCACAATTTGAAAGGTAGTCGCAACCGCTGTAAGTTAGCCTCAACGAAATTCAAAGTTGGGAATCATCACAATTTGAAAGATAGTCACAACATAACATTTTAACTCTAACAGGGGAGCAAGTTGGGAATCATTACAATTTAAACACAAAAAAAAAATGTTACCAATATGTTTTTAAACATACCCCATTTCTTTAATTAGATTTGGGGTTTTTTATTTGACATAACCATAAATTAGAATTATACTTTTATTCCATAAGGTATATTCATTATGGTAAAAACAAAAACAATTTCATTTCTAAAATACAATAAGTTCGAGTTCGGGGAACAGGTCGTTAGTCAATTCGTGGTCTTTGAGTGTAAGTGGTTATTCTCCATCATCTTTTTTTATTTTCATAAATCTCTTGGTAGTCAGGACCGGTTTCATACCCACGCTTTTAATGCGTGGTCTGTGAAACTGTTTGGTGAGTATGATGAACAAATCTTGGATGATGAGGTTAGTGGAGAATATCGTATTGTTCGTAGGGAGAAAGTCTTGGTTTATTTTCCCCGGGATTCATATCACCGGATTTCTAATAGTAACGGATGTATGACCGTATTGTTTTCCGGTCCATGGAATAAAACTTGGAAGGAATATATTGATGGGGAGGTGGTTCATTATGGGTGGGGGCGGGAGTAGTCTCACTTCGTCCGGTCACTCACTTCGTCCGGTCACTCACTTCGTTCGATGGAATCCCAACCCTTTTTTTGGTTATGTGGAATCTTTGTTATATCTTTGTAAAAAAGTAGTATATGAAAAATGAAGATACTTTATTTCCATCCCCGAACGATAAGAAAATTGAAGTCCCCGATACATTAAAGGTTGTCATACTGAAGATGTGCCCCGAGATTATTGATGTTGTTTCCACAGGATATAGGGAACAAATTATATATGACCCAATAAACTTCTCCCCGATATATAAATATTTGGTTGGAGTTGACATCCATTTTGATAACCACAATGGAATGAAGAAAAGTAAACATGAATATAGTACGGAGATTAATGATTATTTTAAAATGACTTACGGTAGTGAGATGGGATTTGTATCATTCCATGTTCAGTCATTTATATTCCCCCCTGAAAAAAACAATAAGGATAAATTCTTTGAACTGTTTGAAAAAGTTAATTAATAAAGTTCTAAATAATTCCATTGAGGGATTTGTGTGCTATGAATACAAAGAATCTTATTGGATTATTAATCCTATCACAAATCAGTGGGTTTTTTATTGCTCATACTTTTTTGGAAATATAAAATAATATTCGTATCTTTGTCAAATAAAAAAGAAACAAATGGATGGATTAACAATTGGTGTAACGTGGAGACGTGAAAACGATAGAAACTACTTTGACATTGGATTCCCAAAAGACCAAGAGGCATTATCTGTTAAGGAATCAACAATGATGTTGGCTGCGGGTATGTCTTTATTAATGAAGGCTGGACATAAAAACGGAGATTTTAAAGATTACGAGATGATGGAACATGTAATTAATTATTTGAAAAGTGAGTTTGTATCCACAGAATCTTTTGAAGATGCTGAGATTCAACCAAATATATTTAAAAATAATGTCTAATAAAAAGATTATGGGAAAAATAATAAACACCTTAATTAATTCTTCTGTCCAAGGTGTTGACACATATAATCATAATGGTTCCACTTGGTTAATCTTTACGGAGTCCAAACAATGGGTGATAGAATTAACTGAAAGTAAAACCCTGTGGTATAATTTTAATTTCTTTAAAAATCTTTTTGGGTATGCCTCATTGGAGGTTGTTCAAAACCAACACCTCATCACAAAATGGGTAGAAGATAATGTAATGAATGGTTCTAAGAATACCGCGTCACCATCTCAAACACCATCATATAATCTGATGGAGGTTTTTGAGAATGGGATTAAAGAAACTTGTTGGAACCCGGAAGATAATACAAGTTGGGTTGAAAATGTTATTAAAGGCGGAGTAAAAGAAACCTGTTTGGAAATGAACATTACTGAAGGTGAGGTTGATGACATCATACAAGATGGTGTGAAGAAAACTAAAGGGGTGAAACTAACCAACAAATCATTACAAATGGATGGTTCTTGTGTTATTGAAATTGTCATACAAGATGGAGTGAAAATGACTTCAAAATTAGAATCTCGTGAATATACCGGAGACATTGATGATGCACTTGAAAATGGTGTTAAAAGTTCTAACCCACGACAATATGTGGGAGAAGACATAATTGATAAGGTGATTGACAAGGGTGTTAATGAAACTTACTATGATGTATATCAACACAAAGGAAGAATTGATGGTGTGATTAAAAATGGAGTTAAAAAAACAAAAAAATTGAATGAGGTCGTTGTTGATTGGATTGGTGATATAATTGAGAATGGTGTAAAAGAAATAAAACCATTACCAGACCAAAGTGGAGAACTAATAGGTTATGGTAATTATTATCACGGTAAAGAAGATAGAACAAAAGCTTTTATAGATTATCTTGAGGAAACACTTGAGAAGGGTGTTAAAATTAATTAGACCTACCTAAGGAAACTCCGATTCATGAATATTTATTGGAATGAAGATAATAATAACAGAAACCCAACAAGAAAGATTATTTAAGATAATTTCAAATCTCTTGGATGACAAATACAGTATTGAATATACCAATGATAATCATTGGGTCTGGTATGATGGATATGCCGCAAGAATGAGATTAATTCCTAATGGTGAACTACGAGTTAGTTCAATAATGATAGATTATCTTGTTTCACTATTTGGTTTAAATGAAGAAACATTAAAAGACTTTATAAAATATTACATGTCAATACACGATAAAGAATTTAATAGACTATTCATTATTGGTTAAATAAAAAAAAAATATTATGGAATATAAAATTAATAAAGAAGAAAAAACTATTACAATTTTTGATAGTGCGGGTAAAGTTGATGAGATTAAATCAATAATGTCATTATTCCCCGATTACACTTTAAAAACTGGAACCCCAAAACAGGAATGTGTATGTGACCCCGATAAAGGTGGTGATGGTGTGTGTAAATGTGAAAAATAAAAAGAAATTAAAATAAATGATGACAAGAAAATTAAGCAAACACATCGAAGATGAGCTCTTCGATAAAGAAAAAAGGGATATACCAACTGTGTTTCCTGAACAAAGAGTAAAATTACAAGAAAATGTTGAACCTAAACCGGTTAAAAAGAAAAAACCTTACTATCGAAAGAAATATAATAAACCAAAAACTATTGAGATTATACCGGAACCGACTAAAAATTATGGTTTTTTTGTTGGGGTATTAGTTGGATTTCTTTCGGGTTTATTGGTTTCTTTAATTTTTACTATATTAACTTAATAAAATAACAACCCTACTCTAATCGGTAGGGTTTTTTTATTATCTTTGTTGGATGAAAAATTTGGTATTTAAATATTTTGATACTTTTTGTTACGGGGAACTGTGTGAGGATGTAGAACACAAAAATTGGCTTAAACCCGATAACCTTTCGGACGCTTTCGGGTATTCAACAGAGTGTAATCAGATTTTTTATAACGAATTACTACAACATAACATCTATTCGATGTTTAGTGTTGGTAGAACTGAATTTAGAGAACTTTTGGGTGAGTGGTTTGAACACCGGTATCAATTACCGGTTTCGATGGTTTTATAATTACTCTTTTTAACCTTTTAAGTATTTATCATTATGAATAAAAAGAAACGATTGGTATTTAAATATTTTGATATGATATATTCCGATTATAAAAAACACATGCGTAGACCGGTAACCATGGAGTCACCAAATGTTTTATTTGAATATAAAAATGAGGATGGTAATGTCGCATTTAAATTCGATACTTCTACTCAAATATTAAATTTTAATAATAAGGATTTTTATACTGCATTGAATATGTTAGGATTCACTACTTCAGAGTTTGCAAACATATGTAAAGAATATGCCGCGGATAAATTTGATTCAACAGTCATATTGAGGTCACCAATTTATAATTCATTAAAAAATAAATAATTATGGAATATATTATAACAGAGTCTCAATTCTCCACAATTCAGACAAATAACCCCGGTTCCATTATCAGAATGGTGCGAAAATTCTATAATTCCATGGATATGGAAGGTATTTGTGAGTTAGATGTTGGATATGACGAGGAAGATAACAATTTTCATTGTTATTTAATTATCGATAAGGATTGGTATACTAAAAACCCTATTGAAAAAGATTTAAAAAACGCTAAAATTCGTAAATATGCAAAGGAACTTAAAGAAAAAATAAACAATTATTTGGGAATTTATATGTTTGTTGGACATTATGTAAGTCCATTACCTTGTGAATCATGAGATACATTATAACTGAAAGTAGATTAACCTCAATAATTGAAAATTGGTTGAGTGATAATTACGGTAATTTGGTAAGTGCGGTTATGGGTGGATATAGATTATATGTCCCATCTGAAGACGACATAACCGTTATTTTTTCTGTCAGCCCAAATTCGGAGAATCTAATTATGACTGAGAAACTTTTTAATTCTATGATAGATTTATTTGGAATAGAAAAAGAAGGAATAATTAGTGGTCTTGTGATGAAATGGTTTAATGAAAAATATAATCAAAAAGTTATTCGATTTAGAATTGAGCGTTTCTCATAAGTCTATATTTTCCACTAAAAAGAGAAAATTAAGTATAATTGTCCTTTATTTTCTATTATAACCAGACACTGAGCAAATATTTTCCATTATAACAAGATACTTATAATAAAATAACAAATGAAACACATATTAAATAATTTATCTGCTGAGGAGAAAAATAGTATCCTTGAACAACACACCGGAGGAATGAAAGTCATGACCGAGAATTTCTCTAAATTGATTAATTCAAAACTTGGAGATTCAAAACCATTAGTGGAAGAAAAATCTAAGAAAAAATAATCTAAATCCCACCCATTAAAGGTGGGTTTTTTTATCCCCATCTCTCAATAGAATAGCAACTTCAATCATCTCTTGAACTCCACCATATCCACAGGAACAAGATGATAAACCCATATTACTTAAATAATATTTTGCTTCTTCTACTGTCATACTGATAAATATTGATTGAATTTTTTTATATAAAAACTTTTTCATATATTTGTCAAAAAATAATCTATGGCGACTTATAAAAAAGGATGGACTCCTGAGGAAAAAAAAGTGATTGACACCAGTAAAAAAACTGTAAAAACCGTATTTGAATCGGTAACGTCCTCAATGTTCCCATTTGATAATATATCATTTGAAAATATAAAGGAAACTTTCATGTATCGATACATCCGTAATTTTATTGGAGGGTTCTTAATCATTGGGTTTCTATTACTAATTCTTTATTTAGGCACTATTTTTGTGACTTGGAGTGTTCCTAAAGGAAATGATAGTCCAATAGATGGACCAACAAAAATGTTTTTTAGATTATTATTTTTAGGATATCTATTTGTAATACTTTGCTTGACAATTGATGAAGATTAATCCAATTAACGGTATTTATATATATGATTGAAACTTCGTTAAAAAAATTATTACTTACAATGTTGAAGGATGAATATCCTCAGATTAAAGATATTGTAGTAGAACCATCTGACCTTGGTGATTTTATTGTATATCGGGTAGGTATTGGTATGAAACATAACGATTTACTAAATCTTAATAAAACTGACGAAAACATATTAAAAGATAAAATTAAGAATTTATCAAAATATGTTTTAGGTAAAAATGAATGGTTAGAAAACACTTTTTTTTACGACCCCCAACAATATTAATAAAAAAATATTCATCCCACCCATTGCCGGTGGGATTTTTTTTTCTATCTTTGTCCCATGAATATAGATTTAATAGAAAAATATTTGGAAGATAAGTATGGTAGTTTATCTCTAACTAAGAAACGAAATGATTATATCCTTAATGATTTATTTGATTATAATATATTGGAAAAAGAATTAAGATGGTATATTGATGTTGAGTCGGATTTATTTGCTTGGTTTGGCCCTGGTAATTATTATCGGGTCATACATGATTGGTTTATCAAAAGATTCGGTAAAGAAATTGGATATGACAAATAAAGAATTATTTTTAACCTTTTTTGAAGTGGAGAGTGCCACCATTATTGGTATTAAATACCGAAACATCGATAAAATTCAGTTAATATTGAACCCCACGGAGAGGAACAAATTTATGGATAAATTACCCATCAGACTTTTAATAGATAGAGAATATGGTTATTATTCTCGTGTTATGGGTACCTCCGATAAAATGTTTAACCTATTTACTTATTTGGGACTCAATACAAAAGAGATTATTAGTATTTGTCGTGAGATTCATGAAGATATGGGAAGTAGAGAATTAATTGTACCTTAATGGTATTTATTGTCAAATACTAATCATGTCAAAATCAAGAAAACCCGGGAAACCAAAAAAGAACAGAGCAAACACTCTAAAAGATTTAAAAAGAATGAATAAGAACAATGAAATTCTTAGTCGTTTAAAAAAAGAACTTTAATAAAAAAACCTTATCATAATTGATAGGGTTTTTTTAATTGTATTCGTAAAAATTCTCACCATCGGTTGTAAATCTAAGACCGAGTCGGAGATTTGGTAAATCATAATATTTTAAAAGGTTATAACATTCCTCAACTATTTCCTCTTCAATATCTTGTTCGGTTCCGTCCATTAAAAATTCAATTTGAACTTTATCTCCGTTAATGTCTTTTCGATGTTTTAATTCGTATTCAACAACATCTTCAAATTTGGGAAGTATGAAGTTATCTAATAATTTACGCACGATTTTTAATTCTTGTTCCATAATAATAAATACCACATTATTTCCTATTTTTTTTTGTAAATAATAATTCAATTCCATATCTTTGTGAAAAATAAATAATAATGGGATTAACTGAAGACCAACAAAAAGGGTTAGATATGATGGTTAAAATTTTAAGTAAAGAATACCCTTATATTATCGGAGCGTCTCCTAATATTGGAGATTTTGAAGAATATTCAACATTATTTACAATTAAATTGATAATGAGTAAGTTAAAACTTGAAAAATGTTTTAAACAAAAAGTAGATAATAATTGGAATGAATTTTGGAGACTTGGTAATTTATTTTATCCCAACCCGGACCCCGAAGATTTACTTGTTGAAGAGATAAGAAGTTTAGGGAAAATGTTTTATGATGTAATAACTGATGAATATCAATTTAATAGCACGTTAACCAAAGGAGAGTTTAGACAAGTAAAAATAAATTCATTCATATTAGATGACAAAAATTGAAAAAGAAATTGTAAAAATGATTGAGGATAAATATGGTTATCCCTACATGACATACGATAAGGCGGAGCAAACTTGGACTAATAATTATTTTCTGTTTGATATTAAGACAGAAACAATTTATAGTTCGGATAAAGTTAAACTTGAATTAGGGAAACGGTTCGGCGCAAAATTTATTGAGAATAATTATTTCAATCTTATTTCAAAATGGTTTAAGATTAGTAACAAATATAATGTAAAGGAAGTTATTTAATTTCTTGGTATTTATAACATATGGAATTAAATAAAATCATAAAGAAAGTATTAAGGGAGGCTGTTGGCATTCCTGAAGGGATTGTTGAAACTGCTGAATTGGTTTACGGTCAATTAATGAGTGAACTTAAGTCTCTCAATTCGATAAGTGAAGACGATGAGAAACTTCATTTTCGTTTAAATGGTGATTATCAAATATCAGATTACAAATTTAAAAAAATCGATTTAACCTTAGAAATTATACGAACAGACCAAGTAGATAAAGGAACGCTTGTGGGAATGTCGTTTAACTTTAAATCGAGATTGGATAATAATACCTTTAAAGTAATTCACCAACCAACTAAAAAGAAAATTGAATTATCAGTATCAGTTGCTATTCCGGAAGATGGGGATTTAAATTCCGTGGTTCAGGAACTCGAAAACGAAAAAGAAATGTCTATTAGTTCTCTTAGTCATGAGTTAATGCACTCTTATGATAAATTTAAAAAACCGATATCAAATCCATCACAAAGAGCTGATTATGAAGCTTATAAAAATATTAGATTTGGTATTGACCCAATTGACGACTTTTTACATAATTTATATTTTATTCATTCAATTGAGAATATTGTGAGACCAAGTGAAATTGCTGCGGATTTAAAATCAGGTAGTATTAACAAAGAAGGATTTTTAGTGTTTTTAAAAAATAATCGAGTTTATAAAAAATTAAAAGAGATTAATAGTTTTACATATGAGGGACTCAAAAAAGAATTACTAAATCATGTGAATATAATTCGAGAGAGATTAGAACAAAGTGGAATAGATATTATTCCGGAGGATAATGAAGAATTAGTTAACACTGTTTTAGATTTACTTAGGATTAATTTGGTAAATGGTAAAGGAACCGTATTAAAACAAGATTTGACCACTAATTTTTTTGAGGAGATGATGGGATTTTCAGGTAAAAAAGAAGAAGTATTTAGAAATTACGTTAAAAAAATTCAAAAATATGATAATACTGATGACTTCTTTAGAAACGAAGAAAAAATGTTTAAACGAACATCATATGATTTAATAAAAAAAATTCATAAACTATACTCTATTTTGGATAAGAACAAAGAAACAAATGAATCAATAATTAATTGGGATTTATATCATAAAATAAAAAATACACCAATTGTAATTGAGAGTGAACTTAACACCGATGACGATGGGAGAAAAGTTAAATTAATTCAAAAATATTTAGATAATGTATTAGTTCCGGGAAATAAACTTATTTGTAAAGCACAAGTTGTTCGACTTGTAAATAACGATGAATACTTAATTAGAATTTGGGTTAATCAAAATGAACCTCACACTCAAGATGATTCAGATGATTTAGTTGATGATACATGGGATGAGATTTATAATATGTTCGAAGTCTCGACAGCAATCCACAGAGTAAAATCAGAATGTTAAAAAAAAATATAACCCTTCACCTCGAAGGGTTTTTTATTTGAAAAATATTTTATATCTTTACCCAAAAGATAATTCATGGAAAACTCACATATTGTAGAATGGGATTTAAGAGGGTGGATGGGAGTTGAGGAACCAACACCGTACGCACAACGAGAGTGGAATAAGACTCTCCTTAGTAAAATAATGTTGATATCAAATAAAATACATCAATCATCAAGACGAGGTGGTGCTGATACAATAATTCTTCATCCCGACCTTGAGATATTATTACATCCTGATTCTTATGATGACCATAGAAAAAAACTTATTAGTAATATTGATGTTATCTTGGACCCGACGATGGAAAAAGACCGAATCGAAATAAACAATAGAAAGTCATTAGAAGATTTAAGATTTATTCCATTCACAAATGACGATGAAAATACAATCGAATTCAAACCCCTTATTTCCTGCACGAACGAAGAAATTGTAAAATACATTGAAGGTCTTGTTGGATTTGTAATGATTGAAAACATTTAAATATGAATAAGTGGGAACAATTTGAATATATTTTAAAATGTCTTGTACCGTCATATAAACAAAGGTCAAGATTATCTTTAACCGTAGAAAGTAATAATTTTGCGTATTCACAATATATTCGGGACAACAAATGTATTTGGAGACTTGAAATTAGTAGGGGTAGTGAATTTTTTGAGGATATAAAAACAATTTCAGATTTTTGTGGGATATATTGGGAATATATGACATATACGATGGAACATGAACTTATTTTAGAATTGACAGAAAATAGAGAAGAAATAACACCAATTTTTTGGTAAATTAATAATAACAAAAAAAAATAAATATGAGAGAAGAAAATTTCGCAGAATTGGTTGAAGAGTTATCAAATTATTATAATACTTCAATGTATGACGATTATCTACGTAGAGCGTTAGGGGTTATAATGGAATCTAATCTTTGTTCTGAGATTGAATTACCGAAAGAAAAAAAATCAGAAAAACCAAAATTTAATCAAACCAAAAAATAACCCTCACGAATGAGGGTTTTTTCATTATAAATCTATTTATAAATATGAAATATGTAATAACAGAATCTCAATTCAAAAGATTGACGGAAGATAAAGATAATGATTTTGAATCTTATCTAACAAAACGATTCCCAAAGATTAACGATTTAAAAATGGAAAGAAGTAATAATGTAGTTTCAGGTCCACATCGTAGATATATTAATCCGGAAAATAATGAACTTTATTTTAGAGTTGTTTTTAAAACAGTACCAAGTTGGGAATCGGGTGTTGGTGCTTCTGACTCAGATGAGTTTATTCGTCTATATGTATCCCCAAAAATATACGCATATATTAAAAAATACGGGATGAATTTTGAATATGATTTAATGGGGTGGTTTAACAGAACTTATAATGAAAATGTAAATTCTGTTCTTAAAAAGGTGATGGAATAAATATGAAATATATTATAACAGAATCTCAATATGGTAAATTAATTGAACAACGAAAAAATTTGGTTCAAACCTTCATGGAGACAAAATTCCCTGAAATGGGTAGACTAAGAAAAAGACAAACTAGAAATATGACTTTAGGCCACGGATATAAATTTTTCAACCCAAAAACTAATGATGTGTTATTCCATGTTGTTAGTGGTGGTCCGGTTTATCATGTGAAAGGTGGTGAAACAAAACCTCTTTACGAAGGTATTAGATTATATGTCAATTCAAGTTTATATGAGTCATTAGAAAATTATATAGGGAATTTTAAAGAAGAATTACTACAATGGTTTAATGAAACTTATAAACAACAAACTAATAGAGTTATGAGAGGAATTCGATAATCAACCATTCATTATTCTATAAGAATGTTTATAATTACATATGAAAGATACTGTAGGAACAATTTTAGTAGAAGTAGACAAGATTATATTAAAACCTTTTGAGGGTGAAGAAGAAATTTGGGAAGAATCCAAATCTTTGATAAACACCATTGGAACCAAATTTATCTTATTTGAAGGTAAAAAGTATTATCCTGAAAAATAATAGAACCCACCGACAGGTGGGTTTTTTGTTCATCATCATATTTATTATTATGAAATATATTATTACAGAAAAACAAAATAAGTTGTTAATGGAAGTTAGAGTTCCAAGAGAAGAACGAATTGAGTTATATAGAAATGAGGACGTTGTGGTCGTTATCCCATTAACACATCGAGCGTTACGTAAATACGCCACATATTGTCAATGGTGTATTATTAGAGATGTCCATGAGTGGGAACAACATCATCAGGGAACATCTATGGTGATTGTTCAAAGACACCCAATACCAATTAAAAAAGGTATTACAGGTAATCCAACTTTTTATGAAATATATTCATTACATAGATTAAGAAACGAATACGATGATTTGGAATATGTTAATGATGTTTTGAATTATAATTTTGAATCTGATGAGATTGCTTTGGAGTATTACGAGGAATTAATTAATGATATAAATAATTTTGGTTTGAACTCCGTATATTACGGGAATGATAACGACATTTATGATTCAGGTGATAACTACTTACGAAGTTTTGGGTACGATATTAGTAATGTTCCCAATATGACACCCAAAATTATTAAAATAATGGATGATTATTTAGAATATAATACATTAAAATAATACGTTTATGACAAGAGAAGAAGTAAACCAATCACTCAAAATGTTTGAGAAATTTCTACAATCCGATAAAGGTCTCGAGATTGCTCATCGATATTCAGACGATATTTGGTTTAAGTTAGATGATATCCAAACAATTACCGGTGCCGGTGAAAGTTTATACGCAGGAGGGAAATATAATATTTTCATTAAAATTGGTCATCCGTTTAATTCCACTGTAATGGTGAGTTGGAAAAACCAACCAAAGAAACAAGATATTGAAAAAGATTTAGAACAATATCTTCCATATTTTGGATTTACCTCTCAAGTGGGGATAGCAATAATGTAATGATGAAAGAACAAATTAGGAACATACTAAAAAACTATTTAAATGAAATAGTGACCTCAATACCAATTTCAAACCCAAAATCGTCACAATGTAAGAAATTCTACGATAGGCTTAAACGTGAATTCCCAAAAACTCCTGAATATATTTTAAGAGAATTTACTACAAATATTTTATGTGGTAATAAAGAAGTATTTCACGATGTAATGAATCAATTTTTTGGTGACCCAATACCATTTCTTGGAAAAATGTTATATAATTACCTGAAAGGTCCATGGAAACTACAAATAATTCAAGTAAATCCCGAAGATTTTACCGAAAATACGATAAATGCTTTTATTGAAAGAGAATTTGGGAATGTTGATGCCTATATGGTTCCTAATGATAAGGAAAGAATGGATATTCAACGAGAATTAGCCTCTTCAACAGGTAAAAATGAACCAATTATCGTAATTAAACATAAAAATGGTAAATATGAATTAGTTGAAGGTTGGCATAGAACTATGTCATCATTAAAACTTGGTGATAACGGTGAAGACCTCAAAAATTGGGATAAAGTTAAGATTAGGGCTTTTGTTTCAGAGAAATAATTCCTCAATATTCTGTTTTCCTTCTAAATTTAATGAATGTACCCTAATTTCGGGTAATTTTACCTCTTTATTCTCACAATAATTAATTAACCATTGAGCAGCATCATAACCGGTGTTACCATTTAACATTTTATAGTCAATATTTGATTGATTTTCAGTTAAATAGTGGTTTTGAGATAAGTCATGGTCAAAGGACACTAGTTTCGGGATACCAAATCGTTGAATAAGGTTAATAAACTGATAAAAATCCCTTACAACTACCCAAGTATCATTTTCCTCATAAATGGGGTCAATTGTGTTCTTAAATACATCATAAGGGGTTCTATTGTCGTCTAAAAATAATTTCATACTACAAAAGTATGGAATTAAAGTGAAATTTCAAAACGATTCTTCATTATTTCCAATTTATCTTCAGGAACTCCGTGTTCATTGACTCCCCCGTGTCTATTTTCAACAACTAAAGAGTAAACTCTATATCCGAAGTATTCCGCCATCTCATTATATTCCGTCATTTCCCACTCTTGGGTGAATGTATTGGAAATAACAATTCTTTCCGTGTCGTGAGCCATCTCATATCTTACATTAATTTTACACCACTCGTGGGCGTGTTTAATGTTGGATGGAACAAACTCATATACACCAGTCTCCGGATTAATAAAAAACATATCGGCTTCGTAATGAACTCCACCTAGTGATTCTGCTAATGTTGTTTTACCACTTCCTGGTATTACGGGAGCCCCCTTAAAAGGAATAGTTCCTTCAGGGGGCTCACTTTTTTAACTAAATTATCCATATTTTATGTTTTTTTTTTATTTTTTAGTGTATTTATATTAAGAGGTTCCCCTTAATTAGGGGACAAATATAATAATTAATTTTAATTAAAAAAAATAATAATGTCAAATCTCACAAGAAAATGCCCTATTTGTGGTGTAACAATAAGTTACACTAACAAATACAATATGATAAAAGCGGATAACAAAAATAGTAATTGTAAAAGTTGTGGGTTAAAATTAACTATAACCGAAGATAGGAGAGAACGTATGAAACAACGAGTTCTTGGCGACAATAACCCTATGTTTGGAAAATTTGGTGAGTTAAATCCATTTTTTAATAAAAAACATACTGAAGACACCAAACAAAAAATGAGAGAAAAAAAAGATTTTTCAGTATATAAAACAGAAGAATTTAGGGAAAAAATGAGAATTTTATCATTAAGTAATGTCACTATGTTTGGGGACTCTACTTATTATTATTATTGGGTTGATAAATATGGAGTTGAAGTTGCGGAAGAAAAAATGAAAAAATTAAAAATAAAACAATCTAAAAATACTTCAGGAGAGAATAACCCTATGTTTGGAAAATCTGTCTATGATGTTTGGGTTGAAAAATATGGAACCGAAATTGCTAATGTTAAATTAGAACAATTAAAAATAAAACAATCTAAAAATAGTTCGGGAGAGAATAACCCAATGTTTGGAAAACCAAGTCCTGTTGGTTCCGGTAATGGTTGGTCAGGATGGTATAATAATTGGTTTTTTAGAAGTATTAAAGAATTATCATACATGATTAATGTTATTGAAAAAAATAACATTGAGTGGATTAATGCAGAATCTAATATGTATCAGATAAATTATACTGATTATAAAGGTAATAACAGAACTTATACCGCTGATTTTATATTAAAAAACAAATATTTAATAGAAATTAAGCCAAAAAAACTTTGGTATAGTGATTCGGTGGTTAGAAAAAAAATATCGGCAATTAAATTTTGTGATGAAAATAATCTTACATACAAATTAAGAGATACACCTAATTTATCGTCTAAAAAATTAAAAGAATTGTATGAAACAAAACAAATTATTTTTACAAAAAGATATGAAGAAAAATTTGTTGAAAAATATTTAAAAAATAATGTTGATTGATTAAGTATTTATAAAATAAGTCGCCAAAATAATATTTTTTACGTATCTTTGTCCAATAATTAATTTTTTATGATAAATAAAACTCAATTAGAATACGTAAGTGAATTTTTGGATGGTGTTACCGTTGTGGTTGTATTTGAAGACGACCCACTATATGAACAAGTTAAAGACTATTTTAATGAGTATGGTTTTGGGTTTATGGTTCCGGGTAGTAATTTAATTATAATTGATGGAGAAATATTAGTTGGGCTGCCAGATGCCAAAGACATTTTAAAATTTATTGAAGCTCATGAGGTCACTCATGTATTATTAGGTCATGATGGACCAAGAAATGAACAAGATGAGATAGAAGCTGATTTGGGTGCCTATATTTTATTACAAGATAAAGGATATGATAAACCAATTGAATTACTTGTAAATAATTTCAAGGAAAGACATGGTATTGAGTTTAATAAAAAAATGACTGACAATATTAAAGTCAGATTAGAATGAAGGTAATTATTAGTGAAAATCAAGAAGATAGATTAAAATCAGCAATTAAAGAAATAGTCGAAGATATTAAAGTCCCATTATCAATAAAAGTCGATGTTGTATTTTCATCGACTGGTGCTACATATGTTTTAATTCCATTAAAAAATTATTTAATGAGTAAGGTAAGGGCAAAATATGAATCGTTAATTCGTAATAAAATAAAAAATTATATTGGTTTAGATGTTGAAGTTATAATGATGGAGAAATCAGATATTGATTCTTAATTGACAATATAAGATACTTTTCATATACTTCTCAAAAGATAAAATATGACTAAAGTAAAAATTTCTACAGACAAGGGAGATATGATTGCCGAACTATACGACAACGAGACTCCAATCGCAGTAAACAACTTCAAAGACTTAATCGGTAAAAAATTCTATGACGGATTAAATTTTCATAGAGTTATTCCTAATTTTGTAATTCAAGGTGGGTGTCCAAATGGTACAGGTTCCGGTGGTCCGGGATATAATATCCCATGTGAAGTTACCGCCCCTAAACAATTTCACGATAGAGGGGTATTGTCAATTGCACACGCAGGACGTAACACAGGAGGGTCACAATTCTTCATTTGCCATAACAGACAAGGAACCCAACATTTAGATGGTAATCACACTTGTTTTGGTAAAGTTAATGAAGGGTTAGAGGTAATCGACGCAATCAGTGCCGGTGATAAAATAAACTCAATCTCAATAATTGATTAATAATAATGTGTAGATTGTAATATAAACCCCCATCTATGGGGGTTTTTTGTTGTATTTATTTAATACAAGTATTTATCATCATGGGAAAGAAAATTAAAGTTCGTTTAACCGAACAAGAACTAATAGATTTAATTACAAAACAATTGTCCGGACAGGATAGTATGGATATTTTGAAAGGTATGTTATCCGGTAAACCTAAAGACACTTCGAAAAGTAATGGGGACTTAACAAACCCTATTTTAAGTTCAGGTGATAAATTCACAGAATTAAATTTAAACACGCCTGAAGGGTTTAAAGCATATAAAAATATTTCTGATAAATTTATAAATACTAGACCATCAAACTTATTAGGTATTAACGGTGAAATGTTAGCAAACGCAGCAAAACAATCATATAATAAATTTAAATCATATGTTCCACCAGAACTGGCATTATCCCAATTGTCTGCGGAAGGAGGATTTTCTAATAATCCAAAGGCAAGACCAATTAGAACAAAGAATCCATTTAATGTTGGTAATGTAGACAAAGGCCCTAATATTAGTCATGGGTCGGTTCAAAGTGGGATTCAATCATATTATGATTTAATGGCTAAAAATTATTTATCAGGTGGGAAAAACGCTTCAGACCTAATTGATAATTTTGTGAATGTGAAAGGTCAAAGATATGCGTCAAGTAAAGACTACGAAAATATGGTTAAAAAAATATCCTCACAAGTTAGTCAGATGTCCCAACCAATTTATGCATCATTAGGAGATAAAGGACAAACAGGTTTAGCGTAATATGAATAAGGATAGTAAAAAAGTTGAATCATTATTAGATGCTTTTTTTGGACATTCATCAGTTCATCCTTATCCCGTGATTAGAATTTTAAAAGAAATGAGGTCAACCTATGATGGTGATTATCCTTATTTTGAATTAGTATATGAGGCAAACAATTATAACCACCTATACGATATGGAAAATATAATTGAATTGGTTACCGGATATACCGGATTAAAAGAAGGTCGCGACTATTGGTTAGGTGTGACTTGGGAATTATTAGAAGATTAAAATGAAATACATTATAACAGAAAGTCAAAAAAATCGAGGTATTCTCAAATACCTTAACACCGAATATGGTGATTTGAAACCATATAAAACAGACGAATACCCTAACCACATATTCTTTATGAAAGATGGTGAAGTTATGTTTGACTATAATGAAAAAAATGGGGTTGCTCATGTCTCTTATACTCATATTTGGTCATTTTTGAAATCCTTTTTTGAGTTAAATAATGAGGAAATAGAAGACCTAACGAAAGCGTGGGTGGAGGAACATTACAAATTGGAGGTGACAACAACTATTGATGAATATTTGAGCCGTGTTTATTGGTGGAGGAACATTACAAATTGGAGGTGACAACAACGCTTTTGCGTTACATCGAAAAAGGAAAAAGGTGGAGGAACATTACAAATTGGAGGTGACAACAACCCACATTGATTTATTTCGGAAAAAAAAGTCTGGTGGAGGAACAATACAAATTAAGTAAATTATGAAATACATTATAACAGAAAGTAAATTAAATCAAACGGTTAAAAATTACCTAAACAACACTTTGGATATTGAAAATATTAATTGGACTCGTTTAACTGATGATTGGGGTCAGGAACAAGACGCAATTGAATTTTATTTAGGTGATTATATGGATGATGAAACATTGTTCAGGTTATATGGTGAAGACTATTGGACCGGAGCATCAGATTACCGAAAACCATTAAGTCCAATGTTGTATGTTGAAGACCAAGGACTTCTTAACTCATTAGAAGGTTATTTTAATGATAATTGGAAAGAAGGATTTAAAGAATGGTTTGTTGAAACTTTCAAGATACCTGTTAACACAATAGAATATTACATATGATAGATATAAATCAAAGAAAATCATTACAAAAACTACTCAATAGTGATATTATAAAAAACATATATCCTGTTATTGGAAATATAGATGTTCATTATTTTGAAAGTGAAAGTAGTATTACAAGTGATTGGTTAATTTTAGACATTTATTTGAATGACCCTGAAGTAAATAGAGATAATTATTGGGATAAATTTCAATTAGACCAATATTATTTAATTGACCATCATATTAGAAAATTATTACCTTATATTGGTATCAATAACGACAATACTGGTTTTAGGTACAGAATGTATGATACTGACTTTAATATAATTGAACGAAATGATAAATAACAATATAAGATTCCTTAAATATCTTATTGTTTGGGTAGGTTCCAATTTGGCAGTTCCATTTTGGGTTGTTGGTCACGTTCATCTAACAATGAATCTATATAAAGACATTTATGAAATTATTGCATCTTGTGGAATGAATATTTTAGTTATGGTTGCGTTTTGGTTAGAATGGAAAAAACATAAAAAAGAGAATAACTAATTACAATTTAAGAAATAATTATACATTTATAAAAAAACACAAAACTATGGCAAATTTAACCCAAGACGAAAAGGCAAGATTGTATAATGATATGATAATGAGATATCAAAGAATGCAAGAAGAAGTGAGACAAATTAAGGCGGAGAATTTTGAAGTTTCCGACTCGGACCAAGAAAAAATAAATTTAATTGAATCTAAAATGAAAAGACTTTTCAATGATTCTCAAAAATTATATTAAAAGATAACCTCTCCAACAAGGAGTTATTTTATTTTAATTTTAAACTTACGAAGTAACGATATATTTATCATTATATTTATAGATATGGGAACTAAAAGATTTACAATTACAGAATCAGAAATTAAATCCATCAAAAAACTTTACATGATGGAACAATCTGAAGAAAAAGAAGATAGAAAATTCTGCCATGGTGGAAATGTTAGGTCATTAGACGAGATTATGGGAGATGACGACGCGGAAGATTATATTGAGGGAGTGTCAATTAGGAAAAACGGTATTAATGGTTTAGTTGATAGATTAGAACTATTGAAAACACTTAGATTGCATCCAAAAGTTTCTGATGGTGGTGAACATCTGGCATCAGAAATCATGAACCATCTTAAATCATTCAAACCTTACAACTATTTTGACGAAACAAAAAAAGAATGTAATAAAGCGATGGATAAAATTATTGAACTTTATAAAGAAAATGAGCATGGGGAGGAATTAGTTAAAGACATTGAAAAGGTTTATTTAATGAATCATGTGTCCCCGCGGGCAAAAGAATTCTTAAAACACGGGATTTCAATGATTAAAGGTCGTTAAGTTGAACTTTTAAAAAATATCTTTTATAATTAGTGTTCCATTAGGGACACTTTTTTTTTTATGTCAACACAGTCACACATCGATAAGGTAGAATTGAGGGCGAATTTACTTTCGTATCCATCTCATGTCGGGTCACCAAAAATAGAATCAATCGATTTATCATCATTTAAAAGAAATGGGACTGATAAAGCGAACAAAATTTATGACACGAAATATAAAGAATTAATGCGAGACGCAGAGAACCTTTATAATTCATTTATTATTAACCAAGAGGTCTATGAGTCATCTTATCGTTTTGAACCCGTTATTGGTCAAATTTACCACCTATATGAGAATATTAAAGGTGGAAAGTTCTTATCATTAATAGAACCGAACTCATGGAAACAAAAACACATCTATTCAGTTACTTTAAATTCCGATATGATATGGATAAAGATAGAGTAAAACGACTGTGTAAAACGATATTAGAAACATCATATAGTGGGGTGACCATAACCGAGTTTGATATGACTCCAACATTTAAATATGATGATGAATTATTTAAATGGGTCCCTAATTCGTTCACTTTATTTATTCAAGTAAAAACATCAGAGTTCCCAAAAAATATACAATCAACATTAGAAGCGTATATAGGACTTGAATGTTGTGTAGATTTTCTTTAAATAGTTTAATTTTATTCTTATTTTTTGTAACATTTTATTAATAATTATGTATTTATTGTAAAATAGTTAAAAATATGCCTCAGGAATCAGTTTGGACAGTTATAATCACAGCATTAACCGTATTAGGTTCTGCAAGTGCTTGGAGATATTACGAAAAAAGAGCAGTAAGAAAAGAAAAAGATGAAGATTTTGTTCGTCATGATTGTAGAGATAGGATTGGTAAATTAGAAGTTTTACTACAGGAAAGTAGTAAAGAAAAAGACTCAATGAGAGACACTATTTTAAAATTAACCGAATCTGTGGCTCAATTAGCGATTAAAGTTGAATTTTTACAAAAAGAGAATAATGAACTTCATGAATCATTAAAATTGGCGAGGATTCATTAAACATCGAATCTGGTATAAGTTAATATTTTAGATTCCGGAAAAAAATATACCATAGAATCTTGGATTAGGACATGTGCTAGTGCGTCATTCATAACGTCTTCATTAATCGAATCCCCTAAAATAATAACTACCTCTAACATAATAGAATTATCTTTCACACCGGTATTCATCGAGTGAACTTTAATTCTTGCTTTGTCACCATAGAACTCTTGTACCGCGTCTCCACGGAAATCATTGATGTAACTTTCGATTAAGCGAAAGAATCTGCGTTTCTTATCTATCATAATAAGAAATATAATAAAAAAAAAATGTTATCTCACCCCTTGAATTTTTTTTTTAAGTAATTCTTTGAACTCTATTTTTAAATTCGATAGTTTTTCTCTCAATACCTAATGAATTTGACATTTCAGTCATAGAATTATAAAATATCCCCATATATGTATCACATACTAACGTACCATTACTTTGTCTTAATTTACGTAAAGTTTCTTTAGTGTGCACTCTTTTTTTACCGTATTGCGGGTTATTTTTACCTTTACCTACATAAAAAATTTTATCATTGTCCTATCTTTTATGTACATAGACATAAAAGTTACCTACGTCTTCCTTGACCTGCATAACGCTTTTTGTAATTTTTACTTGACTTTATATTAGATGATTTTTTTGAATGAACACCCGGACGACTAACTTTTGAAGTGGTTAATTTAACAGATGAATTTGAACTTGTATTTGATTTTGCCATGTTATGATTTTTCAAATAAATAGTAGTTTTTTTGATATTTATAATTAAGTAAATTACCAAATACTATGAAAAAATTTTTTAGAGAGTTATTCAATGACGATAACTCAATCAATGAGAAAAGTGTTGTTGGCTTTTTAGCTTTCATCATGATGATAGCTTTCGCAGTTGCGGATATTATCACAGGTTATTTAGGTCAAAACCTAATGATAAACGAGTTCATTTTCAACGCCTTTACATGGTTAGTTTTAGGGTCATTTGGTATCGGTTCGGTAGACAAATGGATTAATAAAAACAAAAGTAAAGAAACTGAAGAGTAAATTAACTACCCCTCCTAAACGAGGGGTTTTTTATTTAATAAAATTTTTTATATATTTGCGTCATGGCAATAGAAGTTATAAAAAACACAAAAAGACAAATAGTCTACGAAGACGAGGAAACAACAACCATTTGGAAGTACGATTCATCTATATCAACATTTGGTCCCATAGAGGTCGAAATTAGATATAAAAAGGGGTATGAATGGTCTGACCCGTCAAAGAAAAAAACATTAGGGGAATTAACTAAAGAAACGAAAAAAATAACAAGGAAATCAAAGGTTTCTTAATTGTTTGTCTATAAGAAATTTTAGACTAACAAGAGTATCTTTATCTAATTTAGGGATAAGTTTTTCGGTATTCTCCAATAATTTTCGTGGGTTACGAGATTCTTGTACATTTTTTGGAGCTTCTTTAACCTCATCAACTTCCCAATCATTCATTTCCCAATTATCATATTCGGTATTTTTTAGAACACCGGAATAAACATCCCAATTACCATCGTTTCTTTGCATATTTAAAGAATCTATCACCCAATCTTTATCGTAAGATGAGAAACGAGTTTCATAATATTCGATAAATGTACAGCTACCTTGGGTGGTATATTCAACTAAATAATCTTTAGGTTGTGGGATTATAAGATGTTCTATCATCGACTTATCATCATTAGATATTCGAGAAAGTAAACCACTATTAATTTCTAAAAACTTAATAAAAAACTGAACATCCTCTTCGACCACTGATTCGTTAAAATACGAGGATACTTGTTTAAGTATATCTTCATTATCATCATATATGTCCTGATAATTATGAGTGATATCATCCCATTCAAATCCGTCTTCAATAAGTTTATTAGCGATAAAAACTAATTGTTTTTTTGGGAATCTCGAAAAGTTACTTTGGTTTGCCATATTAATAAATATAACAAAAGGTGGTTATTCACCACCTTTAATTCTACTTTTTTGATTTTTTAAGTAATCAACTAATCCTTGTAATTTATCGGCATCATCCGGATTAAATATGAATTCATCGAACGCCCCGTAATTACATTGCCTACCAAATATGTATTGAACACCATATTTAACTCGTTCCCAAAATGGTCGTTTCTTTAGATGTATGTGAAAATAGCACATAGGATATGTTACACCATTGTCTAATTCGTCTTCTTCATATAGTATAATTAATTGATGGTCAGTTGAATGACAACTACAAATTAGTAAATCTTTTTTGTTTTTCATTTTGTTTGGTATTTATTGTTATGAGAAATATAATAAAAATAAATGAGAATGATTTAAACCTTATTATTAAAAAGGTAATAAAAGAACAATATGAGTATAATCCTGATAGATTATATCGAAAAAGTTCGATTGTTTCGAGATTAAGACAGGAACCAAAATATCTTCAAAAATACATCAAAGACCTCCCTAATTTAAGTAAGGAAGGTTCTGATGAAATATTTACCAAAATACCTCAGATTGTTTGGCAAGTTTTATTTAGTCGATACTAGGAAATTCAACTTCATTAGTATCAGGATTCCAATCGATGGTCATTGGTTTTTGAGTATAAGTATATCTTTCATTTAAAACCGCAGTATTGAAGTGGTGAGTATCTCCTTTTCTAACATAACCATAACCTGTATGAATATGACCACAAAGATGAATTTTAGGGGTTATAATTCGTAATCTCTCAACTAATAATTCACAACCCAAATTATCGTGTCTTCTACCTTCAACGGTATCTAATATTCCAAACGCAGGTCCGTGAGTTAATAGGATATCAGTGTCATCAGGGATTCCTTCCCATTTACCCGATAATTCAATTCCATTTTTAGGTAAGTTAAATGCCCATCCATGAAATTCTGGTTGGTAAGGACTACCATAGATTTTTACTTCTCTTTCATCCCCAATTTTAACTTTAACTTCACTATCTTGAAGATAAGTAATTCCACTGTAGAAATCCAAAATTTCTTTCACCTTATCAGCATTGTCTTGGAATCCCCAATCGTGGTTTCCAGCAATGAAAATCTTGTGAGTATAACCTTCGATGTTGTTGAACCACTTACAGAACTCTCTGATTTCATGTTCGTATCCCATAGATGATATATCACCACTATGAAGTAGTAAATCTCCACCAGGTAAATCTCCGGTTATTTGTTTGTGCTTATTATGCGTATCAGAGATTAGCGAAATCTTCATAATTTTTTATTTTTTTTTTTAAATTTAATCCCACCATTTTTCAATTTCCGACTCCATTATTTTGAATAACAATTTTCTTGCTCTATCGTGATTTATGTGTCCAATATTCATTGCAATTATTTGTTTATCTTCCTCACGACCGTCTCTACCAAAAACACCTTCACCATTTATTACTCTTTTGTATATAAGTGGGTATTTTTTGAAATAATCATCAAAATTTTCTTCTAATAATCGTGATTCCCAAGATGATAATGTTGGTTTATCCGGTACAGGTTCAAACCAATGTTTTGTTTTATGATAATCGGTGTATTCAGTTGAATAAAATTCCTCCTGTATCAATTCCATTAATTTGACGCACAATCTCATTCTTTTAGCATCTAATTGTGCTCGAGTATGTCTATCATTACCACCAATATAATCCGCTTGAGCTGAGATTTTATGTTTCATTACCTCAAAGATGTAGTGAGAATCCCAATGACGGTCTTTCCAAATTATAGGTAACCAATACCAAACACTTTTAACTCCTCTTTTGAAAGTTGTGTGTAAGTACTTACCATCATTATACCACCATGATGGAATGTATTGTAGTTTTCTAATAATCCAAGGTCTCTTGGCTCTTTCATCCGCCCATTCGTCAAATATGTCTTTTTCCGGTTCCATTTTTAATATTTTTTACAAAGATAGTAAAAAAATAAGACCCAACAAAATAAATCATCGGGTCTTTTGGAAAAAAAATATATGAGAACACTCCAAAGAGCGGTGTGTAATAAATAAATACATTAAATTTTAAAAAAAGTTCAGTTCTTTACTACGGAAACCAAATTTTTTTTAAATGTGATAGAAATTCTTTTTTGGTGATAATTACTCCAAAAATTATTTCTCAATCGTCTTAAGAATCGATTTTCAAGACCAACGATATCAGAAGAAAAATATTTATTATCCCAAAGATTAAAACATTTTTCAGTGCATTCTAAATGTTCCTTCGTTTTAGAAGAATTTAAAATTCTAACAACCCATTTATAGTCGTTGAGTGCTGATGTTAAATTAGTTGAAATCCCCATTTTATTTTTTTTGTAAAGATAAGTATTCTTTTTATAAAAAAATTAACTTTATTAAAAATCTTTATTTAATCCAACACACAACGGGTTAAACATACTTAAACACATATCCGTGAGTTTGATTTCGTTTACCTTTAGCCACTAAACAAGCCTTACTATTTGATTTGTGAAACCCTAAAATTCTACACGCTTCTGAAATAGAGTGAAATCTCCCAACATACTCATTATTATTGAAGTTGTAAACATCTGTGGATTTTGCCTGTCCTGATTTAATTGTTCTTAATGATTGTTTATGTTTTTCTTCCTCAGACCTTTTTTGGCCTGTTAAAGATTTACTTCTTTTTAATATGGTTTCTTTTGATGGTGATTTACCAAAATTGGGGTTTTTATCCCCTAATTTGGATTGTCTCATTTTTTCTTTAGTGTTTTCAGACATAACACAATTCCATATACCATCACCACCATCCGTCATATTACATAAACACCCAGTGTTTAAATCTTTCCTACCATATAATTTAATAAATTCTTTTTCTTTTTCAGACGCTTGATTTTTAGTTAAACCTTCAAATAAAATCTCAATTTCAATATCGGTTTTATTAGATATTTTTCTCCAAATTTCATTACGTCTGTTAGGTTTGGTTTGATATGCTCTTGCGTGATTTTTTTTATTACCTATACCGATATAAAAAGGCTCAGTTTTGTCCAATCTAATGTGTCTATAAACATACCAATTATTTTCCATCATACTTTTTTATTTCGTTAAGTATTAATTTTTCAACCCAATCATTTAATTTAATAGAATTATTATTACAATATTCCTTTAATTTTTGGTGGGTTTCTTTACTAATTATTAAAGTTTTTCTTTCCATATTAATAAATATTATGGAAATGTAAAAAAGTATAAAAAAGTATAAAAAAATTATGATAATAACTTAAAATATTCTACAAAGTGCTTATATCGGTCCTCAATTCCATTCAACCCGCCATTTACACATTTAGTCACACTTTCAACAACGGCTCTTGACGAACCACTATCACATTTAGGTAAACATCTTGTAAAGAACCAAGATGCTGATAATATTGGGTACTTAGTAGCGACTAAATCAGGGTTAGAAACCAAATCTTCATTAATTGCCTTTCCAAACGCAATATAATTTTCTTTTCCTGTCAACTGGATACCACCGCGGCCACGAAATTTGAACCCTTCTTTTGTTGATTCATCACCATTACCCATTCTTCCACCATATACTTTTGATGCAATTTTTTCAGGGTTTCTTGAATAAGATTCTGATAAATTACCAGGGAAATATTTAGGGAATATTTTTTTAAGACCATCCGCAGAATAATTTAAATTTTCTTGGAATACTTTGAACCCCCCCGATTCGTGACCACACTGAGAAAGGAAATGAGACAACCTTAATGGTGTGTTAATTTTGAATTTTTCAATAACTTCAGGAATCTGTGCAATTATTGATTCAGGAATATGTCCTTTTAATTTTTCTAAATTGATTGACCCCCCTGTCGGGATAACTACATCTTCTTTAATCACAGAATTAAACATTTTTTTCCAAGTTCCTTCACCAACAATTCCGTCAGAAGTTAATCCATTTTTAGTTTGCCATTCTTTAACCAATTTTTTAGTACCGGGACCAAAAGACCCATCAACTGTTGTACCCAATTTTAATTGAAGTTTTTTCACTTCTTCTCCGGTTGACCCAATTTTTAATGTCATAATAATTTACTTTTATAACTATAAATATATTATCAGGGTGATTATTAGTTTTTAATGATGCGCGATTATTAGTTTTTATGGGGGTATTTATTATAAAATAGAATGTATGAATAATTTAAGAGAATTAATAAAAGAGACTTTGGAGTCTCATTTAGACAAAACTTTGGTTTTGAAAGAAGATGTGGTGATTTCCGAATCATTATCCTATCATATTACTGAAAAAATATCATTAACTGACAATGTCTTTAGGGCTTATTCTCAAAAATATTTTGATTTGGTTAATGAGGTTAGAAATTTATGGAATGAAGGTAAAATAGACCTTAATGAGGAAGATAAAATGATGGTTGAATCTGATTTAGGGGTTAAAGTTAAAATAGGTAAAGAATATGTTTATTTGGACGCCCCTTATATCTATGAAACTGAGACTGAAGAGGATATTTTAAAAGAGGCAATACATAGAGGAAAAAAGGTTGAACTAAATAAACCTAAAAGAACTCCCGGAGGCCCTAAGAAATTTGCGGTTTATGTTAAAACACCTGGTGGTGGTATTAAAAAAGTTACCTTTGGTGACCCTAATTTAAAAGTCAAAAACAGTAATAAAGTGGCGGCAAAATCATTCCGGGCTCGTCATAAATGTGACCAAAAGAAAGATAGAACAACTGCTGGATATTGGAGTTGCTCAATCGGAAGGTATGCAAAACAATTAGGTCTTTCATCTTCAAATTCTTGGTAATGGATTTACCATTTCAACAATACATTAAATCAGGAAAAATGATTAGAGTATTCACACCTGATATTGAATCTGATGAATTAAAATGGCATCAAGACCTTAAAGACCGAAAAGTTACAGTGGTTGAAGACGGTGGGTGGTCATTCCAAATGGAGAATTTTTTACCAATCAAATTATCTGAAACTAAAGAATTTAACATACCAAAATTTACTTGGCACAGAGTAATTAAAGGGGAAGGGACTTTAATAGTCGAAATAGAAGAATAAATATAAAATAAAAATACCCCAAACGGGGTATTTTTATTTTATATTTCACCGGCCTGACAATCTTCATTATTATCAATATATGGTTCGGCGGATATATTACCTCGAGTAGATACTCCCAACTCAAATGATTCTCCAAGTCTATCGATTCCACCATAAAGATTTCTAAGAGATACTTCTGCATTTTCTCCCAAAATTGCAACTTCGGTTCTAAGTTGTTCCTCAAGTTGTTCTCTTGTTCTTACCGTTCTGGGTCTTAATTGAATAACTTGTCTCTCTATTATCTCAGGTTCGTTCATTTCAATCTCCATTGTCTGCATTGGTATTTCTTCTACCATATTATCCTCATTGCCCTCCATCGATATTTCCCCAAGAACTTGAGATTTTTTATACCTAATCCTACTACATTCAATTTCAACTTGTATTTGAATTTTAACTGAACATAAATTTTTATTAGTTTTATCCGATTTTAAAATCTTTTTAACAATCGGAAACATATAGTCCTCAATTTCTAATTCTAAAAAATCAACTCTACTATCGGCAGCGTTCCAAAAACTTAATTCTTTTTCATTATCAAGAGATTTAAATAATGCAAATTTTAATCCCGTAACTTTGTTAATAAAATAAACTAAAATACCTCTATTCCAATATCGTTCAAAATATTGTTTATCATTTTGATAAGTGGTACACCATTTAGTTGCGGCTCCGTATTTTGATGACGCACCGAATGTTAATGGTCTTAATGCTAACCAAACATCATCTTCATACTCCTTAATTATTTGGGATTTCATCATCTTTTCATCCTCTTTTAACGACGCCAACCCTACTGCCGACCTAATTTCATCGAATGTTTGATATGTTGTAATATCGTTATTTTTAATTAAACCTCTTTCATTATATTTACGGAATGAAATTACATCACGAATATCTTCATTGTTGAAAACATCGGTATAAAAATAATATGAATATATTTCATTATCTGACATGTTACCACAATCAAATCCTAAATTTTCCATTCTTTCTATAATATGCTCTATTTCAGATTTATAGTCCATTTTACCCCATAGTTTATCCGGTTGAAACCTATGAGAGAATAATTTACAAAGTAATGGTAAATATTTATTTGTTTTTGTATTATCCATTTTTAAAAACACGTCAATTATTGAAATGTTTAATTCAGGATATTGGTTTTTAATTTCTGTGATTTTTGACATAAGTTATTTTTTTTTTTAATAATAATTTTTTTATTCCATCGAATCAAATAATGAATTAAATTTTAACGTTTTAATTTTTTTCGTGTGATTAAATATAGTATATTTGTACGAAAGAACCAAACTCATTTACCAAGTATTTATAAATTATGGAAGAATTAGAATTACCAATAGAACGACTTAATAAATTTTTATCTCAACATGATTTTATAGTTGAAGACCCTATGGGGGATTATTTGCCATCTGATGTATTTGCCAATGTTAAAGTTCAAATTACGGGAACTAAAAAAATGATAAGAATGGGGGATGAAATGATATATGTCACTTACACTTTATTCATTAAGGGTTCTAATCCTATGATGGACGCTCTTACCAATATGTTAATGGACGGTAAAAAAGAAAAAGTAGTGGGTAATGGGGACTTAACTTTTTATATCTTAACTAACAGAGTTACGGTACAATTACAAAAATTTTTACAGTATTGGGGGTTAAATAATCCTGCTATGTGTACCAAAGTGGTAAATGAAACAAGTAAAAACATAAACGAAAGTTTAATTATGGAAAAAAAATATGATAATATTGTTAGGAGAATAGTTAATGATATTATTTCATTATACAAAACAAAATCATTTGGGGAATACCAATTACCTGATGATTTGAGAGAAACGGAACCATATTATAATCACCCGCAATTAGGTATTGAATTTAGTTTAAATTTATCTATTAAACAAAGTGATGATGTTAAAACTTTTGAAGTTGATGGTGATTTATATTACAAAGATAATCTGATAGATATTGAAATTATAGTAAATCCTAATTCAGGTAATGAGATTATTAATGAACTGGTTAGTGAATTGAATGAAGTTGTTAGACACGAAATTGAACATATTTTACAATACGATAGTGGAAGAAGAACAGTTAAAGAACAATCTAACCCATTTAAATATTATACACACAAATATGAAATAGGGGCTCAAAGAGCCGGATTTGAAAAAAGAGCAAGGCAAGAAAAAAATAGTATGGAAACCTTGGTTCGAAATTGGTTTAAAAAATATCCTCATAAACATAATTTAACACCATTACAAGAAGAAAAAGTGATTCAAAAAATACTTTCTGAAAAATAAGTTATTTGAGTTTTTTTAGTATTTTTCTGATTGTGACAGTCAAAGCTTGACCACTTAATCCAATAACTCCAGATGCTAATAGTCGTTCAACTATTTGTAATGAACTTTGTCTTAAATTTGTTGAAGATTCAGCAATTGCCGTAATATCAAAAATAATTGGGATTAAAAAACTATAAGCCGCTACTTCCATAAGTGACCCTATTGTTATGTTAATAGAACTTAAAAACCCTACAAACGCCGATTTTAATTCATGGCCCTTCGATAAAATTTGTTCAAATTGAGGTAAAACTCCTTCTTCTTTTATTTTTTCAATCAATTTACTAACACCTCTTTTATTTTCAAAAAAGAGCATTGATGCCACCGCAGCAAGGATTAAAATCCCCTGTTCCTCGGTTAAATTAAAATTACCGGTTTTAATAAATTCGTCTAATGGTGCGATAAGACCACCAACCGAAGTTCCCCAAGTTAATAACATCCTAAGGTTTATTCCATAAATTGCTTTGACACGATTAACTAAGTTTTCAGTGAAAGAATATAGTTCTTTCATGTCGTTAGTCATTTTAGATTTGTCTTGTTCTGTTAAAATTGTCTTTAACTGTGCTTCTGTGATTAAAAATTCCATAATAATAAATATATTGATTATATTTATAAATATGAAAGGACCATTAAATACGCCATTAAAAGCCGGTGATGAAATAGTATGTTTCCATATGGAACATGAAACAAGTGTTCCTCCGGGAACAAAAGGGGTTGTAACTAAAGTTCAAAAAGACCCATTTGAATCAGATGATGATGCGTTAATTATTAGTGTTAATTGGGAAAACGGAAGTAAGTTATCGTTGGTTAGTGCAACTGATGCTTGGAAAAAAATACAAGAAAAACAACTTGATGAACAAACCGGAAGTAATGAATATGATTTTTTCAGTAAAAATCCTGAGATTTTTGAAAATTTTAATTGGAAATTTTTGAGGGAATATCTTAAGAAAGTCCAAAAGTCCGGTGCTGTGAATATGTTTCAAGCCGGCCCATTCTTATATTCGGGTAAAGAATGGATTGACCGATATTATGGTGAAAATAATGAAGACAATGAAAATTTCCAAGAAATGTTAGATAGTGCTGAAGAAGCTAAAGACATAATGGTTCGAGGAACCATAAAATGGATGGAATCGAAAGGTATGGAAATTGAATTAGACACTGTTAATAGGGTTATTCGTAAATTATCTACAAAAATAGTCGAATTATATATGAAGTTTTATTAAAAACTCACTCCTTCAATTTTGTATATAACATCACCATCTAACGATTCCGCTTCAAATCTTACTTCATTTAGATAGGTGAGTTCTAATTGAGTACTCGCGATTAATAATTCCGCAACTTGGTCCCAAGTTATTAGGTCTTTCATCCATAAAGTGTGGAGAGACCTCATCATTTCAAATTCTGTTGATTCTTTCATTCTATTGTTTATCTATCTTTACCTTCTAATATGGCATCAATGTTAATTTTTCCTTCAGTGTCTATGAATTGTTCTAAAAAATCAAGTTTAACTTGTTTGTTTAGTTCTAATAAATTCATTTCATCCAACTCTGTTGTTGTGAATTTTTCGTTTGTTAATTCACACAGGTAAGAATGATGAATTACATCATATGTTTTACCTTTATAATCCAATGTGGATGGTTCCGACATTAGTTTCATTTCTTTTCCGGTTAATGGACTTTTCATGATTAATTTAAAATCCAATTAATTAATGAATTCATTTGATGTTGTTCATTTTCGTTTTGGATATGTTCTTGAATATTTTCAATAGTTACATCATCATATTTATCAGGATTTCTAACTTTATCCATTAATAATTCAGTATGTTCCAACATTTCTTCGTACTTCTCTTTAATTTCTTTTTCTATTCTCATAATAATATTTCAATTGTTATACCTGCGGAACCTAATGATAGGTTATAGGTATTAAATCTGTTGTCATTTAACCATCCATACTTTTCGAAGTTAAAGATGATAATATCTTTTCCTTCGTATTGAGCATGGACGGCATTTGTTTGATAATCTATTGATGGTTGGGATACGAATCCATTTCTAACAGGGTTTATGAAATCTTTTTCTAATTCTTGTGTTGAAATATGTATTAACATTTTTAATTACTTATATCATTTATTCCAACCAAATCCAAGTTGGGAAGTTTTTATTTCTTATTCTATCTCTAACACTACTATCAGGCATATTAAAAAATTTTGAAGCTTCGACCGCCGAATTAAAAACTAACCCATCAATATTACATTTTTTGGAAGATGGTTTGGAGTGTCCTACTTTTTTCAAACTCTCTTTAATTTTGTTTCTATGTTCTTCAGAATTAACTTTACCTTTTCGTCCTGATGGTTTCCCTTTACGGGTTAAAGACATTTTCTTTTTAGTTTCTTCAGAATGTTTATTTTTTGAACTACTAACACTTAATTTATCTTTTGTTTCATCTGTGTGAGTTTTACCAAAAAATGGATTTTTATCACCACCATATTTACCAATCCGACTATTACTTATTTTTTGTTTGGTCTCATCTGTTAGTTTTATCCCATATCTTGGATTATTTTTACCACTAATACTTTCAGAGTATTCTTTTCTAATAATTTCATATAATTTACCCGATACTTGATATCTTTCCTGATAATCTCTATTAACATTAGACATATTCCACAACGCCATTCTTAATTTTCGGTTTTTAGGATAAATCTCACATAATAATAAATGACAAATAAAATGTTCTTTCGCGGTTAATTTAACTAAATTCCAACTATCATTAGTTCCACCCATACATTTAGGTATTATGTGATGAGTTTCAGTATAACCGGTTAATAATCTATCTTTTCCGTTATCAGTAATCTTATTATAAATTTTAATATAATCCATCGTGTCCTTTACATATAAATATCACGATATTTGTAAATGTATAGAAAACAACGGATATTTTTTAATTAAATTGCCAATTCTAATGGAGAATTTATTTTTTTACCTATATTATCGTAAATAATAAAATCATCAATTGTATACTTGTAGAAGTTTTTGACTTCTTTTAACTCTATTTTTGGTTGGATGTTAATACCCAAATTAACCCTATCTAATATCTCGTTAGCCGCATCATAATGTCTATCGTAGATATGTAAATTTTGTGTTAAATGACAAAACTTCCCAACCTGATAATTCAAATGTCCGGCAACCATCATTAAAAATGACACATATTGGATTTTATTTATAAAACCAGCTGTAATATAATCATTACTTCGTTGGATTAGAGTCATATCTAAAAACATAACACCATTAACTTTTCTAACCGACCAAATTGTTTCATACGCACAAGGATGTAATCCTTTGGTGTCTTTCAAATCTTGATATTGATATAAATTTATGATGTGTCGTCTTGAAAATGGGTCATTTTTTAATCCACCCAATAAATCATTCATTAAATTATATTTTGATACCGTCGCACCATATCTTTGACCTATTGTATCATCACCAATATTCCATTCATCCCACCATAAAACACCTTTTTCTCTTGCTGTAACCAAAGAACTATCCTGTGATTGGTAAATCCATAATATTTCTTTAATTCCGGTCTTAATCGCTGTGTTTCGTAATGTTGTTATTGGGAACTCACCTTTTGAAATATCATATTCCTCAAAAACTTGGGTGATGAATTTACTATGAGCCGGTGTTCCATCAACATATTTTGGTCTTGGGTCTTCATCCAAACAACCTTCAGATAGAATTTTACGGAGGTTATCATTATAGTATTTATCAGCTTTATTCATATTTCAAAATATCTACGTAATAATTATCGGTGTTATAACCATATTTAATTCTGCTTTGTTCTGCTTCTTCTTTAGTTTTGAAAGGACCCAAGATTACATTATGTTCTTTACTCCCGTGTGCTGGTACTTTTTCATACACCGCATAAAGTGTGCCTATAAATCCCATATACTTTTTCTTTTTCGTTTTATTTTATTCAGTAGTAACTGAAGTATCAGTACTATCATCAGTATCATCTTCTAATTCTTTAACTTGTTGATACCACATTGGATTTGGTAATCCGCTGTAATAGTCCCACAATTCATCGTCAATTACTTCTAAATTATTTTCCATTTTCAGACATAGTAATCTTTAAAAACTCTTCCATTGAAATTAAATTGGAATCTAATAATCCTCTTAAATAATTTTCATCTGTCATTTTCTCACTAACTTGTTGTGTTAGTATTTTTACAATTCTTTTACTTTTTTTTCCCATAATTTTTGTATTTCTTTCTAATAATTCATTTCTATTTAATCCGGTATTACTAATCGATTTTTGTCGAGAAATAACTGATATTTCATCCATTTGTTGAAGTTCTTCATCATTAAATGGTCTTTCACCATATAAATCAATATCAATAATCCCAGTGTCTTCCTTAATAAGGACTTTTAAGTTTTCATAACCCAAATTTACCCCATTATTTCTTGAATTGATTAATAACTCAATCAATTGGTCGATTGGTATATCGCCAACAAACCTTAACCATGGGTTTGTTTCTACCCCGGAGATTGTTTCAATATGTTCTTTTTTCTTATTATTCATTTTTATTTAAATCAATTATATTTCCGTAATGCCCTATTATGAATCTTAAAATATCCACTTTAAAGGGTTGTTTTTTATCCTTTGGTATTGAATCCTCAATCCATCTATCATACCATTCATCATTATACGTTAATAGTGTTTCACAAAACCTGTGACAAGACATCGCACCCATAATTGAACCTGCGGCGACATCCATTGGGTGCCACCAATCGACATATTTTTGGTGAGCATTTTTTAACACCAATAACCTCTCATCTCTACTCATTTCTATTTTGTTTTGATATGTAAAAATAAAGGGTTGTGATAGATTTCTCCCACTCTTTATACAATTCACTATTTGTGTTCATCTCATTATAGAATTCTTCTTTTGTTAGAAGTTCACCCGGATTAGGTGGTTGACAGGAATTATCCTTACTAAACGTTCCGTTTTGAAACATCGGATGAAGCCACCGAACGGTTGCCATAGAATGTTCTACTTCATAACATTCATACACTTGGTCTATGGTCTCAACCATATTGGGGTCTATATTACTCATCATCAAATCCCCCCTCTAATTCAAAATTTTCACCTTCTTCAACTTTATTATCAATGTATTCACGAAGTTCTTTCATATGTTGTAAGAACCCCAATCTTAATCTGTGGAATTCCTCATCTTTAATTTCATCCCAATTGGAATAACTTTCAAAGCAGTAGTCAAAACCTTCTTCATCCATTCTGTATTGGACTGATTGCCAAATTTCTAATTCATCGTATGTCATTATTCAACTATTTTATTTGAGTTATTATCTTTAATCTCAACAACCTTACCCACCATTTTAGATAATCCGGAAAACATTGTCTTTCTTCTTTCATCGTATATCTTTTTCAAATCATCTTGTCTACCATCACCGATGAAAGTTTTACTAACTAAATTTGTAAGAGTATTGTCAAGTTTTTCTTTAATACTCATTGGTGCTGATTCAATTGGTATGAAGATAATTTTCTCAACATTATACTTATCAAATTTGAAGTTAAATTTTACTGACCTGGTATATTTTTCAATAACTTCCAACTCAACATTCATATAAACGGTTGGTCCTAACATATTCCAAAAAAGTTTACCATCTTTTTGAGGTTCAGGTAACTGAACTCGGATGTTGGAACCAATAATATTGTCCAACATAAACTCAATATATTTTTCTCTTATATCCATATTACCAACTATTATAATCTGTTATGTCTTTTCTTATTGTCATAAACACTTTTTTTGGGCTTGTAATTACAACCTCAACATTAAGTCCAATTCCGGTGTGAGAGATAAGATATTGAACTTTATAATCAACATCATCACCATATAATACTTTAATTGAATCAACTATTGTTTTTTGATTCTCTTTTTCTACTTCATTTAATTCAAAATTTCCCATTATTTAAAAGGTTTAAATTCACATATGTCAAACCATCCATGGTCCAAGTTTTTGTGATAATCATTATATGTCCAAGAACACTTCCATTCAGTTGTCACTTGAAAGTGCCATTTTAGAAATCTAATATTGAATTTTAGGTTGCTCATACGTTATTATATTCTTGTAATTTGGATTTCATGTAATGAAATGCTTTTTCAATGGATGTATTAATATCCATTAATCTGTTTTCTTCCTTAATTTTGGTAGATAAGTCCAAAACCTCTTTTCTAATCCCTAATGATTCGGCTTCCATTAGTAAATTAAAAATAAATTCTTCGTTTGTCATTTTTTGTGTTGTTTAGATTGTAACCATTGTTTAAAATTATTCATACAGTTTGATTCAAAGTCCTTTTCCGGAAATGAAGTTGTTTGATGATATTCATATCCATATTTGGATGATTTAATCATTTCCTCCTCATTATATCCATTAGAATCTAATTTACCTAAATTATAAGAATCCACCATTGATTTGATGATGGATTCTTTGTCCAAAAATGAATTATGGACAATATTTGATTCGTAAATTTCTTCTAATTTTTGTTTCATGACTCACTATCTTTTTGCCAAAATGGTTTACTATATGTTGGACGTATTAGATTCCAAATATAGGAAGAATAATCTTTTTTATCAAACATTTTAAATAAAATTGGTTGAGCAAATTTATCTTGTGTCATCACCCATTCGGCGAATGATTTTCTGTCGGTAACCGGTTCTTTGTCGTTGTATTTACCATACATATAGTAGTCAAATGTTTTTCCAACCCTTTCACCAATTTGGAAGTATGAATATCTTAAATCTTTAACAACATTTTTAACCCACTTGTCAAATTCATCCGGAACACTATCCAAATATTCATTTATATCTTTACCATCTTTCAACACTTCCCAAATATTAATATTCGAAAACCCAGTTAAGATTCTATGGAGACGAACATAATTTTCTCCCTTTATTTTCATTCTAAACCCACTTCTAAATCTTATGACAAAACCTTCTTGATTATCCTTGATAATTGATTTGAGGGTCTTATAATCATCAATCCCATCATATCGTTTAACAACCGGAAACCCAACAACTTCACAAACTTGAATCAAAGAAGAATAATCAAATTCTTTTCCTGAAACATTACTAATCATAGTAAGTACTACCAAACTTTCATCATCACCATAATCACAAACAATACGATTCTCTTTGTAAATTATTTCTACTAATGTGGTGTACCCTTTTGGAACTGGTTGGATGTCATATTTTTTTAATATTTCTCTACCTCTAATTGCTTGGTCTGAAGTGAATGAACCCTTACTTGCAAAAATCCATTGTCCTTCATACCAAAACAAAATCCCTAACGACCCATCCATTTTCTCAAACACTTCAAAAGTTTCATTTGGGATTTCACTTGGGTCATGTTCTTCCATATTGAAGAATTTACCAAATGGTTTGGCAACGACATTACCATCATTATCCAAAACAAGTCCTCGACAATTTTTGGTAATATTATCCCATTTACCCTCAAACTGAGTTTGTCTTGAGTAATTATATATTGCAATTGGAAGTGTTGGATGAGGGTTTTTCTCAATCAATCCTTCACTCACGTATCTGTCTATTATTTCTATATCAATTTTCATGATGCAAATATAAAAAAAAATCCCCAATAAATGGGGATTTTTAAAATATTTTATTTTTTTTTTATCTATTAAGAAGTATTCCGGATGTAGAACCAAAAACATTGTTTTGTCCGTAAGGAGATTTACCTTTTTCAGCCCATACTCTTTCAGTTTCTGCTCTGTATAACTCTAACAATTTAGGTTGAGATAATATCTCTTTTGTTTTGGCGTCGTATAATGCCGCTTCATAATTACCTTTCGCCAACGCAACTTTCTTAAGTGCCGTTTGTTCTGCTTGAATTGTTTGAGATTTAATCGTTGCCGTTTCTTGGATTACTTTAATTTTAGTCTCAATTGCCTTTCTATAAGACGCAGGAATATCCATTTTTAAGACTGCGATGTTATTTAATATGAACCCTTCTTTTTCTAATGCTTTTTCCAAAGTTCTTGTGACATTTGCTTCATATACATTTCTATGTTGGAGTAAACTATCGGATGCGAAACTAACCGCATTATCTAATAATTCTTTTCTTACAATATTACGAACTCTTGTTTCAATTAATTCTTCCATACCTACACGATATTTTGTGAATAACATTGTCGCTGATTCTCGTTTTAATTGAAGGTTAATTGCAACATCCAATCCAAAAGTGGCACCATCACCCGAAGTTACATCAATATGTTCATCTGTTGGTGAATCTTCATCTACTGATGATGTCCATACTTTATGTTGAACTGATGTTGGATACATATACACATCTTGTGTTGGTGGGAAATACATAATAAGACCCGACGCCATTTCAATATTTGGAACCCCCTTGTCGTTTCCAATCTGATTCACTACTAATGCGACTTCCGCTGAGTCCGCAATTTTACAAGAACTAACTCCTACAATAAACAATAACACTACTCCTACAATAATTAAAATTCTACTCATCTTTCTTTGGTTTTAAATTTTTTTCTTTTTTACTTTTTTTCTTTTTTTTAGGTGTTTCTGTCTGAACCTCTTCAGTTGGAATTTCTTCCGGTACAATCTCAGGTTGTTTATTCCAACTTGATATTAAATTGTAAGTGTAATTAACCAATGTGATAATTCCAAAAATTTGTGACCCGAATAAAATTAACCCAGCCCCCAATGAAAAAGTATCCGGTTGATTGATTAAATGGAATGACATTATGGTTGTTTGGCATAGGATTAAAAATAATAAAATTAATCCGATACTGATTGCGACTCTCTTCATGTTATTTGATGATTGTCATGTTTGTGTTGGCAATTGGAAATCTTGCGACAGGAACTCGAGTGTCTCCCCATTCAATTGATTGTACTACTTCGTAATACCCCTCCGGTGCGATTCGAACTGTCGGAACCTTATCGAATTCATATAAGATTGTTGAATCTGATGTTCTACCTTCAGTTACTTTAACTGTTTTGGTGTTTGTGTTAAAAACTAATGTTTGCATATATTTTTATTTTTGTTTGACAAAGGTAAGTCATTTAAATTTACTTGCCTAATTTATTTTGATATTTTTTTAATCGTTTTTTAATTTTCTTGGAAACTTCTTTATTTCTCGCTTTGTCTTTTAATGAAAGATATTTTGAGTAAGACTCTTTAGTTAATTTTATTAACTCAGCGTTTTCATCATCTGATAAATCAAATGAAATATGACCACAAGTTATTTTTGTTGTAAAGATATAACTCGTGATTATTGATGTAAATTTCTTAAACCCAAAATATTTGGTCTTGTATGGTTCTAATTTAGCCGTGTAATTAGTTATTGTGTATATTTTGATACTTGGTTCACCATCCTCAAATTTTAACGCAAAATCTAATAAATCAACATCAATTGTTTCTTTACTATCACAATTACTTTTAATTTCTAAAGTATTTTTTTTATAGGGGGGTCCATCATACCAACTATAACCACAATCGTGGAAGATATTATCTCCACCTACATTTTCTAATTCTTTATGAATTAATTCTAAAATTTTTTCTTTCATGTTATTTTAACTTTATCTAATCTATCTATTAACCACTCTTCATTAACATAATCCGGTCTTTCCCCTAAAATAATTTTATCAATTGTTTCACCAAGAATTTCCATTAACATTGATTTAATTTCTGAAGGGGCGTCCACGGCATTATAAAGAAAACAATCCTGAATCATCTCATAAGTTAATGGAACTTCAATAATAACTCGTTTGGGAATTAAATTCCCTTCCTTATCAAAATGATTTTCTTCTATTCTTGTTTTATACATATTACTTTCTTTTTCGACCTTCATCGGTCATTACTTCATCTGTGTGGTGGTCATCATCCATATTAGAAAGAATTTCTCTCGTTTTAACAATCTTAATAACATTATCTAACGAGTATGGCATAAAAAACATATTACCATCAATTCCAACATCCATTCTCCTTCCTTTACCAAATACTTTTTGTTGAGGTAGATGACAATGTCCGTGTAAGTGGATGTGTCCTTTGTTTAATCCATCCCAAGAATCAATAGGGTAGTGCATTAAAACCAAAGTATCGAATTTATACATCAATTTTGTGTAGTGATTTACACTTGCAAACATTTCTTGACAATCCTCTCGGTTGTTCTCAATGTGGTGGTCGTGATTCCCTAATATAAGGTGAATCTCTTTACATACAATTCTATCTCTAAAAATTTTTACATTTTCAAAGCCGCCAAAACTCCAATCACCCAAGTGAATTAAAACATCGTCTTGACCAACAACACTATTAATGTTATTCACAATAATGTCGTTCATCTGTCCAATAGTTTCAAAATCTCTTGTTTGACTTTCAGGAATTGACCCATCAGGTAATCTCCATGCCGTTACACCTCGACATATATTCTTATGTCCAAAGTGAGTGTCGGATACAATCCAAACTTTTCTATGTTTTTCTATCTTAATCATAGGGCAAAGATATTAAATTAAATTGGAATAAAAAAATTTTGAAGAAAAAAAACAAGTGGGGTTAATGTTAGGCGAAAAGTAAATTACCAGTGAACTATCAAATGAATTATTAACCCCCTCACTTGTGTCTTACAAATATAATTATGTATTTTCGTTATGTCAAATATAAAAAAAAGGAAATGTTGTGTATTTATATTAAAACTAATTTATGAGAACAAATTACGGAATAGGTCAATTATCTGCAGCTGAAAAGTCTGACATACTAGACCAACACAAAAGTTTATACAACGGTTATCAAACAATGCAACCTGAAGTATCAAATACTCAACCATTATATGTGTTTGACCCGGCAGGTGATAAACACGGACTTGTTGTCAATAATAAAGGTGAAGTTAAAAGATATACAAACATGGGAATCAACGAACAGGTTGAAACTAAAGAAGTTTGTGATGAATGTGGAGCTATGATGACTGAAGGTATGTGTACCGAATGTAATTATGGACACATGGAAGAAGAAACAGGTCATTTGGATGACATATATGATGAAGAAGATTTAAATCCAACTGCAGGGTTTGATTACATTGAAGGTTCATCAAACAATGTTGACACATTCAAAGGAAGAAATAAGAATCTATATAAAGAAGACGATGTTATTGATGATGATGGTTTTGAAGATGAAGAATTAGAAACAGATGAATTAGACGAACAAGGTGGAAACGCTGATGATATGAATGTTGATTCAGTTGAACCTGCATATGATTTTGACTCAAATGGGCCAGGTAGTGTTTATCCGGTTAACGAATATGATGATGAGGAAGAAGTTGAATATGAGAAAATGGAGTCTGCGTGGGCAGATGAAGAAATAGATGAAGTAGATGTTTCAGGTTCCCAAGGAATCTACGCAGATATGGACAGAGCATACGACTTTGATAGTGAAGGACCAGGTAAAGCGGGGCCATACCAAAGATTCAGTTATAATGAAGACGACGAAGATGAATTTATGGATTATGATGGAGATGATGCATCAACTTGGCCAGGAGCTAATTATGGTGATGAGGACGAAGACGAAGATGATGATTCATTTGACTTAGACCTTGATAAATTCGACCCGAGAGATAAATCATGGGAAGAAATCAAAGCTCACACCGGTGATGATGATTGGAGTGAAATTGATGAAGACATTATGGAAGACTTCACATCACAAAAAAATAAAATCTCGGAGATGTTTAACAGAATGAGTAAATTTAAATAAAACAAACAACCCCTCTAACCGGAGGGGTTGTTTGTTTTTTGAAAGATATTTATAAATTATGAGAATAGTTATAACAGAACAAGAAAAAAAAGACATTTTATCTTCCTATATTTTAATCGAAAATGTTAAACAAGCTAGAAAATACGTTGAATTAAACCTACTTCCTAAAGATATATTAGAAAAACTAATATCTATTGACCCATCTAAAACAAATAAATATGTTGGATGGATGTCTAAAATATGGATGAGTGAACAACCAGATTTAGACCAATTAAGAAATACGATTGAGGAATACGATGTTTTTTTAAATAAAGGTAAAACTAAAACAAAAGATATTAATCAGTTTAAAACTTTTAAAGATTTATATTCTGAGGTAGATGGTTTAAACCAATCAAGTGAAGGTGTTTCAAATAAAGGTTTAGAGTCGGATTATGACACAGTAGTAAATAATGAAGATTTACTAATTATGTCACCTCATACACACGAGGCGTCAAGAAAATTAGGGTTATCTCACTTCTCTTTTAGAGATTGTGGTAACGGTAAAAAAGATTCGGCTTGGTGTACAACTTTTAAATCGCCTGACCACTTTAATGACTATTACTATAAAAATAACGTAACTTTTTACTATATTAAGGTAAAATCACCACAAATGATTGAAAAGTTAAAAGAGTCATTTCCTAACCGATGGGAAAAGATGGTAGTAGTGGCATTGGCGGTACTTAGTAATGGAACTATAGATGGTTATAATGGGTCAGATTTACAAATTAACTCTAAAGATATTCAAACATTTATATCTATACTAAACCTAAATAATATATTTGTTACAAGACGTTCGACTGGGGAACGTTCTAAAAATCATCAAATCGCTGAACAAAAGAAAATACAAAAATATATTAAAGATGGGTCTAAAGGAGATTTAATTCTTAACTCAACCAATACTTTAGGTGATTTAACATCAGTTGATGGAAGACTTGTATTAAATAATTGTAATTTTAAATCTTTAGAAAACTTAAAAAGTGTTACATCGTTAGAAATTCGTAATTGTCCTAATTTAAAATCATTAAATATGTTAAAATATGTAAATATTTTAGTGATTTCTGAGACATCAATTGAAAATTTAGGTGTTGTAACATTCGCCGAAATGATAGATATCCAACATTGTCCTAATTTAGAATCTTTGGGTAATATAAAATCGGCAAAATATATAAGAATTATGAATTGCCTTAATTTAAAGTCTTTGGGGAAATTAGAATCGGTAGAAAATTTATTTATCCAAAATTGCCCAATTAAGACTTTTGGTGAATTAAAAAGTGTGGGAGAAAATTTAAATATTATGCAAACACCATTATCTAAAAAACATAATGAAAACGAAATAAGAAAAATGATTAATGTTGGTGGTGATATTAAACTTTAAAACTAATTTAATAAACCCCTCTAACCGGAGGGGTTTTTTATGCGATTTAGTGATAAAAATATTGTCTTTTGAGATATTTTAACATATTTGTTTATAAAAGTTATTATGGAAATTAAAGAAATTATATCATATTATTTGAACGGAGAGACTAATATGATTGAGGTATCATTTAGAACTATAGATGATGAAGAAGATGTGTTAAGAAATGACACAATCGATTATAGTATTGTTGAGGAATACGGATTTGACCTTGTCACAGAAACATTCGATTTTTTCGGAGATGATGAGGACGATTTTGAAGGGGGAATTTTTGAACATGAGACAATCGAATTAGATGAAGATGAACTAATCATATTCTTAAATGAATATTATTTAATTAACCCACTCCAATTACCAAAAAATGAGTTTTATTAACTATTTATTTAAATAACAAAAAAATATTAAAAATGGTTAGAGATATTAATGCACTTATCGACTTCTTTAAAAAATACACTTCAGATAGTGAACCAAGGGAAGAAATGGAAGAACAAGACGATGCTGCGGCATCAACTCCCTCATCTGGAGGTGGTGGAGGGTCAATACCTAAATGGGAAGATACATATACATTAACTCGAGGTAAAGCAAATCCACTAATGAAATCAGGTCAAAAATGGCAAACTGGATTAACCCGAGGTGCTGCTAATCAGATTTGGTAATAACAACATATTTATAATTAAAATACTTTAAAGATGGTACAACCAAAATATAGCCCGGCGGAGGCGTTAGAAAGAGTTAAATTGATGATGTCTTACGATATGTCAAAAACTCTGAACGAAAATAAAAAAGAAATTGGAATTATTGAAGAACAATACGTGTCACCAACCGTTGCAGGAGCTGGATTAGGAGCCGCTGCGGGAGCAGGATTAGGTGCGTCGGGTGCTTTAGGGGCTGCGGGGGTTGCGTTACCTAAAATCGCTGGTGCAACTGCAATTGCCGCGTCACAAGGTACGGGATTAGTAGGTGCGTTATCATCTCTTGGGGTTGGGGCGACAGCAGCTGGAGCAATTGTAGGAGGAGCAGCCGGACTTGCGTTACTACCATTAGTTTATTGGTTTGTAACAAAAGATACGGGAATGAACAAAGTGAAAAAAATGTTTGAAATGTGTTCATCTGAGGGTATTAAAATTGCCAAATTACAACGAAAATTACAAGATACTGATTTACGTTCAATTACTGATGATATTGAAGACGCAATTGTTAATGATAGTTACGGATTTCAAGGAGGAACTGATGAAGAAAAATTATTTGGAGCATTCAAAAAATTAGAATCCGGTACTGCATCTGATTTCTGTGCGTTAGTTAAATATTATAACGCACATTCCGATAGTGGTGATTTATTTGATGATTTAGATATCGACATTGATTCGGAGTCTGAATGGAAACAAATATACAGACCAATTAGAAATTGTGTTGAGGATTCTTTATTAACTATTAAAGACACTAGTAGTGGCGGAGGTGGTAATAAAACAGGTGGTAAAACACCCGGTAAAAGTACTTACAAACCATGTTCAGGAACTTATTCCTATGGATGTAAATCAAATACAATTGCAAAAGTTCAAGGATGTTTAGGATTAACTCCTGACGGAAAATTTGGTAAAAAGACTAAAGCCGCGTTAGCATCTAAAGGGTTTACCTCATTTACTGATGCTGATGTTACAAAAATCTGTGCATCTAAACAACCGGTTAAACCACAAACAGATGAATTCTCAGTTCAAGCAGATGCGGACGATTCATTATCATTGATTAATACTTAATTTTAAAAATGAAGAAAAGATATATTATAGAAGAATCCGAAAAGAATGAAATTTTATCAATGCACAAATCATTGATGAAGGAACAAATACAACCTATTGTACCTGTCACGCCAGTTTCAAACACGGGTGAAGAAATATTAAGAAAGGCTAAAGCTGCGGGATGTTTAATTAATGGTCAATTATTTACAAATCCTGATAAAACTAAATTTGTTTATCGTGCAACTACTAAAAGTGGTAAAGAAATCGACTTTTATGGTGATATGACTTATAAATTTAGAGATGGAAGTAAAAGTGGTAATTGGAAATGTGATAAGATTGCTCAAATGGATTCTCAACAAGCGACACAAGCATCTCAAAAAGCAACAGTAGATACTGACATTGCAAGAGAATTGGAACAATACGGATGGAAAAAAAGAGCTGACATTGCCGTAACAGATACAGAACTTTCTCAATTATACCAAAAACATCCAAAATACGATTTATATAAATTAAAGGTTAATACTGCAAAACAAGGTGGTTATACTCCGGAACAACAAGCTTTTATCAATCAATGGATAAAAAACGAAGGATATGTTGAAAAACTAACCCCTGAACAATTAGCATCTGGGACTTATCAAAAAGTTAATGTTCAAGGTAGTGAACAATATTTCCCTGGAGGTTTAATCATGTATAAACCAGCTGCCGGAGAACAAGATAAAAAAGTGTGTCGAGATAAAGTGAAACAATATTATGATTATTGGAAAACTAAAAGAGAAGACATACCTCAAAGTCAATTTGATTCATTAAAATCTCAAGTTCAGGCTTGTGCCAACCAATTTAACGGTAAATGGGGTGGAGTTTTTAGTATTGTTGACAATTATATTAAAACATTAAGAGGTGGAACGGGTGGGCCATTATCTTATGGTGAAGACGCTAAATGGAGATTGAAATAATCAATAAGTTATGTTAGAAAAACAAATAAAAAGAGCGATATTAGAAGCGAAAGATAATCAAGAAAAAACTTTAATTGAAGAGAATTTAGTTAGAAGTAGAATATTAATGATTGTTGAATCGGAAGATAATATTAAAAATTTTAATAAATTACCTAAAAAGAAACAAGAAAAAATTGCTTATTCTCTTCTTGAAGAGATTAATTTTTTAAGTGAGAATAAAATCTTAAACGAACAATTGATGGACGTTTTAGGAAAATTATTTGGGAGTAATGCTTTGAGTGGAATTGCTCAAACAGTTGTTGAACCAATGGTTAAATCTTTAGTTGGAAAGTTAGGGTTAAGTAATTTTTTTACAAATGCAATAACATCATTTATAGTTTCAGACCCAAGAAGATTAGCTTTAGCTCTTAAAGATTGTAAAGAATTAACTAAATTAATTGCTGAATCATTATCTGAGGCGGTTGTTCAAATGTTAGGAGAAAAAGCTGGACTTGAAGGTCAAGGGTATTCATTCTTAAGAAATGCTTTGGGAGGCGCCGTTAAAGACACCGCATTTATCTCAAGTTTAGAAAATCAATTATCCGGAATAGTTTGTGGAATGTTTAATGGTTTTAACAAAAAAGCGACAGATGTTTATAATAAAATTAAACCTGTGGTTACAACATAATAGATATAAAACTCTATTATATAAATTAGATTTTTAAAAACAAGGGGGTGTTTATCTTATCTAAAAAAAAAAGAAGGTAGTAATACCTTCTTTTTTCATTTAACACTTATTCTTATTTTCTTTTAAGAATTTCTTTCTCATAATACTCATCAAAACCAATCATCATATCAGTCATTGATTGATTTTTCTCAACACCGATAATTTTATCAATTAATCCAAACTCTAACGCTTCATCTGAATTAAACCATTTGTCATTTCTTGATGATTCTAACATTTGTTCAAATGTTTTACCACAATTCTCAGCTAATATTTTAAATAACAAGTAGTTATATTTTTCAGCTTCAAGTTGACCAATTCTAGTGTCTTGAACATTCCCTTGTGTTCCGTGAGACACCATGTGAGTCATAACCTTTGAAAAAATTAAAGATTCCCTTTTACCTTTTGCCCCTGAAGATAGTAATACCGAACCCATGGACGCACACATACCAATATTTGTGGTTGCAACATCGGCATTGATGAAGTTCATAGTATCTCTAATACCTAAACCACTTAATACACTACCACCCGGAGTTTGTAGATATAAATTGATATCTTTTTTCTTATCCAAATTATCTAAGAAGATAAGTTGTGATTGTATAATATCACCCATTCTATCGTCAACCGGACCCGAAGCCCAAAGAATTCTATCCATCATCAAACGAGAAAAAATATCCATTTGAGTTACTCTCATCTCTCTTTCCTCTAAAATATATGGAGTCATCGAGTTTTGAATGTGATTGTTGAAGTTATGTAAATCCAAAGATGGTTTACCTAAATGTTTTGTGTAATAATTTTGAAATTCTTGTCCTACGTTCATATGTTTTAATTTTTGACAAAGATATATAAAAATAATTGATTCACCAAAATATAATTTTAATTTTCTTCAGTTGGAGATATAATTTCTGAATCAACAACATCAATATTTGATGGGTCAACTTCATCATTATTCATACTAACAGCCGTTCCTTCTTCTAAATCTTCTTCACATTTGTATATGTGAATTTGGTCGTTATGACCAAAAACAATTACTTTTTTAGAACCGTCATTTAATTTAATGTCTCCTTTAATATCAACAACAATTCCCTCACCCTCTTTAAAAATAAGACCCAATGCTCTTGCAAAAATTAATGATGCATTAAGTAAATCTTGAACGTCTTGTGTTGTTTCTCCCGTCTCAGGGTTTGTGTAATTTTCCATATAATAAGTTTTTTTTTAAATCTAATAAATTTTGGTAATAAAAAAAAGGGGTAGACCCCTTTTTAAATGTTAAATTATTCGATTGTATAAGGTTTCCAATCCTAATAACACAACCCTTCTCATATTTGTATGATTTCCAAAAGTCCCAATTTATAATTGGTCATCATCATATTAATAAATATCTTCAAAATAGTTTGTAGTATCAATTTTATTTTATATTTTTGTCGAAATTAAATTAAAATATTATGCCAAACTTTAGTACCTATGTTAACATTGAACCCTCCGAATATGTTGAAAATTGTCGGGATTCAGATATTGAAGAATTAGTCGATATCCTTATTGAGGAAGGATATTTAGATGGGGGACCAATCACATCCAACAGACACCATAACCTTTTAGATGAGGAATGGAGTGTTATTATGAGTAAATTAATGAAGTCCCGACTAATGTTAACAAACGATGAGGAAATGATTATCAAAAACATTTCAAATAGACTTTAACTTTATGGCTCACCCAAATTTACATTCAAAATCCTCGGCAAAGAAATTTGGAGGAAAACCGGAAGATTACACTCATTTACATGAATGGATGGATGAAACCAAATCATGGTATGCGGATTCATTACATAGAATATGGAGACATCACTCAGAAGGAATCTTTGAGATGGAAAAAAGATTTGGTTCAGAATTCCTAAATAGTGATGGGAAAATTGTCTACACCCGATATATTGGAGAGCAACATGTTAGAGAAGATTGTAATAATTATATACCAACTGCGAAAGAGTGGGTTGACAATATTAGAGAAAAAACACGTCCATTATGGATGTTAAAGACACTTAAACTAGAAGACTAATATTTATTAGTATGAATGAATTATTAACACCGGAAGAGAAAAAATATTTAGAAAGAGTTTCGAGATATGTCCAATCAATGGGACAGAAAGTTGTTGAAATTAGAATTGAAGCTAATGAATGGGATAACAAATCAGAAATCAGTAATATTGAGTGGGAATATGTAACTAATTTTGATTATAACTCAACTTTAGATATTCCATCAGGATTTATTGAAATATTACAGAAAATTTTTAATTATTTAGATTCATCAGGTAGTTATTCTTTTCCTGACATTGAGGGAATTAATTACCACGATTTTTTAATAGATTTTGACACAAGAAATAGAGAATTAACTATAAGACAAATTTACAGTTATTATGATGTTGGTGGTAAATCTGAGGTTGATTTTGAAGGGGATGAAGTGGATATGGATTCATTTAGGGATGAATTATCATCTAATAATGTTGAAATCCCTGAAGATGGTATATTAACCGCTCGTTATAATGGTGGTGGTGATGACGGTTCCCTTGATGGTAGTTTTGACGAGATTAATGAGTCAGTCCCAAGTCTTATGGAAGATTTTTGTTATACTGTATTATCAAATAATTTTGGTGGTTGGGAAAATAATGAAGGTGGTGAAGGGTATTTTATGTTTAACTTTAATGATAATACCGTCACTTTATATCACACTGAAAATATTGAAGAAAACGATTCAAATACATTATTTGAAACAAATTTTTAAAAAAAAAAGAAAATGAATTATTTAAATGCAAAAATTTTTTTAGATAAAAAACAAGAGGAACATTTCACTGAATTTGGAGCCTACGCTGATACCAACAGTAAAATAGCTGAGTGGATGGAAGAATACCTCCAAGAAGAATTAATAAAATTATCAGAAAAAATATTGACAAGTTTTTAAACTTTTCGTAAGTTTGTAATAGTTATTAAAAACACAGGTAGAAATACCTAAAAAAAAAAAGAAAAATGAAAAATAGTAATAAACATATGAATGTCTCGATTTGGAACCAACAGTTTAGTAATTGTTCGTATCCGCGTATTTCGCATACAAGTTCAGATAGTTTATTAAATGATTTAACGACAATATAAAAGTTAAACATAAAATATAACCTAAATCCTGAACTCAAAAAGTTCGGGATTTTTTTTTACAAAAAAGTTTGGTAGAAACAAAAAAAGGATTACCTTTGTCCCATCAAAAATAAAGGAATTAGTTATTTGACATATTGGTAAGAAAAATGGAGGAGTGGACAGTTGGTTGTCGAGCGGTCTTGAAAACCGTCGCTCGGAAACGGGTTGCAGGTTCGAATCCTGTCTCCTCCGCGGGTTAGTTAAATAGTTTAATCCACACCCAAAAAAGAATGTTCGGAGTGAAGCCGAGGCGAACGTAATTGTGGTAACCGTTCTTTAACTAAAAAATATTTTGCCCCTTCGTATATCGGTTAGTACACATGGTTTTGGTCCATGCGGGAGTGGTTCGATTCCATTAGGGGTAACAAGGGGTTCGGTGGAAACCCACGAGTAGGTGATGAGCCTATGTCCACCACAATACTGATGTAGCTCAGTGGTAGAGCACTTCTTTCATACGGAAGGTGTCGGTGGTTCAATCCCACCCATCGGTACAATTTACCTCGTTGGCGTAATAGGAGCGTATTTGTTTTACATACAAATGGCGGTGGAGCGTAACCATCACGAGGTACAAAAGGAAAATAAAAGTCGTTCGGATACGGCACCCTGACTGTAAATCAGGTCCTCACGGGAGTGGTTCGAGTCCACTATTTTCCACTATAATAATGGTTTTCTCTATCCATCGGATGTCGACAATTCAGGATAGGTCAAAGAAATCATCACCCCCCTGAAAAGGGAATGTGCCGAGGGCCTCGTAAAACTACGATTAAGCACTTAAGATTGGAGCGAGACGGGTACTCCAACATTATTATAATTGTGTCTTTCGTATAGCTGGTGCGTACGTCCGCCTGAAGAGCGAAAGGAACAGGTTCGATTCCTGTAGGACACACAAACGAGGTAATCGTTCCCAGAGTTGGTAAGGCCTTACCGGGACTCAAGAAAAGTAAAGTTACAGATGGATGCGTAACGCCTTGGACTACTATGACTTAATAATGATACGAGCTTCATACGTTCGCAAAATAACATAGTGGTCAAAATCGGATTGGTAGCTCAGAGGAAGAGCGGCAGGTTGTTAGTCTGCGGGTCGGGATTTCGAAATTCCCCCGGTCCTCGAGGTCACCTTACACCTCCTATATGGCACTCGGTCCGTTAAGCCGGGGAAGTAAGGTAAAAATTCTTCAGTAGCTCAGTTGGTTAGAGCATCGTACTGTTAATACGAGAGTCCTAGGTTCAAGTCCTAGCTGGAGAGCAAAATAAAGTACATGGTGATTGTAGCTGAATTGGTAAAGCGTCTGGTTGTGGTCCAGGAGATTGTGGGTTCGAGTCCCACCTTTCACACTTAATTAAAATATTATGAAAAAGGTATTAGACAATCTTTGAGGTCCACTAAACAATGGACTCAGAGATTATGAGTGTAAACACAAACAGAATGAAATTGAACAAGGCGACTTGTTCAAAAGATTATAGATTGATTTGGTTAAAGTTTGAATACCCACCATATTGGGACGAGGGTGTTCATTACAGAAAAGGTCAGTTCTCTCACAAATATAGAGAACACAAAACTTGGAAGTATAACCGAAAAACTCAATGGAAATAAAAATTGGTAAATATTAAGTATCTTTGTAAATTAATCTGGGACAATCAGATAGAGGTGAAACCTTAAAAGTTTCTGAAATATAATACAGAAGTCCAGGTAAGTCTGGAATAGAATATCTCTAATTTACATAAAGATACTATCAGTAATGGTAAATGTGTTGTTCCCGGTGGGAGGGGAATGGAATAGTCGGGTGAGATTATAAATTTTAAAGGATTTATGTCTATATTTGCACAACACGAGGAGTTCTCAACCTCAAAATTAAAGTAGTTCAGTTGGTTAGAACAGACATACCTAACTCGAAAGAGAAAAACAACGAATAAGGGACGGAGTCACATCCAATACCGAACTAAGTGGAAAAGGAAATCAGGTCGTAGGTTCGAGTCCTACCTTTAATTCGAAATGTGTTATTCCCGATACGGTACGCAAACCGTTGTGAGATGAGGGGTACTAAAAACTAGAGTATAAGTTCTCTATGACACAGAGGAATTCTCAACCTCAAATTGGTCAGGTGGCGGAATTGGTAGACGCGTAATGGGTGATTGATTAATCGGGCCGTGAGACATCACATTAAATATGTTGACCATCCCGAAGAACCGAGTAAAATTGGTCTTTTCAATCGTACAGGTTCGAGACCTGTCCTGACCACAAGGATGTTCCACCCTTACCAAATAATAGGGATGACTGATGGAAAGACATCAAATTGTCTCCATCGTTCAACTGGAAAGGACTTATCTTTACGACAGATAGAATAGGGGTTCGAATCCTCTTGGGGACACAAAAAAAACTTGAACTTTTCAATATTTTTGATATATTTATTAATAAACAAATTAAGTAAATGGAAACAGAAAAATTAAAAGATTCAATATTAAAATTGAGGTTAGAAGGATATAGTATTACAAATATTAAAAATATATTGGGTTGTAGCGTCGGTGTTATTTCATATCATATTAATAAAAATGGTATGGGAGGTGTTCACGAAAATTATAAAACAACAACAATAAATGATGAAGATTTTTTAAAACTAATTGACAAATCGGTAATTGATAAAATTATTAATTTAAAACAAAATGGTGAAACATATAAAAGTATTTTTCCCCAAGTTAATATTAGTCAAGATAAAGTAATCAGAATTTGTAAAATTTTTAATCTTAATAAAAATAAAAATGAATTAAGATTTAAAGATGAGGATTTTATAAAAAAAATAAAAGAATTATATGACAAAATTGGTAGCATCCGAAAAGTTAGTGAAATATTAGGAGTTGGTAGAAAGATTATTAGTAGTATTGTTGAGGTCAAAACTCAAACCGCGATTGAACGTAGGAAAAGTTCTGTTGAACACGTAGTTAGATGTCGTAAAAATAGAAAAAAAAGATTAGTTGAGTATAAAGGTGGTTGTTGTCAGAGATGTGGTTATAGTAAATCTATGAACGCCTTACAATTTCACCATATCAATCCTGATGAAAAAGATTTTACTATAGGGGGTAAAAATTATTCAGAAGAAAAAATGAAAAAAGAGGTTGATAAATGTGTTTTGGTTTGTAGTAATTGTCATTGTGAAATACACGAAGAAATAACTGAAACAGGTAAATCAGAATTTATTGTTAATTATTCAAAAAGAGAATTGCTGTAACGGTATCAGAACACACTGCTAATGTGTCCCTCCTTAAATGGGGGTATGGGTTCGAATCCCATATTCTCTACAAAAAAAATATATTAGGGTGTATTCTCGGGGTGAGAAGCCTGCATTGGAGGCAGGAAGCGGAGAGTTCGACCCTCTCCACCCTAACAATTCGGTCAGTAGCTCAATCGGTAGAGCATTCGCCTGATACGCGAAAGGTAGTGGGTTCGATACCCACCTGACCGACAAATGTGGCTCATAAAGTTTGATTATTAATCTCAAATTACTTATATTTTGAGCCGAATAACAAAACAAAATGAGCTCAATAATCCCCTAAAGCTTTAAGGTGAAGCACGATACTTTTAATATCGGGAAAATGGGCCAGTACCATTTGGGGGAACAAAAAAAAAATGTTTAATTAAAAATTAATAGTCGTGAGTAGTTACCAAAAAACTTTGGTTTTGGATTCAAGTTTTATGGCGAGGAGTATTATTTCCACAGAGAGGGCTTTCGTCATTTCTTATAAGGGTAATGCTGACGTTATAAATGAACATCCGGAATCATTCAAATTAGTGAATCCTGAATTGGATATCAAAAAACCTTCAATTATTCGGGTCTACAAATATGTGAATCAGATAATTCAAAAAGTTCCTTTAAGTAGAGAGAATGTTTATCGTAGAGATAACTTTGAGTGTGTATATTGTGGAGACAATAATAGAAAGACGCTAACTTTGGACCACGTAATACCCCAATCTAAGGGGGGGAAAGACAGTTGGGACAACTTAGTTACCGCTTGTAGAAGGTGTAACGGTGAGAAGTCCAATTTGACGTTGGAGGAATACGGTAAGGAAATTCCTCAACCAAGGAGACCTCATTACTTGATGTTAATGAAACAAGTTCATCACGAAATCCCTGATGAATGGAGACCCTACTTATTCTTTTAACTATGATAACAGAAAGTCAGTATAAAACAGCACTTAAAGTGGTGTCGGAATACAAGAAACAACAAAAATATTTAAAACCTAAGGAATGTCAACATTATAATATGGATTGGAGCATTGAAGAACAGAGATACGTTTGTCTTGATTGTGATTTCAAGGGACCTAAAAAAAGTGAGGAATAATGTCAAATAAAATAAAATTCATTGGTAATGGTGATGATATATTCAAAAATGAAATTCATTTTACATCACCGGTTGGAAGTGATTACACTTTATGTGGTTTAACACTTGATGGGGATTTTATGACTTGTGGTCAATTTGTAAAAACAAATGAAAATGTAAATTGTGAAGACTGTCAAAAAATTGTTAACTTTTCAAAAACCATTAAAAAGACTTGGAAAACAATTTAAAGAAAATTCATAATTATTTGGTAGATTAAATTTTAGTTGTATCTTTGTCAAAATCAAAAAAGATAAGATATGGATAAGTTAAAAATAATGTTTAGTGAGAATTGGAAATCAATAATATTTTCATATTCATTGTTCATGATTAATGCGATATTGATGGTTATGTATCCCAAAGTTTTGGGTAATGCAATTGACCACTTAATTACCAAAGATTATTCATACATATGGTATTTGGTTTCTACATTTGCATCAATTATGTTCTTCGGGTACATCAGTAAAATTTATGACACTAAAGTATTCTCCGGGATTTATAGGAGATTTGCCTCTATTGAAACAAGTAATCAACTTGATAATGATGTTGAGACAACAAAAATCAACGGAAGATTAACCTTAATGCACTATATTGTCCTGTTTTTTGAACGAGATATGTTATTGGTAATACAGACGATTATTGGTTTGGTTGGCGCCATCTACTTCTTGGCAATGGTAAGTTTACCGATTGTTGGATTCTTGATTATTACAACAATATTAATCTTGGGGGCAACAGCATATTATTCACCAAAAATTGCCAACATTACAAGTAAATATAATGATTTGTCTGAAGAACAAACTGATGTGATTGGTACAAGAAAAATTGCCTCAATTAATAATTTATTAAAGAGAGGTCAGTTCTTATCACTTAAAATGTCAAGTATTGATGCTAAGTTTTCAATTTGGATTCAAGGTATTGTTTATGGAAGTGTGACAGCATTATTAACATACTACGTAATGTACAATAAGGTGAGTGTGGGAAGTGTATTCTCAACTTATAGATATATGTTTGATTTTTGTAATGCTCTTCTTGGGTTACCAACAATTTTAACATCATATATTAATATTAAGGACGTTATTAAAAGATTAGAAACAGAAAATTAAATATTATGTCAGAAGTAAAAAAACAACGTGAGAGAGTTATTGTGGCCGGAGATGGTGAATTATCATTTGGAATGGGAATTGAGAACAGTGTTAAATTACCATTCATTACGATTGATTCATTGTCAGAACCGAATGAGGTTGGTGTTGATGTGTTAGGTGGTGAAAGTGAGGAAATTCTAACAATCATCTTTAAGAATCTCAAATCATTAGAGGTTTTGGAAAAAATGTGTAGTGAGTCAAGAAAATATTTGGAAAATAAAGATAAAAATTTGGTAGATTAAAAAATCGTAGTATCTTTGTCCCCACAAAAACTGATATATTATGTTATTAGAAAACGAAATTTTAGATTTTACGAATTGGTTGTATGACAATGGGTGGGAATTATCATCCGAAGGAAACTATACCAATATCCAAACTGATGAGGTTAAAAGTGTTGGAGAATTGATTATTAAAAGTGAAACAATCAATGATTACGTACCACAAGCATTTCAAGTTGGTAATGTGGTTAGAGATAAAAATAGTGGAAATGAGGTTGAATTGACTAGAATTGATTGGCATAAATACGACCGGGCATACACATATTGGTACGAAGATGAAGAAGGTGAGGAATGGTACGGATTTGAAGACGAATTTGAGAAAATATGATTGAGAGTGATTTAACAACAGAAGAGCTAATAAGTGAAATTATTAAATTGGAATGTGAGATAACTGAATCAATTTTTAAAGGACATAAAGCTAATGATGGTGACCAATATGTCAATCATAGAAAAAGATTATCTCTTTTAAGAAAAACACTCCGGAGTAGGAATATAATCGTATCTTTGTAAAAATTATTACATATACACCTTGTTATGTGTATGTAAAAAACGTAAAAAAATTAAACTTTTAAATATATGAAACGAACTAAATTAACAGATTTTATTTTGAAAAACCTACAATGGACTGGTTTATTTTTGTGTGAACAAATTTACTGGAGTAGATTGAGTAAAACACTGAATGACATCAAAAACAACATAGATGACATTGAAACAATTTCACACAAAAATAATGATGTAATAAAGGGGTTTTCAAAAGAAAACTTCGATAATAGAACACTGTATAAAGTTGAGGTAGTTTAATTTTAGTTTTTTATTACACATAACGGTTGGGTGTAAAAAATTGTTTTAATGTTTTTTACACTTTGTTATGTTTAGTTTTAAAAAATTTATACAACTTAAAAATATATTATATGAAAGAATGGATAGAGATAAATTCAGAACAAGATTTACCAAATGAAGAATTATTTTGTTGGTGGGTAAATAGAACAAATGGTCATATGTTTCCAAGTAAATTGAAAGGACAAATGGGAAGAAGTTTGTCTCATTTAACATTTAGTCACTATATGGTTATTGATGATGTACCAACGCCACCAACAGAACGAAAACCACTTGAAGAACAAACTTCTTGGACTAAATTTGATGTAAACAAAATACTTCAAGACAAATTAAAAAACAAATAAATTTCTTAAAATTAAACATAACGATTGAGTATAAAAGAAGTGCGGTTGTGTAACAACTATCTTGCAAGGTAGATGCGGTTCAACTCCGTAACAGAGGATTTCCAATGTCGAACTTTTGGAGCATTTCTTTTATACTTTGTTATAAAATCGTTTTAATGTTTTATAACGTCCGATGATAAACAATCGTTTTAATGTTGTTTATCATTTGTTATGTGTATGTAAAATAAAAATTATACAAATTTAAAATTATGGGACGAAATAGAAACGGAAGTAATGAATTATTAGAATCTTTAATCGGAATGAATAAAGAATCAGGAACAGAATTATGTAAAGAAAATGATTATAAAGTTAGAATAACAAGAGAAGATTCTAATAATTATGTAATCACAATGGATTTACGATTTGATAGAATAAACTTGGAGATTGATAAAGGATTAATAACCAAATGTGATATAGGATAATCATAATTTTTATTTTATTACACATAACTATGTTATATATGTAATATTGTGTAAAACATTAATTATTAGTAAGTTATATTATGAAAAACCAAAAAATTATAAAGATTTGTGAAGAAAAGTTTATATATCTGAACTACTCCCCTAAAACTGGAAATAATTATTTATCGCATGTTAAACCTTTCTTAGAAAGTTTATACTCACGTTTCAAATAATATTTTAAGTAAAGTAAAACTTCCTATATAATTTTCTAATTTTTAATTTGGTTGGTTAAAAATTTATTCCTACCTTTGTAAAAAAATTAAAGATTAACTCTTGGTGTAAGAGGATTAAAAATAGAAATTATGATATTAAAAAAAGATATGGTTGAAGGGTGGTATAATGGTTTCTGTAGAAACAACCACATGGCATATTGGGATGGTGAAAAGTTCCAATACATTCGATATCAGTTCGGGTTTTATTTGGACACCATTGAACATTTTGAGGATGTTAAAGAAAAAAGATTGGACGGATTTGTTCCGGTTGAAAGGGTTGAAAGAATCCCCATTGATGAACAATGGAAGATTAAAGATGAAATAGGATATTAAGATGACAGAATACGAAGCAAAACAAAGATTAAAGTGGTTTATTGATGGATATTTTATCCATTGTTTGGGAAGTTTATTCTCCAAAATGTCCACAGAAAGAATTTGTGAATTATACAATGTTGAGATGTCATATTTTAGAGAAGATATTAAATAAACAAATATGGGTAGATATTATTTCCAAGTAGATAGAGTGGCGTCAATGAGTTTCCAACCGGAAAAAGAAACAGGTTATAAGTGGTTTGATAAAGTACCATCAAAACCTAAAACATTTTTAGGGATTAAGTATGGTATGACAGAAGAAACACCTGAAGGGTGGAGTAATTATAATTCCGGAATAAACCGAAGAACTACGGAATATTTAAGTGAATACAAATGGTATCTTATCAATGAAGAAACTAAAGAAATTCGACAAAAATCTCAAATAACCGTTAATTTATCTGATAAGACATCACATAGCACGTATTTTGATTCTGAAGAAGAAGCGGAAGAATATATGTATGGATTACAAGAATCAACCGGTAAGGAGTTTTTTGGAATTGACACATAAAAATTAAATTTACACATAGAAAGACAAACAGCGTTAAAGTTAGAAAATGTAACACTACAAGAAGTGTTATGTTTGTTGAGTAAGTTAGTTTTAGGGAGGAATGAAATAGTTTGAAAATAAATAGCCCTTCTAATTATCCCAATCTTGATGGATGTGTGATTTATTAAAACACCCGCTACGTAGTCACGGCCGGATAACACGTACAGACAAGGGAGAAAAGGTCAGTCCGGGTGTTTTTTAAAATAGAAAACCTACAGTGCTCATAGAATGATATGGATACAATTCCTGTTCTTTAGGTCGTAGGTTAAATGGTCTTGTTGGTCGTGGCGACCGGTTAGTCTGCAAAACTAATAGAGTGGGTTCGATTCCCCCCGAGACCTCAAATAACATAGTTTTTTAACTCGCGAAAATCGGCTTGAATCTCTGAATGGAAAACGCGTTTCTTAGTAAGAGGTGAAATAGAAAATTAGATTCGGAGGCATCCGGGTTGTGTGAAAAAGTAGGGGGGTTACCCGGCGGGGGACTACAAAAAATTATGTTATTATTTTTGGTGAAACATAGGTTATGGTGACCCTTTTTAGTTTTTTAAGATATTTATATTAAAATAAAGTATATGAATTTAAAAACTGTAACAAAAGAAGAATTATTTGAAATATTAAATAATTCAAAATCAATGAGAGAGGTTATTTTATTATTTAATTTATCACCAAATGGGTCGGGTGGTTATAGAAATATTAAAGACAGAATTATTAAATTGGGTTTAGAGATTCCTAAATATAATTATTATGGTACAGGACCTAAAGAAGTTAGATTAGACGAGGACGTTTTTGTTAAAGATTCAACATTTGCGAGAGGTAAAATTAAAAATAGAATATTAAAGAAAAATTTACTTGAGTATAAATGTGTCGAATGTGGCAATAATGGGGAATGGAATGGTAAAAATATTAGCCTACATTTAGACCATATTAATGGGGTTAATAATGACAATAGAATAGAAAATTTAAGATTTTTATGTCCTAATTGTCACTCCCAAACTAGCACATATTCCGGGAAATCTAATAAAATTAAATACCATTGTGAGTGTGGTGGTACAAAAGATAAAAAAAGTGATAAATGTATCAAATGTACAAATAAACAAAATAGAAAAGTTGAGAGACCATCCATAGAACAAATAAAACAAGATGTAATTAATCTTGGGTATAAAGGAACAGGTCGTAAATATGGTGTTAGTGATAACGCCATTAGAAAATGGTTAAAATAATACGTTTGTGATGTAATGGTAGCATAATTCTCTCCAAAAGAATTTGTATGGGTTCGAGACCTATCAAACGTGCAAGAAGACGGAGAGTGATTTAAGGGTATAATTCCGTTAGGTGACCCCTTGAGGGTCTCTCCCGAAGAAATATTGTAAAACTAAACTTCCACATAAGGTGAAGTCGGTCATAATTGTTGGTGTGGATGTACTTCAAAGCCGTCTGTTGTTTTACAAAAAAAAGGGATAAAAGCACATAAGGATGTGCAAGCATCAGACGGTGCGAGGCATGGGTTCGAATCCCAAATATTCCACAAAAACAGACACATAACTTAAGTCAGTGGTAATACGGATGTGAGGTTCGGAGTAATCAACCAAACCAAGAGACCGCCGAGGGTAAACACGGGTATGATGCCCGTCTAGTCCCCTAAGACGTAAATATCGGAGAATCATTCTGTCTGTTTTTAATTATTTGGGTAACCTTTCCGGTGTAGCGAATCGGGCCATTCGGTGAGGGTGGTGTCAGAGAATAAGGTTAATTGGAGTACAATGTATTGTAATATTTCTAGAAAAAAAGATATGTCAAGGCTCTCGGTGCGAATCCCCTGTTACCCACAAAATTTATCGATACGGTGAATACCGGCGATAATCGCCGTAGAAATACGGTGAATGTAAATAAAAAGTTTAACAACCGGGGTGTCCATACTCTAAAAAATTAATGGACTAGCGTGTTGATAGGGGTGACCTCCCAATAGTAGCACCGTAGTAATACGGTAAAGGATAGATAAGG